GGAGTTGAATTTTGTTGGTAAGGAGTTGAATTTTGTTGGTAAGGAGTTGAATTTTGTTGGTAGGGAGTTGAATTTTGTTGGTAGGGAGTTGAATTTTGTTGGTAGGGAGTGCCCTCCCTCCCCCCCCTCTCCAACCCCGGCTAATCCTCCGGCTTCCCGCATAGAACCTGCGCTCTCAGCCTCACTACCGGCCTACGGAGAGCGCTACTGAGCTATACTATGGAATGGGATATAGAGTGTTTAGAAATAATATCATTCCATAGAGAGAATAGAAATCTTCAGCCCACGCCCTACCGTCTGCTCCTCCTATCAAGATAGATATTCAAACCTATAATCAAAGCCAAAAACAAAAAGCAAAGGACCATTACAACATTATACTGATCCGGTCCATACTCCAACATAGAACGGATACCAACCGACAAAAAATACAAGTCAGCGACTAATAAAAACCACCACATAAAAACAAAAAAAATACAATAAGTATGTCCGAAAATACGGGTATTATAAAACCTAACTAATTGATAATCAAGCATACCGTATTTTTAAGAAAAATACAATAAGCCCGGTTTTCAATCCATAGAGACGAAAAAGGCGGCATCCGACACCCTATTTTGGGTCAGAAAACCGCCTCCGGTTTCGTTTTAGACCAATTTTAACGACATGACATAGACAAAATACCGGCATTATATCCGAATACTCCTATTTTAGTTTCGTTTTAGACCAATATCGTTCACGTCCGCCGTTCATTCTCAGAATATCTTACCCGTAAATAGAAAGAGTAGGATACAAAAATAGGGCTGCTCCGATATCCGAAACAACCCTATTCATATTTAAATACTGTTTATGTTTTCTTTCACGTACGTTCGTGACGTATGAACCTTGCGCTTGCATTTATCCTTTCCTGTTTCGGAATGATACGCTTCTTTAAGATCACGATACAGCATAAATTCACGATACGCTCTCTTTCTTTTTTCCTTGGCTTCCTTCCTGGATAGACCGCGTACGTCTACCATGTGTGCCTTAAATTTCTTTTCCATATCAAATTAAGTTTAGTATAGAGGTTGTTCCGGACTCGAACCGAACGCGCATTCCTATCCTGTACGAATTTTATGCTACAACCAACAGCCCGTAATTAGTACGTAGTTCTTGTGTACGGGCCCGTACTATGTTGTTATTATATTTTCCGTCTGCTACACAACTTAGCCACACATAAAGGCGATTGTGTCCTTGCGTTTTGATATAAGATGTTCCTACATGATAGGTTACATGCTCATACCCTGTAATTTAATCTACAGCCTTGCCCTATTTTACGTGTAGGCAAGTAAGACACGTTCCCGAACGGAGACAAACCTCGTACAACGGTATGTTTTCTAAACTATACTCACATACCTAACATGAACCATACCTATTCGGATAGTCCATGCAGTAATACCGGCCCTTTAATTGCCAACGGCAAGGGCAACGGTATGTCTATCTCCAATATGTAAAATAACTCTCTGTTTTGTCAGCTTCAGTCTAAAGCATACGCGGGACGTGCACCCACTGACAATGGCGTACAGACGCGTTTAAACGGTACGCGCCCAACCTTGTTTTTTCACTGCTGATTGCTTTCGTGTGCTAAATACTCAGATACACACTTTGCAACGGTACGAATCGAATAAGATTTGATCTTAACGGCCACATAAGTAGATTTATATTCGTCCGTCTCTTTAACGATCCATTTTGCACTACTTTTCGTTTCCAACGTTTCCGCGGTTGCAAATCCGAAAGGCTTGTACTCACCGCCGTAAACTACATTATCGGAACACCAATCAGCCGTTTTTGCCTCAATTCCTTTCTCTTTGTCTACTTTGCTATCCTTATATACTTTAGAGTATAGGGAAAATTTAACAAAGGTATCACCAACTTTAGGCAACATTTGGCTACATACAGCAACTAACCTCTTTTTATCTTTGGCGAGTGCTGCAACCTTCACCGCGTATTCTGCCGGTATTTCCAATGCCTTGCAAATGTTTTTCAAATCGGCACCATTTGCAAATAAAGCGTTGTACAATTTTACGGCACCTACCAAATTAGAGGCATTCTCTTTGATAACAGCGTTTTGCAGCTTATTAACGTTTTTCTTAGTAATCATAATTCAATATATTTTAATTGTTAAACAAATGATATCCAATGCAATAGCCTACAAAGCAGACGATTAATAGATACAGATATAGATAGCCCAACGGGCACACTATATAGGCTCACTGTGTTAACCCGTGATCTCTCTTGATCACGACGCAAATATACGACATTTATCAATACTACAAATATATATACTATCTTTTTTTTGTTAATTTGTATTAATTTCGATTCTATTATCTGATTATCAGCAAGTTACAAAAGCATACAAGAGCAGTATTACACGCGTACATTAATATGTGGGATATATGTTTATTTAAGTGACTTATAATCAATAGATTATAATAATACATTGATTATCAATAATTTAAATAAACTGTTGATAATCAGCGAGTTTGTATGTTTTAGGTAAAAAACGCGTTTCCGGTTTTCCAGCGAAGGGGGTGTGGGGGAGAAAACGCGTTTCGGGGGCGGGAGGTTCGTGATAGGTACCCCCTCTCTCCTATCGCATAAACATTTTTTCATATCCCTCATCACATAAACCTCTTTCTCACATCTCTCCCACGTTACATAAATATCTTTCTCATATATTTCCCATCGCACCACCTCTCTACACAACGCAAAAAAATAGGATTGATAGAAACCAATCCTATTTAAAACACGACATTATTAATTTATTGAATTGAAGTAAGTTTGTGTTTTTCAAGGAAGTACTTAAATTGGTCGCTTGATACGTCTATAACAAATCCAGCAGCACCGGCATGTCCTCCACCACCGAATCTCTTACTTACCTCACAGCAATCCGCGCTGTCTTCTACGCATTCATAAAGAGAGAACCGGACTTTACCACCTGGCATGATACAAAATGGCATCAAGGCTTTAATTTTCCTACCGTCTAACCAGTCTGGTGTAAGAGAATCAAATACCTTAGAACTAAATTCGGTGGTATTCATCGCCACTACCTTCACCTCATCAACATACGCTTCGAACGAGCACGCACTTACCTCTTGTTCGTTTTTACCAGCCATGTAGTTAATTATAGCACGTCCTTCTTTGGCAAGATCATAAAAAATAAGATCAATTTCATTGTCTTTCATATTTTCTTTAAAGTGATCATATAAATACGACAATGCAATCAATACATTGAGTCTTATTTTTGATCTCAAGGCATACTGGACAGCTACTACCGTATCCCAGCCTAAACCGGATTCTTTATTCCACACATCGTAGTCTGACAGACACCGGACGATCGCCGGCACCTTCCCCATAAGCAGGTCCGAAGCCAGAGCGCACGCACCGACGCCGACTCTCCTCAACCCTGGAACTACGAACCCCCATGTCTTACTATCTTCGATAATTCCCTTATGATGATCTATCCACATCAGGCTCTTTCCTTCATCAAGCCACTTTTTGAAAACCGTTTTAGAATCGGCACCGAAAGACACGTCAAGAACGTAAACAACATCTAAGTCACTCACCTTGCTGGTAACTTTCTTAACATCATCTTCATACGAATACGGGATATAAATAACATCTCGGTCTTTACCGTTTTCGTACATGGTTGCGATAGCTGCCGATACAACGCCATCCAAATCCGATTTATGATAAACTATTGCTGTATTCTTTACTTTCATAATATGAGATTATAAATTTAGGTGATTATATACCACTTTACACCAAAAGCGTAAAACAATATACATTTGTACGAAGCATCATACTGGGTATCACCAATACCCTCTACCGGTTGCTCAAAAGTGAGATCACCGGATTCTTTTACTAAAAACGTTTTTGATTTTACCCATCTTACGTTTTCAAGATGGAACCTTATATCAAAGACCTCTTTTGCTCAACCGTCTTGTCCGAAACAAGGGACTTAGTGATTCGATTGGGTGAAACAAAGTTAGAAAAGAAGAATATGAAATTAAATAACATCCGTGTGTTTTATAACATATATGGTGTAAAATAGTATATAATAACCACCACTTATACCAAAATTCAAGGAAAACGACCATCACATCACCTTCTTGTCCGGTAAGGACAGCCGGACTACCATCAAGATACAAGTTACTGTCGTTATCTTTTAATCTGCATACAAAAACCTCTCCTCCTCCCATAGCACTCTTGCAAAGAACTCTATAAAAGCCACTGTTAATCAACCTATATAAAAAATCGCTGTCTTCGCTTATTGTTATATTAGCCGGATCTGATACAGATTTATCAAAAACTATGAAATTATCAGTAGGGAGATTACCCCCCCCCCTATTTTGTTAAAAAATCTTCTTCTCATGATTGTCTTATATTTTAGGTCAAATATAGCTTTTAATTTATGAACATGAATAATATGATTTTCGTATAATAAACCTATATTTGGCAAGAAATTAATTAACTACAAAATTATTTATGTTATGGCAGAAATGAAAATAGGTTTTGTAACCTTCAATCCGGGATCAGGTGATGGTGATCAAGCGGTTACCGTATCAGGTGAAAAATACGAAGGTCGTGTACAGCGCACGTTACAAGTAGAATTTGGTGCCGAATCAGGCGGTGTTAAGAAAAGTGCTACCATCAACCAATCTCCGGTAGCTGAGTTTGTAAAAATAGCTCCTACTGCATCAGTAGGCAAAGAAGGTGGTACTGTAACAATCCACGGTACAAGTAACTCAACTAAATTAACGTTCTCTTTAACTCCGGACAAGACTCATCCTCTGACGTTGGAGAAACCTTCCCGTTATCAGGCGGCAGGCAAGGTTACCAACAACGGCGCTGTTATTGCCGACGACCCTGGTGCTACTGGATCTTTCGCTTTCAGTATCGTATTTTCCGATATTGCAGCGAATACTAATGTAAACGATCTGGTAAATACTCTTAAGGTAACAGCATCCGGTGGTCAGACAGCTAATACGATTATTACCCAGACAGCAGGTGATCCGTTCTTGGAAATAGACAAGGAGGTAATTAACTTGAATGCAGCCGGTACTCCTCAGACTATCAATGTTAATTCCAACATAAAGTGGACTATCACGCAAGCTGTTTCTAAGTTGGTAAGGAAAGTAATGAAATAACAATTACTTACAGAAAAAGAAAAGGGGCGTCTATTTGGCGTCCCTTTTTTCTATGCATTGTATGTAGTATTTATCTTTTTGCCTACTGACAAAAATCTTTTTCAAAATCATCTGTTTTCTGATATGGACTCTTTTCCCGTCATCTAATTCCCTCCATATTTCATTAAAGATCAAATCTATTAATTCCATAACCTTCTTATCGGAGACAAGATTCTTTCTACCGGGGCTGACCCATCCATCATCAGTCATCTTACCGGCTATCCTATTAGCTATCCTGCTTAATTCACGTGGGGTGCTCATTTTAATTTGTTTTTAAATATTCTACCTTTTTCACACTGAAGAATGCAGTCTATCATGGGATGATCTTGTTCGTGATCGTCACACATCGGAAATTCATTTCCATAGGGGAAAGCAATGTGCGGGCACTGCGCCCTGAACGCATCCCAGGCCGACTTCCTCACAGCCTCAGCCCCGGCACGCACGCCTTTCTCTCTTTCCTTGGCTGGGTCAGCATACACGTTTGAAATAGCTCTTTTCTTCCAAGTAAGCATATTGTAATAAAACTTATCCACCAGTTTCCTACCCACTACATCAAACTTCTGTCTATGAATTAAAGGTGCGACCTTAACGACGTTCTTCCTATTTTTACTAACATCGACATAAATCAGACCAGCATAAGACGGAACTTCACTTACGTCAATCATATTAGGAGGACAGGCGTAATAGAAATAGTTTGGAGGATAGCTTATGACACCACCTACCTTAATAATGCCGTCTTTAAGAACCTTATGTTTTTTATCCTTTTTGAAGTCGTTAAAGAAATCTTGTTTAGACATCTTGACCTCTACTTCATAAGCGTACAATGATCTTGTTATGGCCAGGAAGTCAGATTCCCAATCATATATATGGAGATTGTTAATAACATACATCGGATTACTTAACAGATCCCTATTAAGGATCTTAAGCATTTGTTGCTCTGGGTAGTTCATTGTCTTACTTTTTTAGAGGCTTGTGGCGGAATCGAACCGCCCTACGAGATTTTGCGGACCCCTGACTAAACCACTCATCCAACAAGCCATGTAGCCCATGCCTGAATCGAACAGGCAACTTTTGATTAGGACTCAAAGGTTTTATCCATTAAACTAATGGGCCATTTAATGTTTGCTATGTTCACACACCGCAAACACTGAGATAATTAACATTTCCACAAAAACTTAATCGTTATCCAAGGAAGGATCGAACTTCCGCTAACAGAACCAAAATCTGTTGTGCTACCACTACACCATTGGACAGTGGTCCCGGAGGGATTTGAACCCACGATCTCGATGTTATGAGCATCTTGCTTTCACCACTAAGCTACAGGACCTTAAAAATATGCAGGAGCCTTCACAGACGCCTGCATATAACAGCTAAATATTAACCAATAATTATCATAAAAACTCTCTCAACGCAAAGTTAAGTACTAACCTAAAATATGGCAAACATTAAAACATAAAAAGGATTAAAATACTTATTTCTTTTTCTTCTTCTTTTTAGTGTCTTTTACTCGTTCAGCTTCGTTTTCGGGCTCCACAATATCACCGGCTTCTTCCTGAATCACATCCGTATCAGGAACAACATCGGACTTCTCTGGTTCTGCCACATCCTTATCTGACTCCTCATCTTTATCCAATTCCGGCTCAGCGACATCGTTTTTGTCTTTACCGATTATACCTATCTGGTAGCCTCTTAATTCTACTTGCATTAATTTCAGCTTCGATTCTAACTCTTGTATTGTTTTGGACCCAACCGAAACCTCGTTTTCCAAATCTCCGATTCTGATCCTGGCTTCAATCAATGCATTTGATTTCTTTTTTAATTCAGATGATATACTGTTTTTCTTTTCTTCCAAGTTTCTGATTTTGTAATTAGCCTCATCAAGATCAGATTTAGCTTTGTCAAGATCAGCCTTGGCCGCATCAAGTTCTTCCGTTTTCTTCTTGACGCTTTTTATCAGCTTTTTCTGATTTTCCTTCAAGGCATCAATCTTTTCCTTAGACTCAGAAAGATCTTTGCCAATAGATAAAATCTCTTTATCCTTTGAAGCGATATCTGACTTAAGTTCTGAAAGCCTTTCCTTGTAAAAATCAGCCTTATCCTGCATTTCCTCAATTTCTTTTGCAAGATTTTCGGATTTAATAGCTTTCTCCCTGTACATTGACAGCTTGCTGTCTGTGATGAATGTAAAACCTAACATGCTCATTTTCAAGATATTTAAACATTACTTAACTCCGGAACTACCAAGACCTTTTTCTCCACGTTCATTTCCGTCTTCTACCTCAATATCTGTCACCTCTTCCAATACCATTTTGTATTGTGGAACGATTTCCATCTGAGCTATTCGATCGTTTTTATGGATTACGGTCGGTTTTTTATTGACTTTAGTAAGATTAACCATATACTCTCCTTTGTAGGTAAATTCGCATTTACCGGGCGCGTTAGTAACTACCGCTCCCTCGTCAAAAGAGAATCCTGATCTTCCTTCCACATTCACACACCACCCTTCTGGTATATTCAACTTGAATCCTGTTCCTATTCTAACAGAATAACCTTGATATAAGGTAATTGATTCAAAATCGGAAGGAACATCTATTTCCACTCCCATGTCATTCATCATCTTCACCACTCTATATGCTCGAATATCACAACATGCATCACCATCATGCTTGTATTCAGGTATCACGACATCGGGATACATCTTCTTAATACCTACCTGAACAGTCTTCTGATACCCTGGAGTCAAATACGATTCAGGTATTTTATTAACGACCTTATCTTCTTTTTTATGTTTGTTGTTCTTTTCAGAAACAGTATCCTTCTTATTATCTTCTTTTTCAGAAAGAAGTCTTTCAATATCTTCTAACTTGTCCATTATTATATTTTTATAGTACAATAAACAATACCTTCTTTTTTTATATCCTTAGTTGATTCATAGCACTCACGAAAAGTACTTATGTCTGCATCATTAGGATCATCGACCCACTCATCTCCTTGCTTATATTTTTCTCTGGTTTCTGAGTAGATCATACATAATTTATCCCCATGCTTCGCCATAATCCTTTCTTCTGTCACTTTCCTACGAAGTTTAATAAGGGGAAATCTTGTAACTATTTCTACTATCATTCTACACAATCTTTAAAAGCCCAAGAGATGTTATTCTCCTGGGCTGATGTTTATATTAAAATGGAAGGTCTTCTTCTTCCATAGGAGGGAAGTTCGGCATCTGTGCTTGCGGCTGTGGCTGCGTCTGATGCTGAGGCTTGGTGCTCCTTGTAGTAGGCGCCTGGGCAGGTGCAGCAGGCTGAGCCGGTGCCTGATACTGTGCTGGCTGTTGAGCAGGCTGTTGGTAATTCTGATACGGAATAGCACTCGGAACAGACTGAGGTTGTTGAACCTGTTGAGGCTCGGCCGGCTGCTGGGTATAAGTCTGAGGGGCTGTAGGCTCTTGCTGAGTATTTCCTCCTAAACCTAATTTAGCCATTATACCTGCTCTGATATCTTTAATAGAAGCATTGAACCTGTTTGAATATTCAGTAATCTTCTGATAAGTAAAGTTGTTTTGAGCTGAATAATCGAGGCTTTTCTTGCCATCAAATCCCGTAACTTCAACAGGGTCAGGCCAGCCATTTACGCCTTTTTTATAAAAACGTTCAACAAGCTGATCTTTTTCTCCGTCTACTCCGGCATATGCGATAATAAGTTCCGAAGATCCAAACTCATCTTCTTTCTTCTTCTTAAAGACATTGAAATAAATTTCACGACTAAAATCGATATTTTCGTAGTATTTTACGAAGCTCCTAACAAAGCCCTTGATATTTCCTTTTTGATTTACTAGAGGTATGGAAATACAATAGTTTTCATCAAGCTCGTAATCTTTCAACACGATAAGGAAATTAGTAGCAGTATTTCCATTAGAGAAAGTACTTGTCTTTAACCCGATGTAGTTGATGTACCCAACTATTCCATTATAATACTCTTTCCAGTATCCTGCCGGCTGACCGCTATTAGGATTTATGTGCTGAACGAAACCTTCTTTCGGTTCGTTACTTTTTTCATATAAGTTACCATCCGAATTAATATACAGATAATAAGTTGTACCAAAACTTCTGTTTTCTCTAAAAGCCATATTTTTATTTTTTTTTATAGATTATACAATGTTTGATTTAATACGTATGTTGATTCGTATTTAGGATTGAACATCTTTATCATCTTATACTGATCAGACCAATCCATAATAACATCTCCTTTTATAAGAGATTTTACGGATGAAAGTATATTTTCCTTACCGATAGAAAAGCTAAAACACGGACCTTCAAGCGCATTTAAAGGCATTGATTCCATTATCCTTTTTCTATTTCCAAAATCCTCAGACATTACCGTTATACCGTTTTCTTCATCTACCTTGACATTAACAACATTATTCACTAAAGTCATAGAATTAAGAACAGATATAAACAAATCCCTATCGAACTTGACACTCGACGATTTTTCGAATTTATTACATACGTATTCGTAGTTAGGATACTGTTGTTCTACGTTCATATCCGATATAATCACATTATCAAAGCATAAGAACGTCCTAACGCCATCTGTGGAAATACTGATCTCCGTATCTTTATCAGACAGAAAGCAATACAAGATGGAAGCCGCGACCTCGCTTAGCATAATTGACCTTTCTTCTAATGCATTAGCATACTCTTTCCTGTTTATAAACAAACGGAACATATCAGTAGAAACAATGTCAATATAGTCCTTCTTCACATTAAGAAGAATCGAGCATATAGCCGGTCTAAATTCATCCGATCCAACAAACGCAAAAGATCTTTTCATAGACTGAATGAAAGACGAACTCATAACACGAATGCCATCACCTACAGGATAAAAGAAATCAGGGAAAGCCTTATCCTCAATCCAAGTAGAAGAGAAAGATCCTCTATCGTATTTAAAAACGATACTGTAATCGTTTTTAATCTCTATCTCTATATCCTGGTTATGATTTTTAAAAAATGAAATAAGAGTCCCGGCATCTACTAAAATAGTAAACTTCTGGTCACAAGAAATATCAGTATTCACATCGAAAATATCATCCGTATATGTTATACGTTCGTTCATGGCTTGTATCCGGATATGATCAAAATATAAAGTAATTTTTATATTCGATGTTACACAATCCTTTAAAACCTTATCAAACATCTTTGAAATATTTGAAAGCTTCTCATTCATTAGTATGCCAGGAACTCTTACTTTCATTTTTAAAACTTACGATTATGATTATCTAACACTGCAAATGTATTATTTTAAAATCTAATTTTGAATTAATTGGATTTAAAATGATTTAAAATAGATTAAATACTTCTTCTTGTTGCTTCTGCTATCAGCATCGCGTCAACTATACCGTCATGAGCGGTCTTACATCTTTCGTTTTTAACGAATGTATCGTTTGGCCAAAGCCTTTTAGCGCAAGCTAATGACGTTTTCTTAGTATTTACCTTACTGGCTTCCATAACCTTATCAGAATGTGTCCAAACCAATTTCTGCCATGTTTTAGGGGCTATGAAATTAACGGAGCAACTTATGTCCGGAAATGCCATGCAGAGGGACAGGAACAGCCCATGCAGTTCGCCTTTGTTCTCCATGAGAGAGGCTGTAGAGGACGTGCTGACCCCGTACAGGGCGTGGACGTCCTCTATGACAAATACTACCCTATCAGGATTGTTTTCTACGATCGTATCCCGGCAAAAAACATATTCTTTAGTCAAGTCTACCGGTCCTGAAATTGCTATTCTTGGAGTGGAGATTCTTGATATTAGTTTGCTGTCTTGATCGATGCAGGCTATAGCTCCATCTTTTCCTGGATCTGCTGCTATATATAACACCATAACACGCTAATTTAAATTCATGTCTATTTTACCAATGCTGTCATCATCGCCAAAGCCTCCATTGTCTGTAAGTTCGTAATCAATAGCCACAGCACCATTACTAAGAATATAAAAGCCTTTAAACATCTTTCCTATTTCAATAGGATACACGACATTCACGTCCCTTCCAATATCCTCAAACGGCATAGCGATATCTTCTGTATTAGCATCCTTCTGTTTTGCTAATACACCAACGGGTATATTTTTACCTTTTATAGATGCGTATGTAACCATATACAGAATATCGTTATTGACAAACGCCCTATCAATGCTTACCTTATCCAAGCTGACATATATAATGTGTTTTATAAAACTATCGATATCTCCACATATGTTAATAGCTTCTACTTCTTTAGGAATAACGACTTCCACTTCTTCTGGTTTTATATTTTTCTTTTTCATTGAATTAACCTTTTTGTATTTTGTTTTACTTCTTCAACAAGATCCTGATCTTTCATCATCTCTTGCTTAAGTTCCTCATTCTCCTTAATTCTTTTCACCCTATCGGCAAGAATCTTCTTATATTTCTTATCCGATATTTTAATAAACCAAGGACAGTTCCTTGATGGAATCCTTTTACATGGGTAATCAGTGAGACCGTTAGGTCCAAACTGCTCACATCTGTTACATTTTTCTTCTCCTGTCATTACATTATATTTTAGGAAAACATTCTTCAAGTTCTCTATAAGAACATTCTACGACAACAGAATCTCCTTTAGGGAGAAATACCAAGATAGAATCGATAGAAAAAACACTATCTACTTTTCTTACAAGTTGGCCATGTTTGTAAGAAGACATGACCAACCTAATTCCATACGCATCTGAATAAGATCCTTTCCTACATGGAAGTATATTTTCAACAACATAATCAAAACCTCCGACATTAACTTCATCGCCGGCATTGATTTCCATGATAGGAACCATCTTAGCCCTTCTATCTATGCTTATTTTCATTTTGCAACCTCAAATTTTATTTGCTCCTTCGGTTCATAATTCCATACCTCAAAATCATCAGCTACGAAATCATAAAATCCTTTCCCTTCCATACGAGACGAGATAGTAACCTGCGGAACCGGGCCGAAGAGAGATCGACGAAGGAGCTCGTTTGCCTGTTCTTCGTGACGGTCATACACATGCATATCTTGGATGAAATGAGTGAAAACTGCGGGCCTTAACCCGGCGTCATGAGCGAACATCATCATCAACGCCGCGTACTGTGCTACGTTCCATAGACCGGCAACAATAGCATCCTGGCTGCGCTGGTAAAGAGTCATATACAACTCATCTCCTTTAACAGATAAATTGATCTGAAACGCACATTCTTGAAGAGGTTTTAGTCCATTGGTTTCAGGATCGAACATGGATGCTACTATTCTTCTTGACGAACGATCATTCTTGAGTGACCAAAGAATGAAGTCTGTTTGGTTAAGAAAACCGTAAAGACCATCATGGATATCTGTCATACCCTCTGGAGCTTTTCCGGTTCCCATATAAACATGTCTGTTCACCATATCTCCATAACATCCTTCGATCTTTCCATTATCATCAGCCCACTGATCCCAGATATGAAGACCAAGATCTTTGACGTCTACCGATCTTTTTTGCCAAATCCACAATATTTCTTTTATGGAATTTTTAAGATTAGTAGGTCTAAGTGAACCAAGAGGAAATTCTCGACGAAGATCGTACTGGTTACATACTTGTAGGATACGCTTCACCTTGACGCCTGTACCGTCACCGTAGACCGGACGCTTTACCTCTTCCCACGGCTGGCTCATTATAAGAGCCAAATTGTCTTGAAATATTTTATCTACTCTTGCCATATTCTTATTAGGTACTTATATACTATAGTATCACCATCTCAAGGTTATGCCAACAAACAAGAATCATTAAAAATTCTAAGAGGAATGGTTATAAAGACGATTAATTTCTTCTTGTTCTAAACACGGACCACCTACAACTTTCTCTGTCGCTTTTCTTTGTCTAACAAAATCTTCAGCTTCGGAAAAAGTTGTAGCATAAATATATCCGCCATACTTTTCTCCATTTATCTCAAATTCTGTCACAAACTTCTTTTGTTTTTCTTCTTTTGTTTTCATAACTGTAATTTTTAAAATCGAATAATTGATTGATTTATAAAAAAAATAAAGCGGTGATAAACTAGGTTATCTTAACCAACAACCATCCAGTCATCAGCCAACATATCTGATTGCGAAGCTAACCATCCGTTTACGATATTATCGTTAGCATCTTTCATGCACAGATAAGCGCAAAATTTAATCATGTTGGTTTCAGTTACGTCATAATAATCGTTTACGTATTTTTTAAACGAATCCGGCAATGACTTTACTTTATTAACTATCATATCAGTAGACAACCAATCTTCCGGGCGCTGGAATACGAACATACCTTTACCATTCCATCCGGCACGTGCAATCAACGCACCTTTTTTTACTTCTTCTAAAGCTTCTCCAAATTTCATAACTATATTTTTTATAAATTAAACTCTGCAAAATCTATTTCAGATCCGGTTGACAAATTAATCATTGACTTTTCAAGCTCTTCCATTGGAACCGGTTTCACAATACCTCCATTACCAAGAGTCCTTTTATAGAAGTTTATCACCACCTGATCGCTGGTTTTTACCGTCTTAGGAATAGGTTGACGAAGATATAATCCATCAAGAGACTTTACTCTTGAAAGAGCCGTATATAGCTGTCCTGTTTCAAAAGAATTAGATACGTCCATCATAGCCGCATCCAATGTCAGGCCTTGGGCTTTATGGATCGTGATAGAATAACCTATTTTTATAGGATACTGAATAATAGCTCCTACTACTTCAGATTCTATCTTATATCCGTTTCTTACGTATTTTACTTTCTCAAATGAACATGGTGTTATAACAACCTTAGTATGCTCATCATCTTTCGGTTTATCAAGGACTACTTCAATCTCCCCCTTTTTTATAGATAATACAGTACCAAGAGAGCCATTGAAGTACTCTCCTCCGTTTCTTGTTATCATAACTCTTGATCCTTCTTTCAAGAAAAGAGTTTTTTCAACCGGAGCATCTTTAGGATAATCACCGTTTATAACAGCTTCTAATTTTCTTAAAGAGCCTGGTAACGATGATATTCTCATTTCGTTAATAGCCGTAGCTTTTGAGTTGGTAGTTACAATCTCAACATATCCTTGATTATTATCAGACTGAATACATCTGCTGTTTATTGTATCAAATACATCATCATCCATCTGCCCTTCACGCACCTTATTAAGGACACTAATAAACTTCTCATCTTTCTGGCGATATATTTTTTCAAAAGACACCATTTCCATACCAGAAGCCATAAGAGACTTCGAACTAAAAAAATAAGATGTATCGTATATTTCTCTAAAAAAATCCTCTTTAATCACAGGAGGAAGCTGAAACAGGTCGCCTACCATAATAAGTTTCACTCCGCCAAACGGGTCCTTGTCTCCTCTTGCACGACGAAGTATATCAGCTACGTTGTCAAGAAGATCAGGTCGAACCATAGAAATCTCGTCTATGATAAGATACTTTATATTCTGTAAAATCTTCTCCGAACCTCCGTTGAATTTATATTCGCAGTTATCCATAAACGCACCTTTTCGTATTTCAGGTATATACGGCTGCATTCCTATTCTAAAAAATGAATGAATGGTTTGACCACCTGCATTAACAGCAGCAACACCTGTAGGAGCTACAACAACCGCATTTTTTAATGCCGGTATAATACGCTTAAGGAACGTTGTTTTTCCACTTCCTCCTTTACCGGTTATAAACAGCGGTTTTGGTGACTTACAAATAGACTTAATAGCCTTTCCCTGGGCGACATTACCTTCGGACATAACTGAACGAAGAACGCACTCCATGATTTTTTTGTCGTAACTTATAGCCATCTTTTTTCTGATTTTGTTCTACAAAACAAAAGTATGAAAATAAAATAAAACATAAAATATAAAATGAATTAATTAGGATTAAAAAGAAATAATAAGTTGGATAAGTTTCTTTGTGACAGACAGTAATGTGGTTTAGTATGGGTGCAGTAATGGCATAGTAGTGGCTAACGGGTGTTTCCGTTGATGTTCTACGAGATTATCGTTTTTCGGCTCTGTCGGCGACCAGTGACATACTCCCATCGCTAAAGCGAATGGGATTCTTGGATACAAACGTATGGAACCCCTGCATTTCTGCAACCGGAATTACCCATACTCTCCAATTCGGAAATGCCCTTCCGAAGTATATTACGGGCTGCAAGAATATCACGGTCGTTGACTGCGCCGCACGCTGGGCACACCCACGTGCGGTCGCGTAACGACAGTCCTTTATTAATGCAGCCACATTCACAAGTTTTGGAAGAAGGATACCATTTGTCAATCTTGTGTATCGTTACTCCATACTTTGAAGCAACATACATAAGTTTGTCAATAAAAGAAGAATGACTAAGATCAGAAACTTTCTTTCCCCACAAACGTTTCATTCCTTCAATGTTTAGATCTTCAATAAAAATATAATCATACTGTTTGCATAACTGGTGTGCTAATCCCCATTGAAAATCTGATCGAAGATCGTTTATTTTACGATACGCTTGTTGGAGTTCAAACAGTCTCCTTCTCCTATTATTGGATCCTTTCTTTGCATTAGAAAACCGTTTGTTTAGTTTTCTAATCTTGTTTTGATATTGTTTGAAGAATAATGGAGACCCAATTTTGCTACCATCACTTTTAGTCAGATAAGTTTTCAGTCCAAAATCCAATCCGATAGATGCACCATCATGTGTCTTTTTATAGGAGTTTATAGGATTATGATCTGTAACTATAATCAAACTAAAACGGGAACAGGTTTCTCTTACTATCCTTATTTGTTTAACATTTCCTTCATAAGGTCTACTGTATGAGAATCTAAATCGTTTCTTTCCTTTGTTTATTGTTAGACAATTCCCATTCAGGGTAAAACCTCCTTGTCTAAAAACAAAAGAGTTGAAACAATCAGATTTTTTTAAACTTAGGTGGTCTCTTTGATTTTCTTTTAAAGAAACGATTATAAGATTCATCAAGACGTTCAAGTATCTCTTGTGTTGTTTGAGAATGAAGAAGATTTCTTTTAATTCTTTTAGCAAAATACTTCTTCATCTTACCGACTGAGATATATTTCCCAAACAGTTTGTAGTATCTACGTTGTAGAGCTAACGCATGATTCCATACAAAGCAACATTCACGAAGCATCTTTTCCAGATACTTTGTTTTCTTTGAATGGTATATATTGTATTTGTATGAAATCATTTTAATTAAACTTATAACACAAATATCGTAATATATTTTGGATATACATCAAAATCAATTACTAAAAAAAATACATATATGAATATCCTACTTAAAAGTATGAGCTTTACGGAAGATCGCAATTCTATTCTAACATATCATTTCAATAATCATATCATCTTTATTTTTAGGCATTACCATATTAACAACATGCCCCAATACGGAGTAAGACCATTGCCTATATTTTCGAATAAGTTTTCGAACAAAGAACTCGTCATAATTCTCCTCCATATCATATATGGCACATTCTTCTAATATTTGTTCCTTTTTTATATTAAGAAATAATAATGCTTCTCTTACATAATCCCTTATTCTTCTAAATTTCAAATCATCTCCAAATTTCCTAAATATCAAATCCTTAATTTTAATAAGTAGATTTATTTTAAATCTTCCATCTTTAGTCATAAACTTCCTCACTCCCCTTCTCTTCTTTAGGTTTTGAAGAATAAATTCAGCTACAGCACATACCTTCGATTTCGTCCTCTCCTTTCTTGCTGTATCACATCTTCTTTCTCCCTTTACTTTTTTAACACAACGAAACCTGGTTTTACTAACAAACATATCTCGATATTTCTCTCTGGCATTCTTGAAATATCTTGCGTACCCTATTCTTTTTACTTCTCTTATCTCACTTATGACAACATTTGTTATATAATTAAGATCCTCTATGTGAGTAGTTGTAATACCAAAATATGTCACTCTAAAAAAATAAACAATACCAGACGCTAACTTATCATAATCTACTTGAATGCTTGAAAACGGGTTTGCATTGGCTAAAATATACGCTACTGTTTGCATCTTGAACATCCAATACATATTGGAAGGAGCCTCCCATACACCAGTCTCTTCAAACTTTTTAATTCTATCTTTATGCCACTCATCTCTGGCATATTTAGGAATACCAGGAAAAATTAATGAGTTTTTAGACTGTCTGATAGCCATCTTCCCTTCCGATACCTGACGAGCCTCAGAAGGTGTAAGCGAGAAATTTCTCCTTAAAAGCGAAAAATTTGATTCACCATTAATTGTAATTGAAATTATGTCAATATCTTTGTTCATGTTTGTTTTTTTTTTAATTTCTGCAAATATAGCAGAAATAAATATACGATGTATGATACACGTGTATTTATTTAAAGCTCCGGTCTGAGACAGATAGGAGCTTTTATTATTGTTTACATTATTTAACACACAAAGTGGTTAGTAACAGTCTCATTTTCAGCAAGTGGCAATTTGGATATATAACATACTTCGTATGTATATAGCAGAAAATAAATTTTCAACTATATAATAGCTTAAATGAATTTAATCTATTTGCTTTCGGGAACACTCATGCGGTTCCCGCATTCGTATTCCCTTCTCAGTATAATCATTACACTACATATGGATTTATAATAAATATTTCATTTTGTTATCATATGTTCTATTTATCAACATATGATAACAAAATGGATAGTAAAATACAAAATGTTATTACAAACTGATTCCATGAGATAAGCTGGACAGGCGGCAGGCGCAGGGCAGGCTTGTGTCACCGCACCGACAGCCCCGGCAGCAGGGACAGCTTTTCATGTGGAACGATTAACCTTATTATATATATAAAATACGTTAATTTTAAATTTATAAATCTTTAATCCTTATCTTTGTATCAAAACGATAATCTCATGAAAGAAAGTGATAATAAAGATGTTAGTAATAGAGCTTATAGGCTTTTAGTACCTTATTCCAATACGGTGGATATGGCGAAGAAGATACTTCTGTTTTATAACGGATACCTAATGGCTTCCGGCAATGAGAAGAATGTCATAGATGCGAGGCACTTAAATCTTCTTGCCTATTATTTTGTGTTTGGATATTCGTATGAGACGAAGAAGAAGTTTTCTCATTGTTTCAGTACCGATCTTCAATATGTATCGGTTTTGGATACGGAGATGAAGAAGCGTGGTATTTTGATTGACCGTGAAGGGAATTACAGGACAAGGTGTTTGTGCCCGGATATAGAGAACATGCGCCGTCTTTTTGTATTGGAGGGTTCAAGAGATCAATGTGCGTTGGTTTCTTTATTTTACAGAAAGAAAACTTTTGAAGCCGATGCCGAAGAATGATTTCCCTATATCATTTGAGTCACATATTATAGATGATGTGATGGATAAGACCGGGGGCGTTTACGACCGAAACCAAATACGTGACGTTTTCAGAGCCAGTATTTCTTATGCTAATAACTTATGTACGTACACAGATAACGTGTCTGTATCGTTCCCGTATGTAGGCGATATGGTTTGTAACCTTCATGAGATGGAGAGGCGCAAACACAATCTTGAGCGTCTTAAATCCAAGGTAGAAAAATTATCTAAGTATCAGGAAAAAGAACTTCAGTGTCTTAATATTAAGATAAGGATGATAAAGGATGCTTATGACTCAGGTGAGATAAAAGGTGGGGATATGTTGATAAAACACAACAAATTATCTATCTTTAAATCTCGTAAGGGTCATAGTTTTAGTGAAATACAAAATATTCAAGAACAGGAATTTAACAGATAAGTCATGAAAAAGATTTTGCAAGCGGAAGTTATATACGATGCTTTTATGGATACGATATTAAAAAAACTTCCAAGAAAAAAAGAAGATTATCCTGATTGGTACAAGGAACGTCTTGAAAAGTGTGAAGGATGTAAATTCAATACCAAGAACGTCCCTAACTCTATGCTTCCTCTTTCTTTGTACGTAAGCAAGAAAATAGGTAAAAATCGTTGTTCGGTATGTACGTGCTTCATCAAGCAGAAGGCCTGGAGCAAGACAGAGGAATGTGCGCTTGGGGAGGGGCTTCCCCGTCCTTCGTGGATGGACCGTCAGTATTCTATTGATTTTTATGATGAGAAATCAAGATGGAACAGGTTAGAACTTATTACAATGGATTCTGATGAATTTAATGTTATTTCTACAGATGACAAGCAATACAATATTGACCTCTCTAAAGACGGTAAATCATTTGAAATCATTTTTGAACCGGTAGAAAAAGGGAACAGTATAAGGTTTTCATTTGTTCTTGAGTCGAAGCATGATATGAAGATAACAGCATCAGAGACGTCTTGTGGTTGTACGTCATCTAATTTGAATATTATAGACTCCCGTCACTTTAAGTTCAATATAGAGATACATACAGCAGGATTTGGAATAGGAAGATTCGTAAAGCACATGACTATTCACTATCAAAAAGATGGGTCTCAAAAAGAGGAAAAGATTCCGTTTAATTTTGAAGGTACTATAATTCAAAAAAGTTAAGTTATGGGTAGATGTGGTAAAGCAAGGCATTTACAATGCGAGGATAAAAGGAAGTCCTTATTTTCGATGTTGCAGGCATCTTGTGACGATCTCCCCGATTATTCTGTCGGAGATATTCTCTATGCCGTACTTAGATCTTTTGCAAAGAAAAGAGGATTGTCTGTTTCTTTTTTAAGGACGTTGACAGACAGCGAGCTTTTTGAAGTGGCTGATTATAATTTATCAATGGAGTTGATGGACGTTATTATTCATGATAAAAAGGTTCTTGACAATGAAGAAGATTGATTTTGATTCAGATATAAAGCATCTTATTTCTTATTACAACCATCTACTGTCTGCGCAAGATAAGGTGGGAGAGGAGATGGAAGATCTAACTAAGGATATTATTAGGAAGAAGGATGAGGAAAACAACATAGAGTTAGAAGACTTTATTGATTTGGAAGAAAAGTCGTTTATGACCAACTTGTATCAACAAGAGATGCTGAAAGTATCTTCTTCTATAAAGGCAGTTTACAGATTATCTATTAACGCCGGTCATGATCTTAACATAGATGATGACAGTAAGAAGGTTCTTGACAGGATAGTAAACGACGGAGAATCGGATTTTATTATGTACGTTGATAATAATACTGATTCTGTTATGTTCAAGGAAGAATCTGTTGAGGAAGGAATAAAAAACATGTGCAAGTATCGTGTTGATTCATCTTCTCTTGAAGACAGGTTTAATATGCTTAAGTCTCAGTATGAGGCTTTTTTAAAAATGGTGAACAATGAAGGTAAGAAAGCCGACTAACGATGATGTCTCTTACGTAGATCGGAAACTTCTTGTGCTAAGGGATCAGATAGATAAGGCTGAACGTTATCTATCTGAAAACCCTTGGGATAAAATAGAAGATTCCGATAAGAGGGAGAAAGAATTTAGGTTTCAAAAGAGCTTGTCTGATAGCTTAATGCAATGGACTGAATCTTATATTAAGATGTGTGGGATAATGGATGTCTATAATCAGCTTGAGGCTGCCAAAAATAAGAAAAGCCTAAAAGGAGGACAAACAGTATCAGGTATTCAGTCTTTTGTGAAGAATGAAGCTAAGAACAAGTTCGGTGAGTAGTTTTGTTATGAATTTTGATAGTAAAGAACTTTATATAAATATGGGTAACGATATTCCGTTATGGAATGACCTTTATTCTTATGAAGAGCAAGACGATGATGTCAAGCAATTCTGGGAGAATGAGGCTATGAAACTCCTTAACGGTGTTACCATAAATGGTGTATTTATCCATCCTTGGTTATATTGGCATATCAATTTCTGGAAGATGATGATTGACGTAGGAGATGATCGTATTCCTGGAAATTCTCAGCTTCGTGATAATGAATGGATGTTTGCCGAATTTCTAAAGCAGGCGGAAGAAGAGAATAAAGGAATATTCATGTTCGGGTGCCGTCGTTTTGGAAAAGCCCTTCTTGACTCTGAGATACTTTATCTTGAGGACCGGGAAAAGATGATAGGAAATATCGTTGTAGGGGATAAGATATATGACGATAAAGGTAATTTGGTAGAAGTCGTAGGTGTCCATCCTCAAGGAAAAGTAACTACCTACAGAGTTGTATTTGAAGACGGTCGTAACGTTATTTGTTGCGGAAATCACCAATGGCGTGTCAATCATGGAGGAAAATGGCATGTTAGGAGTCTTAGAGCCATAGCTGGATTAGATTATAAGAGTATGTCTATTCCAGTAGGTGAGGCCCTGAACTACCCTACGGCAAAGCTGCCGGTTCCGCCGTCGGCCTACGCCTCGATGCTGGCGGCTTATCTCGGTGGCTATGGTGGGGATATGTTTTTTGATAAATACGTTTGTAAGAAGTTTTTAAGATCGTCCATAGATCAAAAGAAAGATTTTATAGAAAACTTCATTCGTTCTTTCAGAAACGTAGTAACCGGAGAAGAAGAGCTTATGTTGTCTCATATTGATATGGATGTCATAAATTTTGTACAACGTATGTTTTGGGCTTCAGGTTGGTATGCTAAATTGGAGGGGAACAAACTTATACTATCAAGGAATCGTAAGGAATTAAAAATAAGATCCATATCGATATACGGAAAGGAGCATGCCACTTGTATAACCGTTGATAATGACTCTCATTTATTTTTGACCACCAATTACATCGTTACTCATAATACGGCCATAATGAGCTCTCTTCTGGCTCGTAATGCTACAATGACGTACAATTTGACGCATAATGTTATTGGAGCAAGTAAAGAAGACCTTGCCAATATGGGAGAGTATCTTGAGTTTGGACTTGATAATCTTCCTCCTTATCTTACTATAAACAGGACCGGTAATGATTGGACTAAAGAAGTTGTTTTAGGTACAAGAAACATCAATAATCAACGTGATGTTCATGCCAGAATAAGAATCACCAACGTTGATGATGGAAAGACACGAGGATCATTGAAGACCGCAGGTGGAACTCCATATACGTCTATATATGATGAGGTAGGTAAATTTCCGGTGCTTGGAGCATGGCTTGCCGGTAGGCCGGCTCATATGATGCATGGTAGAATGAGGGGCGTTTGTTTGATGGCGGGATGTTGTTGTGCTGGAACCATAGTATATAAATCAAATGGTGAGCCATGCCGAATAGAGGATTTGAAGCAAGAGGATGGAATAGTAGGATTCGATAATGTATCATCAAAAGCTGTAAGTCAAGACATAACATGGATGAAACCTCCTGCCGAGAAAGAGTGTTATAGAATAACAACAAAAAGAGGAAGGGTACTTGAATGTAGTGGGGATCATCCCATATTGACTGTTGTAAAGAAAAGGAAGGGTAAATTTAGGTACTTTGGATCTGACTTCAGAAGGGCTGACTCTCTTAGAGTTGGTCGTAAAATATGTGTATCGGATGGTGTGGATATATGGGGAGATAAAAAAATGTTTGATCCATACCTTGTTGGCATTCTAATAGGGGATGGGAGCTATGGTTTTGATAAGACTCCTATTGTGTCTACCAGTGATGATGAGGTGTATAATTATATACGATCTAAATATGATTGTTGTATAGAGAGGCAGTATAAGACTAAGGACGGAAAAGACTATAGGGAAATAAGAATAAAAGGTATATGCCATGAGTTAAGGGAACTTGGTATATATGGTCAGACTAAAAAAAACAAAACACTTCCTTTAAATATACATTCATATAGAAGAGAGGATGTTATTATGATGATTAGGGGGTATTTTGATGCTGATGCTACTTTTTATTCTAATAACAATAATAGGGATCATCGTATAAGTTTAGGATCTTGTAATAGGCATCTTCTTGAAGAAGTAAAGGATGTTCTTTTTAAATTTGGAATACATAGTACTATTTCTTATAGCCCATCTAAAAATCCAGCAGATAGATCAATTATTCTTGATTCATATGTATGTAATATATTGGATAAATTATCCATGCTTAAATATTGTGATATAATTGGAACAGATATAGGATATAGAAGAGAGAAACTTGATTCTATAAGGAAATTCGGTTCTAATTTTAGCACATTTGGATCTTTTAGGTCAAAATATTTAGATGGAGTGATAATAGAAAGGATAGATAAGATAGAGTATATAGGAATTAAGCCTGTTTACAACCTCACTGCATCAGATACTCACACTTATATAGCAAATGGTATTATAACTCATAACACTGGCGGTAATGTAGAAAAGTCTCAAGATGCCCAGAAAATCATGAACTCTCCGGACGAATATGGATTCATTATAATGAATTATGATATTCTAAATAAGAGAGTTATTAAACCAACATGGCGTATATGTAAATCCGGATGCTTTGTTCCGGCCCAGATGTCTCATGCGTATGAAAAGAAAGAAACGACTCTTGATAAGTATCTTGGAGTAGAGAATGCTCCCGGTCTTAAGAAGATAAAAATAAAAGTTTCAGATTTTGATAAAAATACTGGAATAATAAAATCACGTCTTGACGAACTTGTCAAAAAGGATAGGGCTTTATACGTCCAGGAACGAATGGCATTCCCTTTGTCTATAGATGATTGTTTCCTTAATACGAACGTAAATAGGTTCCCTGTAGAAGATGCGTTGAAGCACAAAAGCCGTCTTCTTGAAGAAGGTAGGCCTGGTAAAACAGTAGATATTTATCAGATAGACGGCATGAAAATGGGGTATAATTTTAGTGATAAGCAGCTTGCTGATTATCCGTTTCAAGGTGGTAACATAGATTCTCCTGTTGTTATATATGAGGATCCACCAGAAGAAGGAGGTGTTTTTGATTACACTTATGTTTCATCGCTTGACCCCTATAAATCTGACAAGGCTGATACTGATTCTGTTGGTTCGTTTTATGTACTTAAAAGATATGTAAAAATCAACGATCCATTTGCTTATTGCATAGTAGCATCATACGCATCACGTCCTCCATCTTCTGATGATTTTTGTAGGAATTGTGAAATACTTCAAGAAGCGTATGGGGCCAAGTGTCTTATGGAGAATGCCGACCGAATGTATGAATTTTATCTTACGAGACGAAATAAGCAGCTTATGTTGCTGGAAGATGGCGAACGTCTTGCCGGTAAGATTATCCGTGCTGGCGCCCGTCAGAACAACAAGCTCGGTTTGGCTCCTACGGTTCCCAATCAGCGCATGCTTTTCAATACCGTTATTCAATATTGCTGGGAGGATGTTGTTGTTGGGTATGATGATGATGGTAATGAAATAACACAGAAAGGTATTTACCGTATCCCTGATATAGAACTTCTTGATGAGATCATAGCCTTCGGTCCTGGGACCAACACCGACCGTATCATAGCCTTCGGCCACGCTCTTCTTCTGGCTAAGTATTATGATGATATGGGTTACATGCCTGAAAGTACGACTCAGAAGGAGAATCAAAAGAAGAGAGAACGTAGGAAGACAGAGCAGGTTAAAGGATTTACGGTAAGAAGACATAACCCATACAAAATGAGGTGACGAGAACAAATTCCTTATCTTTGTGAAAAATAGGATAATAGGATGGAATATTTCAATAGAGATCAGGCTTTTCCGGCCAGAGGAGTATTTTCAGGGTTGCCGGTGCAGGCGATACCGACTAAGAGAAAAACCAAGGAGTGGTTTAAAGCCACTATGGATTCTCTTGAATTGATTGGTTTGAAGCAGCTTGATGAGAACCAAAAGTTCAAAGATTTTTACAGGATGATGGAAGGGAAGCTGTCATTTATGGAGCTGAAAGATGTAATTCCTTATCTTAAGGATGTTCAGTCTATAAGGGACAATGTGAATATTCCATCATTCTTACGTCATTATGATATAATAGGTACGATCGTAAACGCTTTTGTAGGATGGTTGGGTAACCTTTCTGATAAGTATAATGTAGTTGGATTGGACGAATCTGAAGTGAATCAGTATTCTGCCACGAAGGAAAATCTTCTTTATAATTACATTAGAGAGGAATTGGACAGAAGGGTTAGGCAAGAGTTATTAAATAGAGGATTGGATCCGGATTATAATAATTTTGCCAGCGAAGAAGAAAAGCAGGCTTATGCTCAGCAGATACAAGAGGTGAAAGCATCTATGACCCCTCCTGAGATAGAGAACTTCATGAATACAAAATGGAAGACTGCTGAGGTTATATGGGGTTCTCATACGCTTGAAGCAGACAGGGGGCGTTTTTACATGGATGAGATAGACACCGAGAATTTCATTGACTATCTTCTTACCGGTCGTTGCTTTAGAAATTATCATGTAGGATACGACTATTATAAGCCGGAGAGGTGGTCTCCGTTGAATACGTTTTATTCTAAGACATTAGATAGCAAGTATCCTCAATATGGGGATTATATTGGTCGTGTTCATTATTATACTGCCAATGATATTATAGTAAGGTGGGGGCATCTTCTTACGGCAAAAGACAAGCAAAAGCTTATAGGAGGTGCTGATAATTTCAATGGCACTTATAACAATGGTGATAATGGAAGCTATGTAAGTTTATCCAAATCGGCTAGCGTAGGGATGTTATATCAGAATAAGGTAATACCTTGGAAAGGATATAATGATTATGCTTCTATAAAAGCTTATGAGGATTATTACGGTATTCCAGCCGGCACATATACCGGATACGATAGTAATGGCAACGAATATCACAGAACCAGATTCATGCCAAATTTAGAGCATGGTAATTATTATAACCGCGCCCAGAGTTTGAGCGACGAGCATGTTCGTAGTGATTTGTATCAGGTAACTGAATCATATTGGGTATCCCCGGCTCAGGTGTATGTAATTACCTACCAAACTGAAACCGGATTAGTAACTACTGAAATGGTAACCGACGAGCTTCTTCAAGACTTTTTACAGGAAAATGGTATTAAGAAAATTACCAGGACCATGAGTAAGGGAATGGAGAACCCGGAGATTAATACCTATTTCGTAGATTATGTTCCACAGGTAAGGTACGGAGTTAAAATCAGTGGAGGTGCTCTCGCTCAGGACAACCTGTATCTGGATGGAGAACCTATCGATCATCAGATAAAAGGTGATAGCAACATCTATGACTTTGTCCTACCCGTTGCAGGATATATCGGTACTTCTATGGCGAACAGGATTCAGCCATATCAAATATTTTATAATTTCTCCATAAATCAGATAAACAATATTCTTGAAAAGGAGATCGGTAAATTCTTCTTAGGAGATATAAATCTGGTTCCAAGTGAATACAAAGATTTGGGTGAAGATGTGGCTGATATATGGGCAAACCTTCTTGATGTAGCTAAGTCTGTAGGTGCTCTGACATTAGATACCTCATCTCAAAACACGAAAGGAGGTGTTCCTTTCAACCAGTTTGCTGTCTATGATTTATCCCAGACAGAGCAGCTTAAAACAAGAATGGAGCTTGCTGAATGGTCGAGGATGAAGTGTTTTGAGATGGTTGGTATCACGCCTCAAGTAATTAACGGTCCCAACAGGTATGAGACTGCCACCGGGGTCCAGCAGGGCGTTACAGCATCTATGTTACAAACACAGATATACTTTGATAACTTCGGTTACTTCAAGAAACGCGCTTTGGATCTTCATCTGGCTGTTGCTCAACAATGCCAGGAAGAAGGAAAGGATATTTCTGTAATGTACACAAAAAGTGACCTTACCAGAGCGTTTTTATCTATAGGAACCGACGGTCTTAGTCTAAGGCATCTTGGTGTTCAGGCATTATCTAATTCCAAGAAAAGGGATGAGCTTGAGAAATTTAAAACTTTCATGTTGCAGCTAAATACAGCCGGAGGAGACATTTACGATCTTGCATCTATCTTCACATCAGATTCTATGGTAGAGCTTATACAGAATGCAAGGAATACTCGCGCATACAACGAGCGTCAGATGCAGCAGCAACAACAGAATCAGATGCAGCTTAACCAGCAACAGATACAAGCTGAAGCTGCTGAGAAGGATAAGCAACGTCAGCATGAACTTGCTTTGGAAGACAAGAAAGGTCAATACAGGATACTCCAAGAGAAGATCCAGGCGGCAGGCAGGGCGGCAGACGCCAAGAGCGACGCCACCTCCCTCAACTTCCTGGCTTCTGTTTCAGATCAGACCGTAAGGCAAGCTGATATAGAAAGCAAGGAAAGGATAGAGGATAAGAAAATTGAAAACGATTCCAAACTTCATGATGATGAAATGAGAATGAAAATGGAAGAGTTAAAATTAAAATCCAAAGAGCTTGCTCAACGAGCGAGGGAAGATGCCACCAAAAGGTATGTAGCCGGAATCAATAAGAATTAAGGATTAAATATCCCCAAATTTCATTAGAAAATCTCTAATAAAATTTGGGGATATTTAATTTTTAGTGAAGATTAAACACTTATAAGTTTTTTATCTGAAATATAGGTATTTAAATATTTTTGCAGTATGGGAAAATTAGAAAAAAATGGAATAGTAGAATTGGACGATATTTTTAGTATCGGTCCGGTTGATGATGTTTATAATAGGGAAGAAGATATTCTGCCTATTAATGGTAATGAACCGGCTAAAAAAGATGAGAAGCCTGTAGAAGAAGGTTCTCAAATTAAAGAAGAGCCGGTTGTTGATCCTACTCCTGATCCTAAAGAGGATAAAAAAGGAGAAGAGAATGTAGTTGATGTTAATCAGGATCAGGTAGAGACTCCGGTTGTCAATTACAGAAAAGTATTGGATGCCCTTTCTTCAAGGGGAATCATTCCCGATTTGAAAGATGTGGTGTTTAGCGGTGAAAACGGCGAAGAGATTACTATCAATGATCTTGATTTTAGTAAAGAAGATTCGTTGTGTGACATACTATCTACAGTCCTTGAAAGCCAGAAAGAGGATATTGTTAAGGATAAGATAGATGTTACTTCTGTTTCTGATATTACTAAGAAGCTTATCCAGGCTGATAAGGCCGGCGCGAATATCGTTGATATTCTTAAGCAATATGATACGAATGTCGCTCCTATAGAAAAGCTTGACATTGAAAACAAAGCAGATCAGATAAAGATCGTTCGCCATTATGTTGATCTTCTTGGGTTGCCTAAAGATGAAGCTGATGAGTTTTTCAAAGGCATTATCAATAAAGGAGAAGAGTATGTTGAAGCAAAGGCTATAAAGTATAAAGCTGAGCTTGATAAGAGAATGGATGATATTATCCAGCAACGTACTAAAGAGGCTGCCGAAAAGAAGGCGAAGGATGCAGAAGATTTTAGAAGGTATAAGAAAGACCTTAAGTCTTCTATCCAGGCAAAGTATCAGCTAAATGACACTATGGTATCTAAAGCTCTTGATTTTGCCCTAAAACCTTCTGAATCGAATCCAGGGATTACCAAAGCATTTAATAGGGTAAGGGAGATGATGATGAATCCGGAAGAAGCGCCAGATTTGATTATGTTTCTTATGAACCCAGGAGAGTTCATAAAACAGAAGTCGAATCAAGCTGTAGTTGATGAGAAGAAGAAAATTTATAAGCTCATCAGCCACACAAATAAAGACAAGAGGGTAGCTCCGGTAGATGATAAAGGTGATCAAGTTCAAGGTGTGAAGTTCGATGAAATCAGTATAGATTAAAAATTAAAACATTTTTTCGTTCATGGCTAATGTACTTTTAACAAAAAATTTCCCGGCCACCATGAATGGTGACACGGTGATTGGATATACCGACGCTAAAGTCGTTAAGCAAAGTATCGTAGAGCACGATCTTAGCTCTTTAGAAGATTGGTACTACGAAAATCCGGATAAGAACCATCTGGGTATGCTTGAGTTGTTTTCTAACATTACAAACTATCCTCTGCCTATGTATATGGGTATGATCAAACAGGATGCTACTATTACCGTAAATGGTATCAATGGTTCATTCCGTTATGATCTTCCGGTATCAGAAACGTATGAGGTGGTTACAGTAGAAGACACGTCTTTGAAATATGCAAAACCTGGTATTGATGAAAGCTTCTTCGAAATTGTGTTGAATGCACAATTCAAACAAGGAGATGTTATTACTTACGATGTGATTAACGGTTGCCAGGCTCTTATCTCTACAGAGCGCCCTCCGAAACAAGAAGGTGAAAACTGGAGATATTGGTGTAAGCTGTGGGGTCGTTCTCGTGCTAAATACTTCCCGAAAGACATGCTTCGCGCCGGTATTAAATACTGGAAGGTAACAAACGTTCTTGGTGAGTTCTCTACTCAGTTCTCTGGTGTAGGAGGTGCTTCTAAGGCCGGTTCTATGACTTGTGAATTTACGCTTGGTGGACACCGTGGTGTTGAAGGTGAAACGACTATGTACGCTGGTATTAAGTCTTTGGCTTATGCGGACGAACGTACACAGAATTTCATCGACAAGGCTTACCAGAAAGTTCGTCAGCTTTCTGAAATCAGAGGAGGTGATGCAAGTTATGCCATTATCGGTTCTCGTCTTGGTGACGGAAGCGTTGATATGCGTACGGCACGTGTAGCCAATACAGTGTCTTTGTTCTGTTTGGCTGAGTTGGCTAAGATGGAAGCATACGAACTTATGTTCATGCGTGGAGGTAGAGTTAAGGGTCATAATGGTGTTTTGATGAAAAACGAAGGTTTGTACCATCAACTTCGCCGTGGTTTCGTTATCTCATATGCACGTCCGGGCGGTATCAAGCGCGAACACTTCCTGGCTGCTGCTGACTATATTTTCCGTGGTCGTAGCGATATGCCGATTGAAAATCGTGTAATGAAATTCAAGGTAGGTGCTATGGCTTACAAGAACATCGTTGAAATCTTCCGTGATGAGTTCTTCTCTCAATTGGGTGCCTTGGCTCCGCTTATGGGTACAGAACGTATTATCAATAATCCGGTAACAGGATCAAACGATGCTCTTGAATTAGGAACTGTAAAGATCAAGGGTGTTACTATTCCGGGTATTGGTAAGGTTATTGTAGAACACGAACCTTCTTTGGATTACGTTGATATGGTAGATAGAAGCCAGTTGGTAGACGGTATGACTCCTATCACATCATATTCATGTATTATGGAAGACTTGACCGCTCCTGAATATTCCAATGCATTCGCCGGTATTCCTGCTTCATCCGAAGCTCGTATTGGTAATATCAACAGCAACGTATTCTACGTTAAGCCTGATATCGGTTCTATGTGGTGGGGTTACGAACAAGGTAGATGGTCATCCAGAGTATCGGCTCAAGAAATTGTATCCAGCCATCCTCGTATGTCAGAACAATTCTGGTGCCACTCTGTATCGGCTTGTTGGGTAAAAGATACCAGCCGGTTCGTAACAATTGAATTGTTGCCAAGTTCTTTGTGATCGTAACTTTTAATATTAACTTGCGGTCGGCTTTAAAACCGGCCGCAAATTTTGTTTTCATAGGATATATAAAAAGATGGGAAAAAAGATTTTTGAAGAAAGCCATGAGTCTAAGAAACTGCTGGCTACCGTAGGAGGAATGAAGATATATTCCGACTCTATTTATGTTATAACAGGTAAGATGGATGAAGAAGCTCCTTCCGGATATCAGGAAAGAGGTATTTCCAAGACTCCTTTCCCTGGTAACAAGACAGTATCTTGTTGTGGATGGGATAAGGATCTTAGGGTGTATGATACCGGTTTCTTCATTAATTCAGCATGTTATAAAGGTTACTCACTTGAAGACAAGAAGAATGAAATGGATATGCGTATTAAGAATATTCGGTATCCGTTTGAAGAAACTGTCAATGAGGACCTGGACCAAAAGAATTTCGATTTCTGGGATTCTTACAGAATTGATTTGTATGATGGTCGTTTGTTCTACACTAATGACGTTCGTGATTTATTTGAGCTGTATATAGCTATTTTGTCCAAGTCTCTTACTCCTAAAGAGGAAGATGGTAATCCGATGTATGTCGAATCTTATTATTGTGTAGAAGACAAGACTACAGCCGTAGATATCAGGAAACAACGTCAGATTGACAAGGCTGATATTTTATATGAGTTTATGAACAAGCTGAAAGGGTCAGAGGCTGAAAGGAAAAGCATCTACGATCTGCTTTTGTATCTTGACATCATATACAGCGTAGAGCTTGATCAGAGCATGGTTCAATACATATTCACTAATTGGATTGACGCCAAGAATACAAACGTTGACATGTATAAAGAAGCAAGCTCAAGGTTCTTATCTGACGACGAATCTTCTGAGGGAATGCAGGTGATTAAATTACATCGTATGATCAGGGAAATGATCGAGGGCCTGGCTGTCACCGTCAACACCGACGGACTGTATCTGAATGGCGAGCTCCTGGGCGCCGACGCCATCTCTGCATCTATGGCTCTTGCTTCCAATAAGTCGATGTTAGAAACTAAGTCACGTGTCCTGGAAGCGTATAACGCTTTAAAGAACAAGCATAAAAAAATAGAAGGCACTAAGTCTGACAAGAAGAAAAAGGAAGATGAGAAAGGTTTCGATGTTGATCAATACGCTGACAAAAAAGAATAATTTATGAGAATCGTTGATTGTTATCTTAGGGCCTTACAGAAGGCTGAAGAAAACATGACCAACGGTGGTATAAAACTTGACAAGGCACGTTTTGTTCAGCTTTTTAATGACGAACAAAACCGCCTTGTTCGTTATATCCTTGATAAGAAAAATGAAGAGGATATACGTTATATCCAAAAGTTGGTTGTGTATTCGAAAGAGCTTGACGAGAGAGGAGATAAAGATAATCCGGAAAGCACTTTATTTTCATTGCCTTCTGATTTCTTCTCTTTTTCAAACATATCAGGCGTATTTACCAAAGGTGAATGCACGGTCACTGATTTTACCATGTGGGAGGCTAAGAATGAAAACCCACATGAGCTTCTTGCCGACTTTTTTAACAAACCTGATTTTGATTTCAGGGAAACATTCTATACAATAGGCGAAGATTCGGTAAGGGTGTATAAGTCTGGTTTTGATGTAGACACCGTTTACCTTACATATTACCGCTATCCTAAGGAGGTTGACATCGAAGGATATATTAAATCCGATGGTTCTAATTCAACCGATATAGATCCTGAATTAGATGATAAATTAATTGGTATTATCCTTAACATGATTGAAAAGCAATTTGCTTTGAATGAAAGCGAATACGGACGTTATCAAATAGATTCAAACAACGTCCAATCTCCTTTGTAGCAGAAGAAAGGCATATCCTAAATTAAAGACTATCAAAAAGCATTAAGAATTAATTAATTCATAATGCTTTTTGTTGCTTATATGACTATCACTATTTTTGAGACAGATAACAGAATATTAATTTTTAAAATATTATAAGGCTATGGCTATCCATAAACCGTATGACAGACACATTATCTGTCCTCCGCACGCTAAGTTGGCGGACGTAGATTCTTTGTTGCTTCAAGAAGGTCAGATCGCTATCTATGATTTGGATGGTGAGCAGACTAAAGATGGTTTGAAAGCGTTGAAAGATTTGAAAGGATATCGTAAGGACGAACAGCGTTTCCAGATCAGAATCGGACGTAATGAGATGGTTAACGACCGTGTATCTGATGATAAATCATTCTCTACACCTACGTTTGCTATTGATGAAATTATAGAAGTGTATGCTTCTGCTCCGAAGAGCAAAGAAATTAAAGTAGATGAGGTTATTTTCGGTTATAACGGAATTGACGACAGTACAGCTATTACAGCAAGAAAAGGCGATCGTATTCCTATCCATATTAAGCTGACAGGACGTTTGTTTGAGCTTCGTGGTTATCCGATGGGTGAGGTGAATATCGATGATTACATCATTTTCGAAAACTGTCCGGGTCGTGAGGATATGTGTTCAGAATGTGATCCTTGTGAAGATGTTGATATTTTGGCTGCTATCTTGAAAACAATCGAACGTATCAAGAATCAGCCGATTGCAGGTGGTGGCAAGGTAGGTGATTTTGTAGAAATCCATCCTATCCATTCTTGTGATGAGTTAGAAAAAGCTCCGGTGGAAACCGACATGAATTTCTATTGCATGGAAATGTGTGATACCGGTGATGCTTATGCCCTGGCTCAGCTTAAGGCTGCTTATCCTGGTTTGGATATCAAGAGAGTCGGACGTCATCTTTCTACATCTAAATATCAGGTGATGAAAGAAGGTGGTAAGCCTGCTGATTATACTCAAAAACTGTCTTCTATTATGAAAGGCTGTGAAGAGTGCCCTGAAGGATATACCAAGGTAGAAGGCGGTTTGATTTATGCCGTAACGTTAGAGGATGATGGTGTTGATCAGTCCACTGTAGTAGAAAGCATTAAGAATGCCGTTAGTAGCACTGCCAAGAAAACAGCAGCCCAAGATGGCGGCGTAGGTATGTACACTGTGGCCGTAAGCAAGAAACTGACGAAGGCTGATATTGATGCATTTGTAGAAACTAATCCGACTGCCACAGTAACGTTCGTTGCTAAAACAGCAGATATGTGTAGCAATCCTACTGTTACTACTGTTAGCTGGGAAGCATGTGGTTCTTGTAAGATTTCGAAAGAAGCTTATGAAATTACGTTGCCGGATGATGAATGTGGTAACAGTGCTAAAGAAGAATTGCAGGCAGCATTCCCGTATCTGACAATCGAAGATTACGGTACACCTGGTGGATGTCAACACAAATTCAAAACAACGGTCGTTACTAACATGGTTTGCGACGAATGCGATAAAATTTTCAAAGACTTCTTCGTATCTAAAGCTCCCGAATCTTATCGTGGACGTAACTGGAAACGTTTGGGTGCCGTAGCAGGAGATCAGTCCATTATCGCCGATCCGATTCCTAAGAACTGCAAATGCGGTATCTTGTTCCGTGGTATTGACTACATGATTTCTCCGTCCGACTGTTTGATTGACCGTCTGACATTCCAAGAAGGATCTGTTCGTATTGCTGTAAATGGCGGTTATCCGGATGAACAGCGCGAGGCTATCAGCACGTACTTCAACCCGATCCACACCGAATACAAACAGCACTGGGCTCCGCGTACTCACCTTGGCGCTGAATTGCTGGATAAGGAACGTGAACAACGTATGTTCTTCGACTTCCGTAAGACTCACCAAGAACTTATGGAACGGATGTTTACCAACGAAGAAACCCGCTTAGACCTGTTGGCTCCGTATGCTGATTATTCAGTAACGTTAAAGCCGGCACGTTATTCTAACGGCTTCGGCAGGGTAATTGATGATCATATTACAGTACACTTCCATGTACCGTATGGCGCTCACGAAGGTATTCAAGACCTTATGGACTTGTTAGCTGCTTCGGCAAATATCAAGCCCTGCAAGATTTGATTTTCCTTTTTTCTATATATCCCAAGGGGGAGGAGGCTGGTCCTCCACCCCCTTTTTTGTAATAAAACAATTTGAAATAAGTTAGTTTCATATGAATGGCGTGGATTTTTTATCCGGTGCCTTAGGTAGGGGCATTGATAAAATAACCAACATAGTTGGAAAATGGGGTTCCTCCCAACCGGTAGATGACAGCAAATCCGGTATAAAAATAGGGGACAAAATCTACCAAGTGGTTGTGTCCTTAAATGGCTGTTATTGGTATCTTGACGAAGAAGGTAAGAAGCATCCTGTTTCTGGTATTCCGGCCACAACCGAATGGGAGTGGATTAACATAGCTGAGAAAGTTATCAAAGATTTCAAAACCTGTTACCGTACACCTGGTGGAAAGGTTGAAGTATGGAGTTGGTATCTTCTTAACGATCAGATGGATGTTCTTAAAGAAACCCATAGAATTACCGACAGTACCGACATGGATAATCCGGTAGGTAAAGTTCTTACTAAAATACCGGACGAGTGGGTTATGATCGACTGCGATCTTCCTGATATGACAGAACGCGACATTACGTTCGTCAACAGATGTTATAAGACTCCTGATGGTAAGGTTGAAATAGAAGGATTGGAAGCCATAGATGATAAGATAAATATCAGGGAATCTATTTATACCGTTATTCAATCGACGGACGATAATTTCCCTGCCGGCCATGTCTTTAAGCTAATTCCAGAAAATTGGGTTAGAATGGTTTGTGACTTTCCTGACATGACAGAACGAGACGTAACTTACGTTCTTGAATGTTATACTACTAAAAAAGGAAAAGTACAGGTAGAAGGTTTGGTAGCCATAGATAACATCCTTGGAGCCAGGGAAGAGGTTTATACCGTTCTTCAGTCAACCGATCCTGATATTAAGGTAGGAACCGTGCTGGATTCCATTCCCGAAGATTGGGTGAGAATGGTCTGCGATTTTCCCGACATGACGGACCGGGAAATCGTTGAAGTAGACGAATGTTATAAGACTGATGGTGGTAAGGTCAATATAAAAGGTTATCAATCTATTGATGCCGTTCTTGGTGTAAGGGAACAGTATTATTATATTGTTAAGACAACGGACGCCGCCTATCCTCAGTGGACGAGAATAGATAAGATACCTAATGAATGGACGAAAACCGAATGCGATTTTCCTGATCTTACAGAAAGACATATTATGTCCGTAGATGAATGTTACACTACTCCTGGTGGTAAAATACATCTTGGTGGATACAGGTCGGTAGATAGCATAATAGGAGTCCGGGACGAGTATCTTATTGTCTTAGAAACTACCGACCCTGATATACAAAGGGGCGCAACATTCAGCAAAATACAAGAAGGATGGCAGCGTATTGTTTGTGATTTCCCTGATGCTACTACATCCGACACGGAAATAGTAGAAAACTGTTATAAGACGGAAAAGGGTAAGGTTCAGATCCGGACATACATAACAATGGACGGATACGGAAATACAAGGGAATTGAGACATATGGTTCTTAAAACAACCGATCCTGATTACAATATCGGATCCAATATCGATCAGATACCGGTAGGGTGGTTAAGTATCGAGTGTGATTTTGCGTCTGCTACACAGCGCCATATAAGACAGGTCAAAAACTGCTACGTTTCTGATGCAGGGAGCATCTACGTTGAGGGAGAAATCGTTTACGACAATGACCTTGACGTGGACAAGATGGCGCTGACGGTCATGGAAAGCACTGACCCGGCGATAGCCGTAGGGACGGAGCTGGCTGACATTCCCTCTGGCTACGTGAGAACAGTTTGTAGATGTAATTGTTGCAACCACTAAATCTTATTATTATGAGCTGTAACGAATATTTTTTAGTAACACTGGAGTCTAAATCGACTCCAGTTCGTCATAAATACACGAATTTAACAGACGAATGGTATGGTCCTGATGGTGTTAAGTACGAAGATCCTGATACGATAGCCAAAATCGAAGAACAAGCTACAGATAAGAATCGTATAGGGGATAACACCTTATATCAGAAACTTATTGAAATACATTCTCAAGGAGAGTCAATAAAATCAGACATCGGAGACATAGGTCAGGTATTAGATTACATAAATGGGGAGGAAGTGTAATGGGAACCATATCAGATAAGTTAATGAGGATCATAAATACCAAAGAGGACATAAGGCAAGCCCTTATATCCAAAGGATATGATGTACCTACTTCCATACCTTTTAAAGAGTATGCGAAAATGATATTAGACCTGCCATGTAAAGCAGATTCCTTCCCGGATATAGAAGGTATCGTAGCCAGATATTACGCTTCTGGTCTCACTAATGAACAGATGGCTGCCAATCCCGTATGGGTTGATAAGACAGGTAATGGTCATGATTTACAGATGAAGAATTTCGCTTGGGGTGGAATGAGTGGAGTAGGTGGGTATGAAATGAATTTCAATTTATGGACAAACAATGTTCCAAGCATTCCAGATATTTCTATGTCTACGACGACTACCTCAGTTAGTGTAAGTGTTGGAAATTCTACTTATAATAACAATCTTATTTATATTCATATAAGTAATTGGGATATAAATAAGAATCACTGGTTGAAGGTCACATCTACTTATGAAGATGGAGATCTCGCCTTTATATTTTATAATGATAGCAATACTAAAAAGATTGGATTGCCAGCTAACGGCTATGTAAACATACCTGCATATCCTGAATTTAAAGGCAATTATATGTATATCTCAACTACATCTAATAAGCAAGGTTCGTTTACCATCGAACAATTTCCCCTCTACCCCGGCGCACTCGTCTTTGACGGAGTAGACGATTATGGTGTCTGTGAGAACTTCCCTATTCTGACTAAAGAAAAGGGATATACGGTTGTGGCGTTGAGACAGTGGATTACAAGGGGAGAAGGATCATTAGGATTAGTATCTAATGTAAAGAATTGGAACAATAATGGTGCCTTCTTGTTAGAATATAGAAATATACAAGCCGATCATTTTAATAAGCCTATATCTTTTGGAGCAATAGGGAGTGAAAATGATTTACCACACATCCTTACTTATCAGACATCTAAAAGTTATAATGGTGTTTCGATTACAACTGGTAATTTTGAAGGAACAGATGTGCTACATGTTGGGAAATTAGCTCCAACTAATGTAGGAACTTGTATTAACGCTGCTATCTGGGAACTTGTATTTCTCGATCACGACGCCACCGAAGAAGAACTGACCAAGATCAAAGACTATTTCGTCAAAACCTATCCCTGGCTCTTCCCCGACCAGGCATGGACAGTCACCGGCAAGACCAACGAGGACGAAGATCGTGCTACTATTGCCAACATTACGGGCAATGGTAATGATCTTATACTGTCAAACTTTGGGTTTGCAGAAGGGAGTGGGTATGGGTTGTATCAGCAGAATTATGCAATTTGGACTAAAGTCAGTAACAGGGCTACATTTACTGTTACATCATCAAAAATACACGTAACATCGGTAACAGCAGAAGAACATGCTGATTTTATTTATACCACAGGGCAACAATTAAAACAAAAAATTAGAATAACTGGATTGCCAGAAGGGGCCAGTTTTGTAATTGGTAGATCGGGTGTAGATTTAAAAATAATATCACAAGACGGAATATATGATGTAGATATATTAGATGATTCTTCTGCGAATCCTATAATTGGATATAGAATAAATAGGATTTTAGATTCATGCGACATTACTATAGAGCAAATCCCCGAATACGAAGGATACCTCATTACTGATGGGGTGGATGATGAGGTTCGAAGTGCTGCTTTTACATTGAACGAGGATTGGACGATTGTTGGAAATTGGGAATTTATAACTAACGAAAATAAGAATGCTGGCTTAACAAAAGTTTACTCTTTCTACTTATACAATAGAGATTATGGAATATTTGTGTATAAATATATAAACGCCGGACAGGGATTTTCTGTTGAAGATGTTAAATCTTTAAAAGCTATCTGTTCTGATGGTCGCATATATCTTAATGACTGGCAGGAAATAAGAAACAATATAGAACAGGAGGCTACAATTAGTAAAGGGGTAATGGCTATTGGGTACTTTAACAGAGATTTCACCAAAGTGGCTTTCAAAAACTTAGGCATCTACAACGATCAACTCCTCTCCAAAGACGACTGTATCAAAGCATATAACTATTTACAAACCCTAAAATCAAAGTAATATGAAATTCATTATCATACCAAAAGAAGTATTGTAACAGATAGTTAAAAATAAAAATAAATGCAATGAATATTCAACGAATTTGTTCATTGCATTTATTTTTATTTTATATTTGAGATATGAAATACAAAGTGAGTACATATGCAAAGATTCATGGGGTTACAATGCGTACCGTATGGAATTGGATAAATAAAGGAGAACTTGAAATTGAAAGAACTTCTACAGGAAGAGTACGCATCGTAGTTGATGAAAATAAAGAAAAGACAATCGCTGTATATGCAAGAGTTTCATCTTCTGAAAATAAGTCCAATTTGATAGCTCAAAAAGACAGAGTTGTCTCCTACTGCATGGCGAAAGGATACAAGATAAGTAAGGTTGTAATGGAAGTAGGAAGCGGATTGAATGACAAACGTCCTAAATTAGAAGACCTTTTGAAGGACAATTCGATAGACATCATAGTTGTTGAGCATAAAGACGGGTTTTCGAGATTTGGATTTAATTTCATACAAACTCTTCTTAACATAAACGGAAGATCAATAGAGGTTATCAACCAAGCGGAAGATGATAAAGAAGATATAATGTCCGATCTTATCTCTATCATAACCTCGTTTTGCAGTAAAGTGTACGGACTTCGTAGGTCGAAAAGGAGAACAGGGAAAATAATAGAAGAACTTTCTAAAAAGGATAGTGTTGAAAAATGAATCTTGTTGAAAGACATATAATTAAGAAGAGCGACACGAGATACAAGGAATTGGATAATATATGCTTTTTATCCAAAAACTTGTACAATGCTACTTTATATGCTTTCAGACAACATTATTTCAATACGGAAGAGTTCTTGGGATATCTTTCTTTAAATAAAGAGTTTGTCTTATCCGATAATCCTGACTATAGGGCACTTCCTTCAAAGGTTTCACAAGCTACGATGAAAATAGTCGAGAATAACTACAAGTCGTTCTTTGCTCTCAAAAAGAAAGGTGAAAAAGACGCAGAAATCCCAAAGTACTTGAAAAAGAACGGTAGATTTCCGGTTTATTTTACATATCAAGCTGTTTCTTATAAAAGCAGAGAAAGATACTTAAAGTTATCCGGTACCAGCGTTTACATAAAAACGGATAGGAAAGCCATCCAAGTTAGAGTGATTCCGAAAGGTGATCATATCGTAGTCGAAATCGTTTACAAAGCAAATGAATGCAAAGCGAAAGAAGACAATGGGATTTATGCAGGAATTGACATAGGATTGAACAATTTTGCAACAATCGGATTTAATAACGGAAAAGGATTGATTATAAACGGAAGACCTTTGAAATCAATCAATCAATATTACAATAAGAAGAAAAGCGAACTTTCTTCAGAACTTGAAAGGAGGAATAAAAGCAAAAATAGCAAAAGACTTAACAGACTCACAACAAAGAGAAATAACAAAGTGAAGGATTATCTTCATAAAGCGAGTACTATGTTAGTTAATCAATTAATTTCCAACAATGTTTGCAAAGTAGTAATAGGCAAAAACGATGGGTGGAAGAAAGAAATTAACATAGGAAAACGAAATAATCAGAACTTTGTAAACATCCCTCATGCTGTTTTCATTGAAATGGTTTGTTATAAATGTAAGCTAAATGGGATTGAAGTTGTTTTAAGAGAAGAAAGTTACACTTCAAAATGTAGCTTTATTGACAACGAACCGATCAAAAAGCATGATTCCTACGCAGGTAGAAGAGTTAAAAGAGGGTTGTTTAGATCAGAAAATGGAACATTCATAAATGCTGATTTAAACGGAGCTCTCAATATTCTAAGAAAAGAAGTCGGAGAATTTAATTATAATCCGATAGAGGTTTGTAGTTCACCAAAGAAACTCCGAATAGGACTTTCTTAAAGAAAAGCATATTTCTTTGAATTTCATTGAAATATGTAACTATATGATTCCGTATCTGAAGAAAAGAGGCGTGAATTAGGAACAGGCAGTCCAAGAACTAGTGTAGATGGTTCTAAAGTTATTTTGCACATAGAACATTATGACCATCTATTCAAGTCTTTAGATATGCAGGCTGATGACGATCCTCAATACCCGTATCCGGTATATGACAGCTCTTCTTCTGAGTTTGAATCTATTCTTTCATCTAAAGAATGGGTGTCCGATGTTAATAACGAACATCTTTGATCTTGTTATGGTTGGGACAATTGCTATATTTGTAAAAAGTTGAATAATTAAAGCGTGTGGTAGCGTTATCTACCATATAATCATCATGTTTCAGATAATAATCGGATGCGTTTTGGCTAATATCCTTACGATAGCAATCATCGGTTTATCCCTGTATTTAGTGTATCGTAAAAACGAAGACCGTTTAAAGGCTTTGGACTCTAAGATCGATCAGAAGGTTGAGGACGTAAAAAACAAGGTTGGGGCGGTGATGGATATCGTAGACCAGATCAAGAAATTGTTGGACAAAATCAATAAAAAATAAAAAATGGCAGAAGTAGGTTATAATAGTAAATTCGAAGGTCAGGAGGTTGATTCCAGGCTTGAGAATGTGGTGCAGGCCGCTCCTGGGACGGGCTCAGAGTCGGGCAAAGGAGGCCTTATCCCGGCTCCCCCTGCCGGAAGTCAAGACGGTAGCAAGACTCTTCTTAGTAATATGACATGGGGAGATCATGTAACAAAACAGTACATAGATGATGCTGTTTCGGCGGCAGGGTGGAAGAAGCAAATTGTTAGCAAACTTCCTACTGTTGAAGAAGCGAAGGATAATGTCATGTATCTTGTAAAAGACGATGTGGCATCTATAGAAACTAAAAACGTGTATAACGAATATATTTTGGTTACTGAAGAAGGTGGAACTAAGGTGCTTGAATCGCTTGGTATGGTAAGTACCGGAGTAGATTCTGGCTATCTTGATTTATCCATATTTTCTGGTAATTCCGGATCTCTTGATGAAAATTCGTTTGCAAAAGTTTTGGATGCATACAATAACAATATCACATTAGGTAAGTTAGATGGTGATTATTATTATTTGAATTATTTTTTAGAAGGTAATGATTTTGAAAATAATTTTAAATTAAAAATAGTATTTGCCTCATTTGCTAATACCGACTCAGCGGTAGGCGCATCTGAATATGATATAGAAATTCAGGTGGGGACTTTTGTTGTTATTCAAGATAAGACATATGAGGCTATGAACAATATGGTTACGTTGTCTAATACGATATTGTCTTATTTGAATTTTATGGCTATGCCCCCTAAGGTTGTTACAACATTGGCAAATTTACCAAAAGGTGCTCATAATATCATAGCCAACGTCGCTTCTGCTACGAATCTGTCTATGACCGTATCTTCTGAGTATGTTGGGAGGGAGTGGCAGGTGCGGGTTAACAACACCACCGGCACGGACATCACACAGCCGCTTCCTACCTCTGGACAGTTCCAGAGTATGTCAGGCTATAGCGTAGTGATACCTAAAAATAGTTTTATAGAATTAAGTATCTGGTATATCAATGATAAGTTGGTTATCAGAGTAGGTGAACAAGCTTAATAGAAAGGATAGAGTATGCTTTATGTAAATAAAAACGTAAAAGGTTTTTACTGGGAAGGATACGAGTTGGACTCCTCTTCTTACGAAGTAGGGTATTCTTGCCAAGATTTCTTAGATGGTAAATGGGTTCAACTTGACTCCGATCAAGAAAAATTCCATCAAGACAATCCTGATGCGAGTGTGAAAGAAGTTATTGTCATGCAGCTTGACCCGGAGCCTCCTGGACCAACTGAAGAGGAGTTGCTTGCCAAGGCTAAGGATAAGAAAGTTTCTGAGGCCAGGGAATATGCTTATTCTGATGCTGTCCGCTCTTATAGCTTGGATGGTAAACAGATATGGTATAACAGCAGCATGAGGCAGAAGGTTAAAAACGATATTGATGTAGCAAAAGGGAGCGGGATATACACCGTATCTGTAGCAGATTCAGAATACGAGCTTGATATTGCTAATACGGCAATGAATGAAATGCATGTATATGAATCTGAATGCGATGATCGTACTGCTGCCATAGAAAAGGAAATAGCTTCTAAAATTGACAGGAGTGAAGTTGAATCTATGAAAGTGGATGAAGGATATCCTGAGAAGTTGGTAAGGACAAAGGATCAGATCATAGAAAAAAATAAGATCCTTGAAGCTAACGATCCGGAGAAGGCTACAGCCATGTACATGAGGGCGATGATCAATACGCCGGCTATGTTGGAGAATACTGACCAGAGTCTGGCTCTTAAGATAAAAGGATTGTATCCTATTTGGGATAAGGATGGAGTTTATGGCGACAAAGGTCTTCCTATGGGAACTGCTGTTGTAAAGGGGCAGCGTTTTCGTAGTAAAAACCAGCCTTCAGATTTGGATTGGACTTTGTTTGAAGTAAGGCAAAATCACAATCTACAAGCTGATTGGGTTCCTGGCCAGGGAGGTGGAGCCGAAAGTCTGTATATGGTTGTTCAAGAAAAGCATTCAGGTACCGTAGACGATCCTATTCCTTGGGTATATAATTCTATTTTAGAGAACGGAAAGTATTACATAGACAAAGAAATTAAGTATCTTTGCATAAGAGATTCAGGCATCCCTTTGGCTTACGAGAATCTTTCTGATCTTGTATCAGCAGGATACGTGAGGGTTGTTTAGGTCGTGATTTGTTGTTAATGTTATGGATAACCCCTGTATATTTATTTATGCAGGGGTTTTTCTTTAATCCAAACTCTGCTTATTTTAATATTTGGTAAGGTCCTGATTATCTTTGTGAAAAAGGTTAAGTTATGGAAAGAAAAGATATTATAAAAGAATTGAGTCAGTATTTTAGTATTGTTGAATTAGTTGGTCCTAAAGAATACGGTAGAGACAAAGATCTTTGCTGGAGGTATTTAAGAACTGAGTTGCTTCACACGATACTGGTTTTAAGGAAAGACATCTTGAAAACTCCGATGACGGTTAATACCTGGAAGTCGGGTGGAAGGTTTGATGAGCGTGGTTTTAGGAACAATATCTCGGATATAGTAAAATCCAAGACCGTATCAGGGTCTTTGTATATCAGTCCTCATATGCTTGGGGCAGCCATCGATTTTGATGCCAAGGGTATGACGGCAGAAGAGGCAAGGAATAAAATAATTCAGTCGCAGGATTTACTTCCTTGTCCCATTAGATTAGAATCAGGTACCAATTGGGTCCATATTGACGTATATGACTCTCTTGGAAGTAGCAAGAAAGTAACTATGTTCTAATATGGCTTACAGATTTGTAGGAAGGATGAATTTAGAAAGTTTCTGGGCTTTTCTCATTTCCGGATTATCAGCATTGTGGATGAATTTCCAGGAGATTCACCACCTTATATATTCTATATTGTTTATATTAGCTATAAATCTTTTGTTAGCTACTATAAAAAGTATCAAACACTGCTATATCCGAAGAAAGAGAAAGAGGCCTTTTAAGATATTGACATTCATAAGCGAAATTGGAATTTTGAAAATCCTTCTTGAGTTCGCGGCCTGCTCTTTCGGGCTGTTTATCATATCCGGAATGGATCTTATTATGTCTATGGGAGGGCATAAATCCCCAGAGTTTATAGACATGCTTCTTCAGTGGATTACGATATTCGCCTTAATATTATACGGTGGAATGGCATTCAAACGCCTCGGCGACCTTGCACCTGATTTGATGATAGTAAAAGGTGTTAAGTATTTCTTTAGCAAAGTAAGTTGGTGGCAAAAAGTTCCATTCGGAGAAGAGCTTAAAGAAGGTATTAACAACGGTGATATACAAGAACTTTTAGACGAAGATAAGGAGGGTAAAAGATGTGTTTGCAAAAAATGAGAGCCAGGCATGTGTTAGGAGTTCTTCTACTGTGTTTTATATCTTTCTTGTTTGGTAAAACATGTAAGAAGAAAGAAATAATACACAATATAGAAATAGATACTGTAATAGATACCATTATCCAATCTATTCCTGTTCCTCAGTATATAGTTGACGTAGGGGAGGTAGAAATACCTTTCCCTATGGATGCTATAGTTGAAAAAGATACGATAAAAGACACTGTTTATATCAATATTCCTATACAAAGAAAAACATACAACACAGATGATTATCGGGCTGTTATAAGCGGATACAGACCTAATTTGGACACTATGATCATCTACCACAAAAAAGAAATAATATACGAAAAGAGCCGGCGCTGGGGCATAGGACTGACGGCAGGGTATGGGGTTGGACGCGAGGGCTTCTCCCCCTACTTAGGCGCTGGAATCTATTATCGGATATGGTGACAATCACCTCACCTTTTATTTAATGTCCAATAGTTTAAACTTTTATCACCTCATTTACTTATCTTTGTAGAAAAAGATAAGGTATGAACTATATCGATATTTTACCACAGATAAGAAATAACATTTTCTATGTCAGGATAGTAATGACCGACTACGATGTAGAAAATCAGATGGTTATTAGAATAGTAGCCAGAAGAAATGATGGCCTGTACAAGACGGAAGTAGTACAGTATCCAAATGAAGGAACTGATTATAACGGGGAAATCATTGTTCCTATGTTTGGTATGGCTAAGTCGTTGGTAGCCCAAATAGTAGGAGTCAAGATAAATGGTACCGAGGTACGTGTTAATAGCACTGAGGTAGAGGGAGCTGATATAACAGCCAGATACGATGATTCCCTTACCAGAATGGGATGGGAGGAGAGTATGAACAACATCCATCTTGATTTTGAGGTTATAAGCACCAACAACCCTAAAACGCTTCGCATATCCGATCAGTCGGAATGGGGGATACTGGCAGACAGACCGGCTATTATAGAGATTGTGCCACCTGAAGATGAAAATAAGTATGTTTATTATCTTGGTAAGAATCAGTTGAATGTATTCAACAGTAAGACTCTTGGCATAAATCCAGGTCGCGGAAATGATTTTGAAAACCTGAAAGATGGTATATACGATATTACCATAAAAGGCAGTCCTTCCTCTTATTCATTTAACAGAAAGTATTTAAAAACAGATCTGATCCGTCTTAACATAGATAAGATATGGGCCAGGTCAACTGTGTTATGTGATCATGAGGATGATGACGTTATTGACAAAATAAAAGAAATAGAGTTTCTGCTGGCTGCGGCTGAAGCCAATATGAGATTAGGGAATTTTGAAAACGTAAAACAATTATACGAAAAAGCATCTAAATTGATTTACGTTCTCAATAATTGTGAAAATTGTGGTTGCAAAATGTAATTAATTAAATATAAATAAGTTATGGGATGTGGATGTGGAAGAAGTAATATTACTTCTGTTAACAGAAATAGGGCTATAAAGCCTCAGTCGAATACGACACCTAAAGCTGATTCTAATGCGGCTTGTATTCAGAAATACGATGAACTTGCTGTATTGGACAAGAAAATCATAGACCTTCATCGCAAGTTCAGGTTTGTAGGAGGTGTAAGTAAAAGGTATGCTGATATTCAAAAGCTGGTAAGAGGCTGGATTGTTAATTTGAAGAACGAGTGCCCGGATCCGGATGATCTTGCTACTTATTCCGAATACATAAATAAAGAATACGCCAGGTATTTTACGTCAAAGTGATATGGCAGCTACCGGAAGTACACAGCAAATTCTTTTCCCTTCATCTTACTTATGTGAGTGTGCCGATCGTTTTATAGCATGTAAGGCTGATCAGTATCTACAATATCATAAGTATAAGGTAGGTATTAAGCCTGATATAGATACGGTTCTTAAAATAGATCGTATGAGAAGAATCGTATGTGAAGGGGAATGCGGGTTGTGCCCGGACGAGATTCAGAAATTTAAAGAAGAACTTAATAAGATCTTGTCATGAAAAAGATGTATTACAACAAGGAATACAGAAAAGCTTTCAAGAAATCGGACTGTCCGGAGGATCTTGGTTCTGAAGAAACTTTCATCGTTCATGAAGCTGAATTTTGTTCGGATATAAGCCAAGATGATGCAGATAGGAAAGCGGAAGAGTTTGCGGAGAAAGAAGGTCCGTTGTATGCTAATAAAGTAGGTGGCTGTTGCGAGGTATATTATAACACAAGACAGGAAGGGGATTTCTTTAAAAATGATTGTCCTGATGGTCAAAAACAAGAACGACCTACACATCATGTGATAGAGGCCGGGAGTGTATGGTCTAAGTTCAGTACCGAAATAGCCAACTACGAAGCTGCGAAGATTCTTGAGCAAGAAGGGCAGGCTGCCGCTAACGAATCTGGAGTATGTAAAACCGTTTATTACAACGAAGATCAACATGGTTGGTTTAGTAAACGTTGTAAGGAAGGATGGAAGGCTCCTGAGAAATACAGGAGGATATACGCCGGTACCGTAACGTCTTTCATTAGTGTTGATGATGCCAATGAAAAGGCTAAGAAGATACTGGAAGAAGAGGGCATGAAATGGGTTAATGAAAATACCAAATGCGAGCCCGTTGTTGATGAATGTCAATTTGATTTTTGAAAATGAGCAACGTAAAATTTAATCCGACAGAAGGTGAGAATGATAAACCGGTGTCGGTGTTTTCTGAAATAAATGAAGGTCTTGATACGACTTTGAATTACACTATTTCCGATGAGGGGAATAAGGCTAAGAAGAGCATCGTCGTTAATCAAGTTGGTAAAAGGGAAAAGCTTTTATCGAAGAAAGGGGAGGGATCTGAACCTTTTGTTTTGTCTGATGGTAATACTTTCAACGTTCTTAAAGAAGGTGCTTCAGGATCGGCATCCGCTTGGGCTGAGGACCAGCTTCCTCCAGAAGCCACGGAATCAGTTGGCGACAAAAGCCTTCTCCCTTCTTGGGATTTTTACCTTATAGACATGACTCAAAATACCGGAGACAAAGTGCGTCCGGTTGGAAAGCTTCGTAAGAACAATCTCCTTAGATTTGAAAATGGAGATTTTGCTCCTACGGTAGGCATAACCGAGGAAATGAGAGCCGAATGTGATGTGGAGTTGTATTTGGATAGCGGTCATAAAAATAAGTATTGTAATGCTGGAGCATTTGACGCTAAGGCTTTTTACGAAGAGTATGGTATTGGTCAAAAACTTTATAATGTATCAGGATCAGAGGTAAGGATTTTAAGACCTTGGGAGACTACTTCAAAGAATTATAGCATATTCTTAGGATGTAGCAAGAGTCTGTATGTAGTTGATAAGGTAGTTGGCAAAAGCGGGAAAATATGGTCTGGTGTGTACGACGCAGACACGGTTCCTATGCTGGACGGACTTGACCTGCGCCAGACGTGCCCTGTGCTGCCGCCCACAGCCTTATCTCCTGGACCGGTATGTACAGTAGACTCCAAGGCAAGATCTTTCTTTTTCTTGTATGAGGGAGAAACAAATTGTAAATCTGGATCCGGAGCTGGTGACGCATGTACAATGTTCTTAAATGGAAGAACTTATCCGAGATGCAATGATGTAAATCAAATCAATATAGCTAAGTATTCAAGGGCTAATAACGTAGATCCAGAATCTTCTTATCCTTTTTCAGAAGGTGGATTTTTGACTTTGAATGCGTATATCATATACCTTGAAATGTTGTACGGTACTAAATACTTAGTTAATCCAGACACTTTCGGTTCCGGAATATCAAGTAATAACGGAATAGGTAATGATGTCAATTATCGCAAATACGGAGGAGTGAAATACCGTAAAAAGGGAGAAGAGTCGTGGCTGTATGGAGCATGGGCTACAGATGCTTCTATTATCCATTATGAACCTACTAAAAAAACTTATTTTTCTAATCTCATAAATTCAGAGTATCCTAAAGAACAGTGCATGGAAAGTCAGATGGCTGCTTCTTTTGCATTTGAGACAGGAGTAGAGGAAGGATTAGAGTTTGATTTTTATGGAGGAAAATATTGGTATAAGAGCGTTCAGGGAACCAAAAGTATGGCTGAAGGTCATATGAATGTTATTGTGTTTAAGGAAATGACTGGTACCATATCAGCCTTAGACGAAAATGACGAACCAGCAGAATTTGATTTGGAAGTTATTTTAAGGATGTCTTTATTCGATGGTATGAATTTGTCTGGAGACATCTTTAGATATTGTGGAGGGGGATACGAACAGGTAGGAACTTGTTTAAATGATCCTAATGTCACTCGAATAGGTAATACTATTGATATTTATATAGAGCCAGATCAAAAGAAATGGACATATGAGAAAAGGTCTACTATAAATAATGGTGAGGTTTTTAATTTTGAATCTAAATATAAAAAGATAGCAACTACCCAAAATTTAGGAGATAGTTATACTTTACACCGTATCCCTTATGCCGGATGGAAGGATAAAAAAGGGGGAAGTATCGGAACAGGAGAATGTTTTTATACATATGACAATTGCTACTGGGCTTCAGCTATCGGCATAAAGTCCAGAGTGGTTGCTCGTTTCGGCGGTTATGCGTACAATGGCTTTTGCTCGCCTCGTCATCTGCATGCGCATTACGCCGTTTCTGGTTCGTATCGCACCTATTGCGGCCTTGCCCAACTGTTGTTAGACGTCGGTCAACCGCAGGTTTGATGGGCATTTCATTTCAAAATGTGAACCTACTTATGGCAAAGATGCTATTCTCCCTATTACCGATGTAGAGATAGAAAACAGATGCGGATACGTTTTTAAAGGCAGCACTAACCGCTTGGAATACATTGATTGACTTCTTATTGTGATGGTGTGAATGAAAATTGTTATCTTGCACCAAAAAAAAGAAAGTCATGAACTCATGTAACACTTGTAAAGATGACAGACCTGATATTCTGAGATCTAATATTTGTATCGGGTCTGATCCATGTAATGACTGTACGGACAATTGCGAGATTCTTCCAAAAGAATGCGATTGCCCGTATGGTCATTTAAGCGATCATTGCATTCATTATACAGGATGCAAGACATTCATATCCAAATTAACTCCAGGTATGCCTTATAATGAGGTTATGCATAATATAGAGCTGGTTTTTGAAAACATAGATAAGTTTTTGGATAGGATGGTTGAAGAAAATACGCTTTTAAAACAAAGGGTTGAAAAACTTGAAAAACAGTTACAAAATGGAAAAGAGTGCACAAATTGGTAAGGACTTAAGTGGTAAACACGTATATGTTCCACATGTGGACGAGACGCCGGTGCCATGCCCGGACGGATACACCTGCACGAACTGCGTGTACTGCGCGGACGGCATCAACGCTGGCTACTTCAGTCTGGCTCAGAAATCTGATCTTACGGCTTTAATCAATGCAATGATATGCCGTATGGAATATCAGGATGGGGAAATAGAATTTTTAAAACAAAAAATAAATATTTTAAGTAACAATGGCAATAACAGGTAACGGTTGTTTTGGCAGTCATGGTGGGTGCGAACGCCCGCATCATTGCAATATTCCTTCTTCTAACATATTCTATGATGGGGAAACTATAGAAGAAGCTGGTTTGTATCATGGTATGCCTTTAAACAGGGCTTTGGCTAATTTAGCTAAATACGTTTCAAGGGCTATTAACGTAAGTGGATCTGTCAATACAGAAGTATTTGACGGTACTTCTCATGTGGTTCTAAAGAAGGATCCGGCAGAGATTTTGCTTGTATCTTATTGCGGAGGTGTCGTACCTTCTGATATGTATAAAATCCAGGGCCGTACTGTTAGGTTCTGCCGGGATATGTGTCAACAAGATGAATTTGCTGAAGTGAGGGTCGTGTACCGAGAAGAGGCAAATAGTTCTTATGGGTTCCATTGTTAATTTAGGAGGATAAGAAATGGCAGAAAAATGCAAAGGATTTATATGCGGGGGTAATCTCGTTGATGGCTCTGTGCCTTCTGATAAGTTAGATAAAGAAACTATTATCGAGCTTATTAAAGAGATTCTAAAAGAGGAAATGCACGAATCTTGGCTTAAGGAGATAATAGAAACCATACTTAAGGAATCTATTGATTCAGATTGGCTTCGTGAGTTCTTTAAAGAGGTTCTTAAAAAATATGCTAAAGAGGAATGGTTTAAGGACATTATCTGTGGTTTAGGATGTGTAGGGGTACAAGAGATATTTGACGTTATTCCTACTGACATAACATTTGAAGCCACAGGTGGTACGGCTACGGTACAGGTTGTGGTAGATGATGGCGTTGAATGGGAACTGACACTTTAATAAAGGAGGGTTATTATGAGCAAAGAAAGAATATATAAGATGGATGATGGTTCTTGGCTTACCTCGGACAAGAAGGAAGGTGTCGGTCGTGATAAAATGAATTTCGATGCTCCATCTTGGAAAGGAAGGGAAGACAGGATCACTATCCGAATTGTGAAGAAATCCGATACTGAAAGTATGAAAGCTATTACTTTCAGGCAAAAAGGCATTAAGATCACAGAAGTCTCGGTTAGCAGGCTGGAGTTCCCTATATCTGGTGGAGACAAGCAGATCCTTATTACTACCAACGCCGCTTCTATCAATGCCCTTATTACAGGTGAGAAAGATATAAAGGGTGTCATAAAAGCATTTACCACCGCTTCCGGTCTTAATATTGACGTCAATGATATTAGGCTTGATTATGGTTTCCCTGGTGATCCGGGTCTTGAAGACACGTTCCAGGTTTCGATGATTGTTTCCATGCCTGATAATGAGGATGGGGATGAAGTTAATGAGAATATAACTATAAATGGTGTACTGATTCCTATCTATCAACCCGGAAAGGTTGTTCCTTACATCAAATTGGATAAGGAATTTGAACAGGTTGAGGGTGATGAAACAAGCACGCAGTTAAGTATAGAAAGTAATATAAAAGATTATGTTATTGAAATAGTTGAATGCGAGTCTGTGGATAAGGAGGAAATTCACCTGGACAAGGATGTTGTTGATCTTGATTCCGATGGATCTTCTGAGGTAATCAACGTAAGTACAACTCCCAAAAATTTAAGATGGAGGGTTAGTGAATGAAAGTAGATAATTGTTGGGCGAACATAGATAAGAAAGAAGGCGGTCTTAACAGTAAGGTTAATATTTACTTTGATGAAAATGATACTGGTGTCAACAGAAGTGTCAAGATAAGGGTGTCTTCCAGGGACGGTAGCGTATCTGAAGAATATACGTTAGTTCATAAAAAAAAAGAACAGGTAGTTTATAGAAATAAAAGACAGTCAGCTCTTTTCACAAAAGAAGGATGTAATCCTGAAACAGAGAAAGGGGAAGAGCTTGAGTATGTTGTTGAGGCCGGAAAATACACGTCTATCATATCTCAGTCTGATGCTGATGACAAGGCTATGAAAGACATTGAGCAAAATGGTCAGAACTGGGTTAATGAGCATGGTCGTTGTATAACCATATTATGGTACAATGTCAAGAAATCAAAGTCGTTTAGAAAGAACGATTGTGATCCTGATACCGAAGAAGGAAGTTTGGTTACGATGACGATCGAAGCCGGGCAGTTCTCTTCTACCATAAGCCAGGAAGATGCTGACCGAAAGGCTGAAGCTGAGTTGGATGCCAAGGGTCAAGACTATGCTAATTCTCATGGTACTTGCAATACCATAAAATGGTACAACGACAGGAAATCCAAGATGTTCCAAAAGACAGATTGTGAGGTAACTGAAGTTGGATCTATGGTAGAGTACGTTGTAGAAGCCGGCCGCTTCTCTTCTTCTGTTTCTAAGGAGGATGCTAATCAGAAGGCTTTGGATGCCTTGGAAGCTGAAGGTCCAGGTTATGCTAATGAGCATGGTACATGTGAAACAAATTTATGGTATAACGTAGAGAAGTCAAAAGTATTTTATAAAAATGACTGTGAAGATGGATTTATCGGAGCGCCTTACACTTACACAGTAGAAGCCGGTAAATACACATCAGACGTAAGTCAAGAAGATGCTGATAAGAAAGCTCTTGATGATATAGAGAGAAACGGCCAAGAACAAGCCAACCTTAATGGTGAATGCATTGAGGATCCTAATTATTTTATAGGAAAGGCTTCGGCTCGTGTTCAGAAAAATGATTGCGATGCCGAATCTCAGACCGGAAGCTTCGTTGATTTGACTGAAAAGGATCTTGCCGGATATCCAGATGCTTTTGTATCAAGGGAAAGCCAGGAGGCAGCTAACGCGTTGGCTGAAGCAGCTATGGAAGAACAGAAACAAGATCTTGCAAATAAGAAAGGTACTTGCATAGATAAAAACCAATTTGTTGGTGTATATAGCAAGGTATTCACAAAAGACAATTGTGAAGGAGAAGGCGTAGGTTCGCAGGTAACGGTAGACCAAGACGATGTAACTGGTGGTCCTTTTACTTCATACGAAAGCCAGGAGGCGGCTAACGCGCTCGCTCAGGCTGCCGTCGAGCGACAGGGCCAGGCCATAGCCAACCAAGACGGTCATTGTACGTGGACTGGTAAATACAGTGAAGAATTTACCAAAAACGATTGTGATGAAGGCCAAGTAGGGTCTAAGATTACTGTAACCGAACAAGATGTTGTTGGTGCTCCTTTCACATCTACCGTAAGTCAAGATGATGCCAATAACAAGGCTCAGGCTGCTGTCAAAGAGCAAGGTCAGGCTATTGCCAACAATAAAGGTAATTGTGAAGATATGACGGTCTATACCGGTCATTACAGTAAGAGATTCGTTCCAGAATGCGAGGCTTGTCATAAAGGTGTAGAGATGGAGGTTACGGCTGAGATGGTAAATGGAAGCCCTGTTACATCAACAGAAAGCCAGGATGCAGCAGACGCAGAAGCCCGTAGGATCGTAGAAGAAGGCGGTCAGGCTTATGTTAATAAGAACGGAACTTGTACACCATTAAGCACCGATCCTGTATGGGAGGACGTAGAACCGGAAGAACTTAGATGTAATGAAGGTAAGTCTCAGAAAAAGCAACGTGATACCAACGAATGTTCTGAAACTCACAATCAAGAACGTTGGGTAGATGGCGGGAATAAGGTTTGTAGCTGGACCGGTCATTATACAGAAACGTTCCAGAAAAACGATTGTGAGATACCGGATTCAGGAACGGAAGTAGAAGTAAGTGAAGCTGATGTTGAAGGCAATCCTTTTATTTCTTTCGTAAGTCAAGAAGATGCTGATAATAAGGCCAAGGAAGCTGTTAAGGCTCAAGGACAGAATATTGCCAACCAAAAAGGCAAATGTAGGTTCGTAGGCGTATATAGCAAGGAATTTACGAAAGACAATTGCGGATCATGTCAGCATGGCGTTCCGATGAGCGTAACACAAGACATGGTGGGTGGACCGTTCTATTCTAATGAAAGTCAGGAAGAGGCAAATAGGCTGGCTCAGGAAGCCGTAGAAGCCCAAGGTCAGGCTTATGTTAACAAGAACGGAACATGTGAAACGGACAACACCGATCCTGTATGGGAAGATTCGGAACCGCTTGAAACTAAATGCGAAGGTGGTAAATCCTATAAAAAACAGGTTAATACCAACGAATGCTATGGTGGAGAAAATGAACGTTGGGTAGAAGGTGGAGATAAGGTATGTACCTGGACCGGAACATATAGCAAGGTATTTACAAAACAGTGTGCTGACGGCGGTGTCGGATCTAAGGTTACCATAGATCAGGATGATGTAACCGGTGGTCCTTTTACGTCTACCGTAAGTCAGGAAGACGCAAATAGCAAGGCTCAGGCTGCCGTCGAACAGCAGGGACAGGCTCTTGCTGACGCGCAGGGAACTTGTACCTGGACCGGTAAGGCAAGTAAGGTCTTCACCAGAAACAATTGCGGAAGCTGTCAGCATGGTTCGTCTGTTACCGTAACCCAAGATCAAGTAGGTGGTCCATTTACGTCCAATATCAGTCAAGCTGATGCTAATAAGAAGGCTCAAGATGCTGTAAATTCCCAAGGTCAGGCAGTAGCTAACAAAAACGGTGATTGCGTAGCTGATAGCACAACTCCTTCTTGGTCGGATACCGGAAGCACCCGTTGTGACGGTTGTACGTCTCAGAAGCAACAACGTGACACCAATCCATGTTCTTCTTCTTACAACGACACAAGATGGGTTAATGGAGGTGGAGAATTTTGTACAGCCTGGTCTTATTACGGAACAGGAGATTGCGTAGGTCATACTCAGTATGATGCTTATCGTGACAGTTGCTCTGGTAGCGTAAATCGTCAATATTCTGTAAATTGTAGGAATTGTTGTAATTGTGGATCTTACGGTTCTTGGCAAGAAGCTGGATGTGGAAGCAATAGCAACAGCAATAAGGTAAAATACGTTCGTTACGATGATTGTGGAAATCAAGATGTAAAATACGAGCTTGAAGTTGGAAAATGTGGATATGCTCCATACGAATTTCAGTTCCATGATGGAAGAACGAGCAAGTCGAGGTCTGTAACTGGTAACTCCAATAGTATTGAAGAGGTTATTATAAGTACAAAAGGCGATTCATATATAGGTTTTTCTGTTAAGTCAAAACCTTCTTGGTGTTCTGTTGATTATAGAGACCAGACATCTGAAAGCATGAAAGCTGTAGTTTCTATAACCTTTAATGTTGAGACAACTGAAAGATCTGGATCAATTGTTTTTGTTCAAAATGAATCAGGAAAAGAAATCACTTTGAATATAACTCAAGAGATTGTATCTGTTTTCACCTTTAATGATGGAACAGCATCAGATAAGTCATGGTCTGGAACAGCCGTCTCTCAAACCATTCGATATACTATACTTAGTACCATAGGTTCGTCTTATACACCATATAGTGTAAAATCTAAGCCTGAATGGTGCTCTGTTGATTACGATTCTCCAACAGATAAGGGGGCGGTAGCTAAGATAACTATGACAGCTAACACAAGCACATCTTCTTCTCGTCAGGGAAAAGTTGTTTTCTCGCAGAATGCTACAGGAAAGACACTTACTGTTAACATACAACAAGCTGCGGCAGAAAAGCCTCTTGTTACTATTTCTTTAATAGGTGACAGTTCTCGTCAAAAGCAATCTGCCACTATGAACAAGAAGGGATGTAATTACAGTTGTCCGAGCGGAAATGCTATAATAGCCATGTACATGGAAGGGGATGAAAACGGAAAGTTCCAATTCTGGTATGCGCCATTGATACCTGAAGGAGGTCAAAGCGGTGTGAATGTGACTTACGGAGGAGAGACTCAAACAGTAACCGCAAGTACGAAGGACGGATCACGTCTTAATGTTCCTGCCGGATCTGTTGTTACCGGTATTTACTGTACGAGTGTCGAGAATGGATATTTCGCATTGAAATACAGACCTGTTTATATAAACGGAGAGCCTGTTTCTACTCCTTCTGCTTGTGGTGGATCATCTGATACTTGCAACGCTAAAAGCTGTGGATGCTGGGTAAGATGTAGCTTTAATCCATTTACGGGCATGGCTATGGAAGGTGATGAAAACGGATGTGTTTATAGTTTCTGGGGTAAACCAACCGCATCTGTTAGGTTGTGATAAGCATATTAGGGGGTAATTAATTTAATTGCCCCTTTTGCTGTATTTCATTTTGGTTATTAGAACAAAAATGATTAATATTGCACATCATTCAATTTTAAATTTTTAGTATCATGGCTTGTAAAAAGAAAGCTCGTCAGGGTGGTGAAGTCGATAAGAAAGACAAACCTAAAATGCGCCAAGGCGGTAGTGTTGGAGGCAAGATGAAAAGAAAGAAGACGAGCACTAAAAAGTGATTGAAAACCAGGGGAAGGTGCTGATCGCCTTCCCCATTTTAGTAACATAACAACAACATATTATGAGCAACAATTTTATTAGTAAAGGGCAAAGGAATGTCTGTGTGACGTTTGTGAAGTATTATCCTGTGTTGATGCAGGTTATTATGTTAGCCAGCATTTTTGATGAGTTTTATCCTTTTAGTATCACTAATTGGCTGTATCCGATATTAGGTCATTCTCTATCATGGGACCTATTTCTCTTGGCTTTTTCAAGAATGTTCAGGTTTTGTATATGGCATAGGTTATTGATCTATAGCATGATTTTTAATATCTGTGTAGAATGGGTTACGGTTAATATTGAGATGCCTATTGAACACAATATCGTAGTGTTGTCTGTTATGGCTGTTACTCTTTTGATAATCATTGCCTCTATTGTTTTAAGATTTAAAACAGGATGTTTTGAAAATGAAAGAAATTCTGACAGAGACGCTGCGTAAAAGCGGTGCGGCGGTATGCGATAAGATAAAGGAGATGTTTTTAAGCGGGGAATGCGATCATCTCACAGCCAACGATCTTGAGACATGGACGCAGCTTGCTAATCCGGCTAAGTACTATACCGGAGAAGAGGCTGTTTCTTATCTTAATGTAACTTCTAAAAGATTTTATGAATATCGGAAGGCGAAGTTAGTTCCTGATCCGGTTAAGATAAAGGGATTCCCTAAACCTTTATATACGAAAGTTATGTTGGATGAGGCTATAAAAACCATATCCGGCATGAGTGAAAGAGATATTTATATGAGGATCTTGAATGCTAAATCAAGAGAATCAAGAGCAAAAGAAAGGAGGGGAGCATGATCACTAATGGTGAATTTGTATCAAGAGTCGTAAACGGTATTCATGCCCTTGACAAAGATTCGCATGTTAGTCGGAGATGGATATTGAATATCGGTAGAACTAAAGCCGAATCTTATACAGCCCAGAGGTGGGATGACGGGACGTTACTTGGCGACCACCGGCTCCTAACTTACGTTACTTGCCTGGAGATGATTGAAGTTGATAAAATAGTTTGCTGTGATGCCGAATTTGCGTTGTGTAATACACTTATGCGTTCAAAGCATAAACTTCCAGGACTTCTTTATTCTGCCCTTAGACCGGCTATTACTAAGGTGACTAACGTAGATAACACTATATTTTTTAAGTTCGCTGAAATAAAGTCGTATCGTAATGAACAAAAAAGACCGTATGTTAAATACGTGAAAGAGCGGCGTCCTTTTTATTATGTAGAAAACGACTATATTTATATACCGGATTTTCATATAGAGCTTATTAACGTAGAGTTTTTTACAACAAGAAGAAAGAAGGCGCTGGAGTTAATGGCCTGCGATCCTACACCTAAAGGGTGTGAATCTGAATGGGAATACGAATTTATCTGCCCTATTAAGTTAATTGAGTACGTAGTGGCAGAGACGATAAAGGAAGTAGCATTCAGGCTACAGATTCCTGTTGATGAAAATCCGAATCTTGATTCCAATCAAAAAAGTCAAATTGTTCAGTGATTCTTTTTATTGGGCACCCGACCATAGTTATATAGTTTGGCCGGGTGTTTTTTTTGTACTATTTCAATGCAAGAACAGGGTTTCCCCATTTTCTTTTCCATTTATCTCCGAGGTAATTTATCAAAGAATTGTAATCTTTGATAAAACCGTCATCAATAACAGAGGCTATGACGTTCTCTATGGCTATTATGTCATTGAGCTCATCTTTACTGGCAGTATTCCTTATTCCATCTTCGTGTTTATTAAAAACAATGAAATTAATAGCTTTAGCAACTCTTTTTATACTGTCTTTCAAGTCATTCTTGTTTGGAACTATTCTGCTTATTGCGCTACACATCCTAATATATGCATCGCCGGCTTCGTTCCGGTTTTCTATCAAACCATCTGTGAGCCAAATGACAACCTCTGCGTAAATTTCTGGATCCATCTCTAATGCAATCATGACAAACAGATATGGATTGACAAACCATTTTTGATCTACTCCTTTTCCTTTTTTGTAGGCAAGGTCTAATTTTCCAAGATCCATTACACTACTGATATTCAGGATATTATCTTTGAGTCCGAGATTCCTCCTACTCAATAAATCCCTGTCATTCAACTTATTAAAAAGCTCGAAGCATCTCTCCCTAAAAGAAGAAGTTAGCATTATTTCGTTAATCCATCTCTCTTTTAACCCTTTTTCTTTTCTTTTCTTATTCATGGCTGATACGGCGTCTGTTATACATATGTAGCCGTCTTTAGACATAACAGATACATTCATTCCTAACAAAACTCGATCTTTTGATTGTAAAACAACATTCGATTTCATAACTTTACTACGTTTTTAAAATTAATACTTATAAGTCTACCTGTCCGTGAGGATCGGTAGACTTTGCAAATATAGAATAGTATTTTGATGCAACAGTACATTCTAATGTTAATTATCTGAAATGTATAATTTTAATTTTTGAACGATGAAAAGAACATCAATACAATCACCGTATTTTGCAGCCTACTACCATCGTCTCATGAAGAGAAAGAATGGTTTTAAGAAAGGCATGATAAGAGACAGGGGAGAGGTTTTAAGGCTGTTGTCTATTATATGGAAAACCGTATCAGAACATTATGTGGAAGCTGATGCCGGTGTTTACGTAGACAACGTAGGATACTTATGCCATGTACTTATACCGGGGCAGCGCTTTGCCGTCAGACGGGACCTGGACATCGTGAGCAGGCTCGGAACCAACGGCTACCTCTACAACCACCTGGCTATGGATTTCGCAGACTCTAAAAGATATTACCATTTTGTAATACAAGATAGCTTGAAAAAGAAGTTAAGGGTTAAAATGAATAAAGGACGAAGATACCGATTTATGTACAATGAAATACTTGCCAAAAGAAGGGTGTTTAAAGATTTCCAGATTAAGAGAGTTTTCGAAGATAAAGAATTAGGACATAGAAAGTCGTAGAAAAAAAAAGTAGCGATCACCCTTTGTGGATACAGGATAATCGCTACTTTTGTATATCCGTCTACTTTCTCAAGCGGACGGATATAATGCTAACAAAATATCTTTATACAAATAAAGCTCTATGGAGGCAAAGGTAAACAATTTTCAAAACAATGCGAAGGGTAGTAACATTATTTTGACGTCAGAATCCAACGAAATGGATTTATCTGTAAAATTATCTAAAATTTTTAGCTATAATGGCCATAATGTTTCTTTTATAAAAACTTCTTATGGTATATTGTTAAATGCCACGCAGATGGCAAAAGCATTCAATAAGAAACCTGCCGAGTATCTAAGGTTGCCGTCTGTAAATCAATTAATTAAGTCAATGGTGGGATTTTCCCACCTTTCTGAGAATCAGATAGTTACAACCATGTTTGGAAGTCCTGAAAATGGAGGAGGTACATGGATGTTTGAAGATCTCGCCATAGATTTTGCGAGATGGTTGGATACTGATTTTAGATTATGGTGTAACTCGAAGATAAAAGAATTTTTAACATCAAACTTGGTTTCTATTCCAAATTTTACTGATCCGGCAGAAGCAGCCGAAGAATGGGCTAAGCAGTATCGTAGAGCTCAGCAAGCGGAATCCATTGCTTTGGCTGAACATAAAAGGGCGGAGCAAGAAAGAATGGAAAAAGAAATAGCTGTAAATACGTTAGAAGAAAAGAAAGGGGATATAGAGTTTTCTGAGTCATTTAAAAAGGTGGATCATGAAAACATGTGGCTAATCAGAGATGTGGCGAAGAAGCTTGAGCAGAATGGAATCATCATCGCAGAAAAGAATCTTCGTTTGTTTCTTGAGGAAGTCAAGTTTATGTTCGGAAATGGGCAGGGTAGATGGGAGTTATACAGTGATATTGTCAAAAATAAGTTTGGTGTGTATAGATCATATTTTGTTGACAAATATTCCGGGGAAAGAGTTAATCAGCAAACCATCTACATGACTGGTGCCGGATATGAAGTCACACTTAAGGGGATAAAGGAAAAGTGTAGGAGCCTTTTCTTGAAGTATGGCAAGTTTGAAGGCCATAACTTTTGAATCTTCAAAATAGGGCGTTATACATATTATTCATATCTTTGTGGAGGTCAGGTTTGTTTCCTGTCCTCCATTTTTTTTAAGAGATGACAGTCGAAAATTATATCATAGAGTTAAAATCGTCTTTAAGATCATTTGACAAGCGTGATCTGATAGATGAGGTATCCATCTACAAATGGGTAGAAATTGCCCTGAAGAAGTTTGGAGGTGATATTACTATGCGCAAAGAAGCGGTAGTGGATGTCAAGCGAGGGCAGGCCCGTATGCCTGGTGATTACTTTGATCTTATTCTGGCTTTCAAATGCGATTTTAAAGGATATGAGGTGCCGGAAGGTGATAAGGTGATACCAGAACTTCAAAATACAATAGCCTGGAAAGAACGCACTGAAAGAAGTTATAGGTGGTGTTCTTGCGATGAATGTTGTAAAGAAGAATGCGAGAAGGTGATAGTTGAAAAATTTTATATCAACACCCACGATCGCGATCATGAAGTTCGTTGCTATTATGACCGACCAATAATGTTAGGTCTTGCTAAGCCTATGCTTCGTGATTCTTGTTTGAGTAAATGCCGGAATAAGGTAATAAAGGATAGTCCGTATGAGATAAACATCGTAAACGGATTCCTGTATGCTAATTTCGATGGTCCTATTTACATGCAGTACCGGTCTCTTCCTTTTGACGGAGAATCTAACATAATCATACCAGACACGCCGCAGGGTCTGGTCCTGGATTATGTCGATAATTTTGTGAAGATGAGATTCTTTGAGGAACTGATGTATAATGCAGAAGCTCAGGGTGCAGCCGACTTATTTAAGTTGTATGCACAACAAGATTTGGTTAAGTTGAAAAATGCGAAGACCGAACTTAAGATGATGGGTATGACATTGAAAGGCATGTACGAACCTCTTAGGCGGCGCCGTGCTGAGTTTGAGATATATACTAAGGCGTATCCAGTTATTGACGATATACTTAAAATGGTATGATTGAGGTAGTTTTATTTATATACTTGTCTGGCGTTATTGCATCTATGATTGTTTGGTCAATCAGGCAATTTAAAGGAGATGCAAGTTTGGTAGAGACAATGTACTGCCCAATAGTATTTTTGTCGAGTTGGATATACGTATTCGAAATATTAAAAAAATAAACAAAATGTTAGAAGTTAGTGCAAGCGAAATAGTAACTGCCGACAAAATGAGAGGCGTAGGACCGGCAAATATTATCTTCACAGCCGGCCCTAATCCGGTAGCTGAAGATCGTAGAGGCGTAGCTAAGGTAACGGCTGGTGGAGAGAGTAAGAACGTTACAATCACACAAGCTGCCGGCGAGCAGGTCGTTGTAATTCCTGAGTTCGATTATCTTGTTCTTAGATACGGATGGGAATCAGAAGACGGTTCTGATTTTGATACTGCAACTGGGTTCACCAATACAGGCATCTCGGATGTAGATAATAAGTACGTTGGATGGAGTAAGCAGTGGGCTACTACCCAACAACAGGTAGGCGATTACCTTATTTATGGTGGTGATAACATGCAGTCAGGACTCGAAGGGGCACTTATTAAGATGAAGACCTTGCTATCAGCGCCGGGCATGGACGAGTCTGAGCCTAATATCAATGCCGATATCTATGGTAATTGGTATGGGAATAGAGGGCGAGGAAATGTCGTTGTGTCTTTTACAGCCTACCTTGGAGGAGAGATGGTTAAACAAGGATTTAACTTTATTAACGAAGGCGGTGAGGAGGTTTACTCCGACAGTATCACTACCAACGTTTCAGCTCATGGTGAAACCAATTACCAAAATATAAAAGGTCTGTACACTAAGATGGGGACGATGGTCTACAATAAAGAAAAACGAGATTGTGTGATCGTAATAGGGTAATAGCATGGAAGATCTGTGGAATAAATACAATAAGATCAAGGAGGTGTTTTACCGGGATTTCGTTTATGATTCCAGCTACACAGAGCAGGCCTCGTGCATCCCACTGTCGTCGGTGAAGAACGGGGTAGGCTGGGTCGGCGACGGAACCATTAACCTGGCTCAGTATCTCCAGTTCCTATACACGGAAATAATTCTTGGCAATAAGACAGAAGATGATGTTCGTAATGCCATACTGGTACTTACTCGCCTTGCCGATACTACTTATGATCTATTTTTTAATAACAATAAAGGTATTTATTTCAAATTCGAAAAAGGATTTTTCTTAAGAGATGACATACATGGTGAAGACGCAAACAAATTTGGTCTTTCCAAAATAAGTTCAGGGTACACTAATGGTATAGAGTTAAAAGACGAAGACCCTTGCTTTTCTCCATTTATCTCGCAAGATCAGATTTGGAATCTGGCTCCGATATTAGCTTTCTTATCAGAAAAAGGATTTGAAGAAGCCAGGCAAGCAGGATACGATATTTTTGAGTATGTTATTAGAAACAGTCATAAAATATATAATCCTTATTATAGTGCCTTGCTTCATCATTGGACATTCCTTCCTGATATGGATACCGATAAGGTCAAGCCGTGGGATAGGGTTAGCAACCGGAATAAGAATCTTAAATACAAAGTTAAGGTTAAGAGAGGGGCTAACAATTGGTACTTCTCTGGAGGGTTCAGATGGGCTTTTAAGAAGTTCGGAGGCGAGTGCAGTACATTCTGGCATTGCCTATGGTATAAACCATTTATATTATTAGCAGACAGGGTATATCATCCATACATATGTAAATGGTTTGGTATTAAGGTTGGTTATTATATACTATTTTACACCATATATGTTATAAAACACACGGATGTTATTTAATTTCATATTCTTCTTTTCTAACTTTGTTTCACCCAATCGAATCACTAAGTCCCTTGTTTCGGACAAGACGGTTGAGCAAAAGAGGTCTTTGATATAAGGTTCCATCTTGAAAACGTAAGATGGGTAAAATCAAAAACGTTTTTAGTAAAAGAATCCGGTGATCTCACTTTTGAGCAACCGGTAGAGGGTATTGGTGATACCCAGTATGATGCTTCGTACAAATGTATATTGTTTTACGCTTTTGGTGTAAAGTGGTATATAATCACCTGTCAATAATAATGCAGATGAAGATGTTGATTGTCTTACTTATGCAAAAGAGAGTAGTATATATCACAATGATTCTTTTTATATATATGCGTAAATTATGAGGAGAAGATTCGAATATAAAGACAGAGAACTTGAAGACTTTCTTATAAGGTTTTATCCGGCCGGTGATTACACATGGGTAGTGCCGGCAGGATGCACGGAAGTAGATGTTTTTCTTGTTGGTGGAGGTGGTGGAAGTGGAAACGGTTCTGGCGCCGGAAGTGGATATACCAAGACCTACAAAAGAGACAATATAGGAATAAAACAAGGTTCTCAAATATCTGTAACACCAGGTCAAGAAATTAATATCATAGTAGGAAAAGGCGGAGCAGGTCTGTATTATGGCTATCCTGAGGAGGGAGGGTTCTCTCAATTTATGAACTCGTCTTACAGAGCAAAGGGTGGAAATCCTTCTGGTAATGGTCTTCTTAACGGAGAAAACTCAACAGGTGGTCCTTATACTGGAGGAAATGGTGGAAGTGGAGGATCTGTAGATCAATCAGGGTATGAGTTTTACGCTGGATCGGATGGATCTGATGCCCCTGGAATAAGAGACGATGATGGGATATATCACCCACCTGGAACGAAATATGGAGGAGGAAAAGGTCAAGGATATACAACCAGAGATTTTGGAGAACCGACGGGTAAAAGAAATGCCGGAGGTGGTGGAGCTGATAGAAATAGGTATGGTGGTATGGGAGGTGAATCCGATTATGATGAAGGATGTGGAATCGGAAGAGGAAAAAGAAAAAGTGGTGGTTACGGAGGAGGCGGATGCGGCTCGGAAGGAACCGGCGGTGATGGAACTGTGTTAATTAGGGGTAAAAGATATAAATCGTAAGTAGATGTTATGAGACGAAGATTTGAAAATGCTAATATGGCGATGGGTAATTGTTTCTCCCCTGTAATGGAAGGGAGTCAATTTCAATGGAATAATATTGTAGTTAATAGTCCAGTATATATAACTCCAATAAGAAGAAAGAAATTCAAGATAAGTTTTGGAGAATTTGATTTATCCAAGGTTTTGTCTAATGTATCATCTAATTGTGATATTATAATAAGAGATAAATCTGCATATACATTTCTATTGTTACTTCTGTCTACTGATCATTCTAAATGCAGTTTGTTTAATAATCATCTAACAGTTTAGGTGATTATATACCACTTTACACCAAAAGCGTAAAACAATATACATTTGTACGAAGCATCATACTGGGTATCACCAATACCCTCTACCGGTTGCTCAAAAGTGAGATCACCGGATTCTTTTACTAAAAACGTTTTTGATTTTACCCATCTTACGTTTTCAAGATGGAACCTTATATCAAAGACCTCTTTTGCTCAACCGTCTTGTCCGAAACAAGGGACTTAGTGATTCGATTGGGTGAAACAAAGTTAGAAAAGAAGAATATGAAATTAAATAACATCCGTGTGTTTTATAACATATATGGTGTAAAATAGTATATAATAACCGTATATTATACAGAAGAAGCTTTTCAAGGAGAAAATGATAGCATTAATTTCTTAAACAAATATGGAGATGTTGATGAATACGGATTTTATAAAGCCTCGTTGATAAAATCTCCATCTGGAGCCATAAATGGAAGAATACCCTCTATAGGAGAATTTATGGTTATGATAAATGCATCAGAAAATAACATTTCGGTTATTAACGATCATTTATCAAATTTCCCTGTTTATACACCTATAATGTATAACACATCTTATAATAGTTACCTCTCGTCTTCTCAAAATGGTGAGAATTATTACTGGGGTTGTAATTTTCATGATCTATCTTTAACAGGAGACTACCATAAAGCTATGGCGCAAGGTTTTGTTATTCCAGTAGCTTCTGTTGTGTAAGTTAGTTCTTCTTTTGCTATCTTTGTGACAAACAGTTATAAAATGGCAGCAGAAGATAACAGAAACATAGCGATTCCTCAAACAGGTATGAATCGCGATCTGCATCCGTCGAGTCTTACGGATCAGCATTATACGTTTGCCTTGAATGCCAACATCGAATCCGAGGACGGTAATGTTGGGATGAGATCTAACGAGCATAGTAATCTTAAATGCATTGATTTCGATGGGTTTAAAGTTATTGGTTACAAGAATGATCTTACTTCAGGCAATATCTATTTTTTTATAACAAATCCTGAAACAGGCGTATCTAAAATAACTTATTTCAAGCCTGAATCCGATACAAGTATCTTATCCGATTCCGATATAGAATCTATGGTAGAAGGATCGGAGTCGTTGTGTTCTGGCATGAAGACCTTGCTGGAAGACAACGATCAAGATCCGTGCCTTAAGTTCTCTATCTATCATCCTATAAAAACCATAGAAATAAAGACAGAGAAATGTGGGAAATGTATTTACTGGACTGACGATTATAATCCTCCCAGGTATGTTATTGTAGACAAGGCTCTGACTCCTGATGATGAAGGTGATATATGGTATCATTATCATGGGTATAAGATATGCGATAAAGAATACGATAGGAAAAAGTTCATGCAGGAGAATGGTTGTTTTCTGGCATGTGAGAAACTTAGGGTGTTTCCGCTACTCAAACCCATGTGCATAGAGCCGGCTCAGATAGAGTACGGGGGCAGCCTGCGCTCAGGCGTCTACCAGGCTACTGTGGCTCCTTGTGACGAGTTTGGAAACGAACTTGGAAGTTATTCTAATCCCACTAATCCTGTTCCTATATTTGACGAACAGTATATTACTCAAAAAGACGGTAAATGGGGAGAACGCACTAATTTAGGTATCAGATTCGTCGTATCTAACATAGATCGTCAAGTTGAGTATTTTAAGGTTGTTATTATCCAGAATACAGTAGGATATAACGGAGAGACACAGCCGGTAGTTGATTATTTCGTAGAGGGTATTCACCCGGTGTCTGAAAAAACGATCTTATATTATTCGGACCTAAATAATAAACGAACTACATTCGAACACATATCTCTCAAGAAGCCGGTTTATAATACATCAAGAGGAATCGTAGCTGTCGGGAATCGTCTTCTTCAGTATGGTCTTACAGCGGAGAAAGAATGGAATTTGCAGCCCGTAGTTTCTCTCATGGGCCATTTCCTTCAATGGCAGGCATCGGTAGCTCACGAAGATCTGTATAAGGATGGTAATGCCTGTTCGCTGTATGTAGGGTATATGAGAAATGAAGTGTATCCGTTTGCTATTTCTTTTAAGTGTTCCAACGGTTACAAAACTCCGGCATTTGTGTTAATACCTCCCCCTTACAAAGATGCTGCGGCAGAAATAGAAAATAAGGATACTGATAGAGTGTATAAGTCCATAAACCAATATGCTCCCCCTTGTTCGGGGCAAGAACGTAAATTCAAGTGGCAGTATTATAATACGGCAGGAGATCCGAAGGATTTTGATGATGAAGAAACCGGACAAGAAGAATGTAAGAATCCGGCTACTATCGGTCAAACCATAACATTGCAAAATGATTTTAAAACTTATACGAACGTTAGTTTTACATTCAGAAGTCAGATTATAATAGATGAGGTGATTAATTATTTTTCATCTAATATAAAAGACATCGCATGTAATACCGCTACAGAAGAACCTAATAATGCTGCTGCCAACGAAATATGCGATATATTCAACAGCTACGGAGATCCTGATGATCCTAATACAGAGGAACAAAAAGAAGCTATAGATGGTATCACGGCTCCTGAGTTTGGAGCCGAATGTACTGATGCCCACCGTCAGTATTCGCTTATCACGGCTCCGGTAGATCGTATTGTGGGATTCCGTGAAGAATATACGTATAAGGAGCTTGAGGATATGGAACACGTATCCACCGACTACCTATATACTACCGGAGGTGAAAAGCAAGACAAGTATTCTGTGCTATTTAACTGGGAACTACAGGAACAGATGATAGAGTTCATGGATAAGTATTTCTTTGCCGATGACGAAGATGGCGGTCATTGGGCTGGATACTGGTCGGGTGATGACGGGACCAAGGCGTGCGCTGTGTACGATTCTCTGTTACAACCGTCTGTTATATTACAGTCTATAGCCGAAGCTATTTATGTTCTGGATTCTATGCCGTGTACTTGCGGATGTTTTATAGAAGAGCCTTGTCTTAATCCTACTGTTGCCAGAAGCGATTATAACTCATTCCAGTCATCTTCTACACTTCTTGGAGCATACCTTCTTATGAATGATGTGTGGAATAACGATAAAGAAGATGAAGAGGGGAAGGTTTGTTTTAATGGAAGATGCCTCCCAGATTGGCGCGCCGGACGTTCTTCGAGCACTATCCACAACGACGCCTACAGGTCAAGGATAGCGCCTGGAGCCCTGATAAGGGACACCTGGCCTGAGATAGAGAAGAAGATAGATGATTATTCATATAATTTCCTTGATACCGGTTACGTTCCAGAAGGAGATTACGGAGATGGATGGACCTGGGACTCTTATGCTAATTTAGCTGACAATAACGTAGGCGCTCTTATTCCTGAAGATGTTAAAGGTTCTACGATGTTTACATCAGAGTTGTTGGTATGGAGGTTTACGAAATGCGTGCTTCGTAACGCCCGTTTCCTTCATATTACAAGACCTAAAGAATGGGATGATCCTGATTTCCCGGCCAAGGACAAAGTTCTTTATTTGGAATCTTTGGGTAAAATAGATGGTCTTATGGATGCTGTGTCCACACAATATGTCCGTCTTTCTTTCTGGAAATCATTAGATCCAAGATACAAAGGAAGCAATAGGAAGATAGATAAGGATGATCTCAACTTTAATTGGGAGAAGATTATGGATGAAGGCGATAATTATGTTATCGTTGGAGCATCCCGTCCTTACTTTGGGCACATAGGCGAATCTTTCTTCGATAAGTACCCTGATGGATTGTATGTAGCCATAGACTGCCCTATCGTATCATGCCCTTGGATTTTTACCGTCCGACAAATTGATTTCTGTAAGGTTAAAGGCGATGGAGAAGAAGAACATAGCAAGAATCCGTCAAGAGGTTTGGTAGGCACATCTTACGTCCTTGGTAAAACGATATACCCATATATTTTTGGTATCAGAGAAAAGGAAATAGACCGGATAAATGTACGAGCCAAAGAAATATCGTTAAGGGCTACTGTAGAATACGCCAGCCAGTGTACGATATGCGGGGATCGCCCCATAAACTGTGCTCCAAGGAAATATAAGTACGGTGATTTCGCTTACTGGGAATCGTCTGAGAAGTATCCTGCTAATTTTGAACTGTATGACAGTAGTAAGGTTAAGATAAGTGATCATGGATATGAAGGCAATTTCAAGAAAGCCTACGACAATATCGTATCTAAGCTTACTGAATACTACGGTTCCCCTTCTACGGATGATAAGGGAATGATGTCTTTTAAAGGACATAAATATGGTACGGTAGATACCAGTACCGTCTTTTGCCAACAACCTATCCGGCATTATAAGTTCCCGGACAACGATCATATGCTTTTCATGAACCGGGATGTGAGATCTTATGATGTTCCTTCCGATATTTATCCTATAGGAATATTAGTAGACGAGGATATGATTAACGTCTTCCTTGATTTTGCTGTAGATTCAGGATTGATAACCAAAGAACAGCGAGATATGGTTACAGGATATGAGATATATAGAGGCGACAGACGTCTTAATCGTTCTGTTATAGCTACCGGAATAGCTTACGACATGTACAAATATTCAGGTCAAAATTCGAATCTTAATCTGTATCCTAATTATCCGTATAATGATTTATCGGATGACTCTTTTAATTACGCAACTGAAAAAAGGGTATCGTTTATAACCCACCCATTTTTCAGAAGAGGAAACGTATGGTATGCATTTAGTTCTCCTGATATTTATTTCAATAAGCCTGAGACTCCTACGGAGGTGGCTATAGAAGGTTTTATAAGAGGAATGTCTGTAGGGAACTTTGATGAGGTTGAAGATCATCCCAAATGGACGATATTAGGAAAACAATCATATAAGATGGCGGCCACGTTAGCCAACATCGAATCCACGGCTACTATAGCTTCTCAGATAGCAGAAGAGCTTATGAACCGTTCTACGTCTGCGTATATAGGTGTTATAGGCAATATCAACATGGCGATGATCTTTGCTTCAATGATTGCCACCATATCTGATACGCTTGCTAAAAGACCGGTATTGTATGGTAAGTACAGATATGATTGGCTCACGACATTCATAAACAATGGCCCAAGAAGGAACCATGCTTTTTACTACACATCTGTAGGTTACTATAATAGCATGATGGGCTTCGATGATACGGCTCCATATGAGCAAAACAGATTAAGAGGATTGGCTAATACCAAGAGCCTTAAATCAGGTATGTACCCCATATCCGATCCGTCTACTACATCATCTTGGGTTACTGGAGAAGACGTGGGTGATGATAACCAAAACGCTTCAAAAGATTTCTTGTTTATAAATAACATAGATAGAGAATCTTCCATGTTCTTATCTTTTGGAGATCCGGGAGAAAAGGATCCTGATACAAGCATCTTAAATTCAAAGTATCTTGTATCGTATCCTATGCAGGCCCAGGTATATGATACAAGTCGTATCCATGACCCTGTTATCATGGCTTCTGATGCCGGATCTAAAGAGTCTTTTGAAAGGACGAAGATGTTGTCTTATATCTGTTCTCCGTATATGAAGCTTATGCGATACAGGCCCGATCAGTATGGAGCTATAGAAGATATAAAATGGATATCAGTAGGAGGGTGTGGATTCTTCCAAGGAGGGAAGCAACCTTTGTTTGGCGGTGACACCTACATATCGAGGTTTTCCATGAAGCGAAAATTCCCATTTTTTTATAATACTGCTTTTGGTATAGGGGATATGATACCATTTGCTTACAATGATTACCGGAATGTTGGATTCCCTAAGTATTTCGTTAATTACGATACTGGAGAAGATATGCTTGAGCATACTGACAACGAACGTTTTAATAGCTGGACATCATCAAGCAAAGGAGCGTATTCTTTTTATCCAAATAGAAAAAGTTTGTATAATTTAAATGGTGAAAATGAGGCTAAGAAATATGTGGATGGTAGATTTTATCTGTGGTCTTATGGTATTCCTCAATTCCTTGTAGAATCGGAAATAAACTGCAATTTCCGATTAGAAGGAGTAGAGCCTCATGAATGGTTTTATCCGGCTCATGGTGATTTTGCTTGGTGGACACAAGAAAAGAACGTATCTATCCATAGGGACAATGATTATAAGATAAGTCCTATATACTCATCAAGAATGACATTGACACCTAATGTATTGCCGGCAACATACGAACGTCGTTTCTATGACTGTGCTTACCAGCGCCCTAATGGTGTTATATGGAGTAGGGCTGACGTATCTGAAAACAGTCAAACAGATCCGTGGCTGACGTACAAGCCTATGGACTATCATGAGTTCCCAACCAGCAACGGTAAGCTTATTCACATGAAGCGTATTGAGTCTAATCAGATTCTTGTCAGGTTCGAGGATCAAGTTTCGCTCCATAACGCCATAGACGTAATCAAGGAGCGCACCTCCCCAGGGCAGGCTGAGATGGGCACCGGCGGTCTGTTTGCGTCCCGGCCTCTGGAGTACAACACGACCGACCTTGGTTATTCTGGAACCCAGAGCACTGAAATAATTAGTTCAGAATTTGGTCACTTCTGGGTAGATACTAAAAGAGCACAGGTATTTATGACCGATCCGAACGGACGTAATCTTAAGGAACTTAGTGTAGGTATCAGACATTGGCTTAAACGTCATCTTCCGTTTAAGATCCTTAGATACGGAATAACTAATATCTTAACCGGTACAGAAATGACAGAAGAAGATACAGATAATAAATTTATCGGTCTTGGCCTGTCTCTTGGGTGGGATAATAGGTATAAGAGGGTACTTATCACGAAAAAAGATTATATACCTGTTAAGAACCCGGCATATTACAAATATGATGGTGGAAGGTTCTTGTACAATGAAACAGAGGTGTTGTCAAACGATAAGGAAATATCTTTAAAAGACGAACAGTATTTTAAAGACGTGTCGTTCACTATCGGATATTCGTGTCTGAAACAAGAATGGATTTCTTATTATTCGTTCTGTCCTGACTATTATATAGAACAGCAACAATATTTCCAAACAGGTATAAACTTCCCGGCATCAGACGAAGAAGGTGGCTTATGGAGTCATTTGCTGACGAATAAGAGCTTCCAGACATTTTACGGATCAACATATCCATTTATATTAGAAGTTCCGATAAAAGAGAAATATAATGGTTCTACGCTGGCTTCTGTTGAGTATGAGCTTGACGCAAGGAAATACGTTGATGATGTGAATTACACACTTGACAGGAAAGTAGGTTTGGATACGATAACTATCTACAACGACACAAACAACTCAGGTGAAATTCATCTTGTTCCAGAAGAAAAGAATAATTTAGCGCAACGCATATCGTATCCGAAGATCGTAGGCGACCATACCGAGGTCCTGGATACTGAAGTATATAGAAGACATAAGTTGAACGACTTCTTTAATAGGGTTGGCGATGACCGATCTGAAACACCTATCTGGATCAAGGACGATAACGATATAAATAAGTCGGTTAATCCTGATTCTCTTAATTTTAGACGGTCATGGCTTGATAGGTTGCGTGGTAGTTGGATGCTGATGAGGATAAAGAAAGTAATTAGCAACCGGAAGATTATATTCCAGTGGTTGATCTCTGAAGATAAGATTAAGAATAGATAAATTACAATATTTAATAAGTTGAAAATAAGTAGTTTTTATTTTGTGATTTAATAATAGTTTAATATATTTGTAGCGCCTATCGATCCATCGCGGACAGATAGGCGCTTATTTATTAACAATAAAACGATGTAAAATTATGAAAAGTAACGTGTTATTGCAATCAGAAAGCAGAGAATTGTTGGGTAGGAACATCTCTGTTATGTCAAAAGACGGTTTTGTGTGTATAACAGAGGTAATGGAAGCTTTGACTGAAAAGAGGGAAAAACAGGGTTTGGCTCCAAAAAGATTAGATGATTTAATGAGTACAAAAGGATTTCAAGAGAAAATGTATGCTTTAGTTAAGAGACTGAATATAAACAATATATGTACTGCGGTAAAAATCGCAGTACAAAAAAACGATCTGTGTATTAGCAAGTTGACTGATCTTAAAAAATATCATATGGCTTACAGAAAAGGAAAAGGAAAAGATCAGAAATGGTTTGTGGATCCTTATTTCTTTGTAATGGTTGCATTGGAATTAGATCCAGATATATATGCGAGTGTGGTTATATGGCTTACTGATGGCCTTATCAAGAATAGAAATATGGCAGGTGATGCTTATATAAGAACATGTAAATCTGTAGGATCACTTGTAAAAAACAAAAATGAATTATCTGATAAGATAAAAAGGATAGCAAAGGCTATTAATTTTATTGTATTCAATAAACATGAGGATGGAATAAGAAATATGGCAACGGAAGAACAACTTAATGATATAACGGAATTGGAAATAGCCATAAGTTCGATAATAGACGGAGGATTTATAACAAACTACAATGATCTTATATCTTATTTAGGCAAGGAGTGGAAAAAAAGATGGGGTAATCCAATTATGGCTCTAAAATAATTTATTCAAATTAATCTATTTTAAATCATTTTAATTTGTAAATCATATTTTAGTGTCTATATTTGCATCGTAATCAAGAGAGATTATAATGTAAGACAGTGGTGATGGAAGGTGATACTTCGGTTTGTGTCATAGGTTCGAGTCCTATATTTTTCATGTAAGAAAAATTAGATCAGTTGGTAGATCAAAACCTCCTTTCATATCAAAACACCTTCCAGGTTCTCCCTGTTTTAATAAAATATACAGATGGTGAGGAGTTCGGTTACTTCGAAAATTAGCGTAGTGGTTTAACGCAGCATCAGGTACATTGCTTTTCATCGGTTCGAATCCGATATTTTCATTTTAGATCCGGCTCCGCTTTTCCTCTGTTTGAAAGACATAAAGACTAATGAGTGGTGATGGGGTTAGTTACTTCGAATTTAGCTCAGATGGATAGAGCGATACTCTTTTAAAGTATAGGTCGATGGTTCAAATCCATTATTTCATTGTTTACACTAACTTCAGCTTTTCCCTCATTGAGTAACATCTTGATATGTTTATTCAAGCAGCGGTAGTAATATCGCTGCTTTTTTTGTATAACACTTTAAAGAAACAACAACAAATGGGAAAGTTTAACAAAAAGGATGAAGGTGTTAAACCTACGATCGTGAATCACATGGGAGAGAAGGCGTATAAGCTTAACGCAGAAGAAGAGTTAGTATCTACGGTAATGACTACCATGTTGTCTGATTCTTATTATGAGAAAGAAAAAGACAAGGTGAACAGGATTAAGGACCTTATGGATCAAGTAGATCCATATTTCGCAGCACAAACAGCATTGTATGTCAGGAAAGAAGGGAAACTTAGGTCAATAACGCATCTTATGGCTTCTGTCCTTGCCAGTAAAGCATCGGGTAAAGAATGGGCTTCAAGGTTCTATAATAAGATCGTTATGCGTCCTGATGATATGAGCGAAATCCTTGGCTGCTATGCGGCTCTTAATGACAAAAATCCAAAGAAGTTAAGGGGTATATCCAGTGCTATCAAGAAGGGGTTTAAAACAGCCCTGGAAGGTCTTGATCCGTATCGGATTGACAAGTACAAGATGGACAGTAGGGTTATTACGATGATTGATCTCGTGAATTTATTTCACCCCAAAGGCAATCAGGCTAACAAAACGGCTTTCCAGTACCTTATAGAAGGTCGATCTTTGTCTGGATTATACGAAAGCAAGATTCTTGAAAAAGAAATGTCTAAAGCCGGTCAGGATAAGAAAGACAATAAGGAAAAGAAAGAAGCTTTAGGTGACGCTATTCGGGACGTGGTTTCTAATGTAAAAGGCATGCCTATTTTTAATATGGTTCGCAACCTTGTAAACATAATCAAATACGCTCCTGATCAAATAGATGAAGTTTGTAGGCAGCTTACAATAGAAGAGAAGGTACTTAATTCGAAGATGCTTCCTTTCCGTTTTGCTTCAGCTTTCAAAGAGGTTGAAAATATAGGCACTGATGATTCCGAAAATGATATTGTATTTGAGTCGGATAAAAAACGAGCTAAATTAACAGCGCGTAACAAAGATAAGATTTTAGATGCGTTGGAGAAAGCCATAACCATCTCCTGCAAGAACCTGCCGGTATTGGAGGGGCGGTCGGCGATCCTGATAGACCATTCCGGTTCTGTACGTGGAGATATGGGAGGATCTTCTAAGGTGTCTGCCTTTAGCGAAACAAGTACGGCTGTCATTGGTAACTTGTTCGGCTGTATGATTGCATCTGTGCTTCCTGACGTATTTATTGGTATGTTTGGTGACAAACTTATCAATTACGAATATGATAGAAGTAAAGGTGTTTTATGGAATAACAAAAAATCTTTTACTGCCGGAGGAGAATGCGGTAGTGCCACTGAAAACGGTCTTTTTGCATTCTTGGATAAGTGCGTTAAAGATAAGATCAAAGTAGATAACTTGTACGTTATTTCAGATATGCAGATAGGAGACGGTGAATCTGTTGTATGGGAGAGAAGTTCCAATTATGGATATGGTAAATTCGCCGGACTTTTGAAAGGGTTCAAAAAAGTGAATCCAAATTGCAAGATCGTTTCTATTTCTATTCAAGGATATGGAAGTGAGATGTTTTATAGAGGATCTAATATCTTGAACATAGCTGGCTGGTCAGAATCTATCTTCGATGTTATTAACAGCAAGTTCTGTGGATATAAGAATATGATTGAAGAAATTAAGAAAATAAAAATATAATCATTGATTTTGCTTCAATAGTAAACAAGTTTTAGCTTTAAAGGTATAGCCGAAGAAGTACGTGAGTATATCTTCGGCTTTTTGTTTATCTTTGTTGAAAAACAGTTTGTTATGAAACAAGTATTATATAAAAATGACATATACCCCTATAATGTAAGGGTATTGCTTGGGGCAGATGAAGAGTATATAGTTAAGACGTTCGCCAACCTGGAAGTAGAAGATCAGAGCTGGGAGGGGTGGACTGATGATTATGGTGGCAGAACTATTTTCGTAGGAAACCGAACCAATCACAGGAAAGAAATATGTTTCTTGTTTCATTCACTGTCTAATATGGATGTTAGAACCATAGGACACGAATGTCTGCACGGTCTTTCCCTTTACTGTAAGTATCTTAATATTAACTACAGTTTTGACGCCGGAGAAGATGAGCACGCTGCCTATCTAATGGGATGGTTGGTTGACAAGGTTTGTGATGCTTACCACAAATTTAAGAAGGAGGAAGAAAAATGAAAGAAAAAGAATTTGATTTTGTGATATATCCACTAAAGTTGATTATCACCATAGGGTTAGATTACAAAACATTGTGTGATCGTTTTGAGAATGCAGAATTGGATCATGAAGGAGAATGGGGAGATGAAGGCGATTTAGATTCAGAAGTCTCTTTTATGAATCTTGTTCGTGATAAGAGAGATGATAGAGCTTTTAAGTTATTATGGAATTTTCAAAGTGAGAATGATATGACTATACAAAACATATGTCATGAATCATTTCATGCAGCTATGTCGGTATGCCAACATTGTAATATGTCTCTTGGTTTTAAGGTAGGAGAAGATGAACACGCAGCTTACATAGCCGGATTTGTTGGTAATTGCGCAGGTGAAATGTTTGGATTCTTAGAGGAAGAAAAAGATGGCAAAGAAGAATAAATCAGATTGGAAGCCCTCAGAAAATATCCTAAAATATTTGAAATCGTGGGAAAAGTTTGAGCCTGAATTATATGACGACAAGAAGGGGAATATAACAATCGGGTACGGATTTCATCTTCCTCATCTTCTTAAAAAATACAAGAATGGTATAACAGTAGAAGAGGCCGATAAGGAATTTGAAGATGTAGTTAATACGTTTGTTCCGGAATTTATACGAAGAACCCCTAATTTCAAAAATCTAAACAATAATCAGAGAGATGCTTTGTTTAGTTTGTTTTACAACACAGGAGGACCGGAGTATTCTAAAAGCCCGATGCTTTTCAAATACCTTAAAGAAGGTGATTATGATAAGGCAGTGAAAGAGATAAACCACAATGAAAACGAGAAAGGTATGGGTGGTCAGAAGAAGCGCCGTGCCTTCGAGCGCCGGGTGTTTTCTACGCCGACAGACCAGCCCTGGACGGTGGATGATGACAGTAACTATGTCCTGATTGAAGACAAGCCTGTAGAGAACGAATCTATGGAAAAAGATACTAATGATTTAAAGTATGAAGACGCTCGCCATGTGGAAGCTAAATATGGTTATACAGGTTATGTAGGTAGAGGATATGACGGAAATAAGGTCAGGGTATCTGATTCAAATATAAAATCAGTTGGTATATCCAATAATGCCGATCCTGATAAGTGGTATGAATCAGTTAATCCGATATTAGACACTGATCCTATTAGTTTAATTGCTGATTTTATTCCTACTGTAAAACGAATGTTGGATCCTAATAGGGAGCGATCCGGGGAAGATACAGCCACAGATTTTGAAGAAAAAATGTGGAAAGCTTACACGGATGGAGATATAAGTAGATTGCCGGCAAGCAAGTATCGTTTTGACGACGATGATGATGATGCTCAGTATGTAGGATTGCCTCAAGAACAGGCTATTTTGATACAATCTTTATTAGATAAAGAGTATATGAACAATATGCTTGACGAAGCATATAAGAATGTTGATGAAAAAAGTAAACTAAAAATAAGAGATTATAAGAAGGTCCTTGATAAACTAAATAAAAATATATTTGAAAATCCAGGAAAATGGATTTTAGTAAATGAAGGCGTAAGTCCATTTAGAGAAGAAGTATATGGTGACAATTTTGAAAAAGTGAACGAAGCTTCCGGATTAGGTGCGTTGAAGAATTTCAGTGTAAGATGGGATCCGGATGCTGGTATGTTAGATGTGAAGGATGATTATGATTTTAGCCGAAAGAAGATAGCGGAAGACATCATACCTGAAAGGGATGTCCCTCTTAGAATAAGGGAACGTATCAAATACGATCCTAAGAAAGGTAGTATTCTTCGAAATAATGACAAGGCTTTACCTAAAAGGTTTGTAAGGAAATACGAAGAAGGTGGTGTTGTAAATAAACAACGTGAAGCATATGAATACTTTACTAATAAGAGAGGCATGTCTAAGATACAAGCGCTTGCCATCATAGGTAATCTCATGGCTGAATCCGGTCTTAAAGATGACATATACGGAGACAACAAAACATCATATGGCATACAGCAATGGCACAATGAGCGCATGGATAAGTTATTCAAGCACGCCAAAAAGAAAGGTCATTCTACACCCACATTCAAAGACCAACTTGAGTTCTTAGCTGACGAATACGAAGGGAAGACCGGATATTCTAATTTCTTATACACAAGAAAAGGAAAAGAAGGACCAGGGTATTACAACTATAGCCGGCAGGATTTTATGAACGCCGATAACCTTAAAGATGCAGTAGTAGCTTGGAACCAAGGAGCAGGACGTCCTCATAAAAGCGTGATACGAAACGATGACCGTTATAACTATGCTATGGAAGTTGCTAAAAATCTTGGTTTGGAAATTGAAGAAAATTCCGTATCTTCGTATGGCCAAATGGGATTCGGAGATGATGGTGAAATAGCAGCATCGGTAACACTTCCAGAGGTAGAAGTGGCAGCCGCCCTCCCTAACCCGGAAGCCCCGTCCCAGGAGGGACAGTCCGAGGAAGAGAGATTCCGTACATGGACTGAAACGTATGGTAAGGACATCGTAAATCATTTACTGACGTTAGACGGGAAAAAGGATGGTGATGACAGTGATTACAGCATGATGTATAAACAGCATGAAAAAGAAAGCGAAGAGGATAAGAAAATGGCTTTGATTAATGCCGTGCTTCCCAATATACAGCTTCGCATTAAAGGCGTCACCGAAAATTAGAACAAGACTGTATTTCTTTTACATTAATAAATTCAAGCCGGATTTGAGACTCGTTACACGGATACCGAAGGTTGAAGAACGATATCAAGATAATCCGGTTTTTTTGTGCGATTTCGTGAAGGATGGAACTATCATCGCCTTGGTTTAACAGAACAGACCTACGTACTTCCACTGTCCTGACGGGCATGGACGCCCGTCTCGCCTACAAACCTGCCTAATTCTCCACTGGCTACCTAATATAATTATTAACGTCACTCCATCACCTATCTCCCTTCAGTCGATAGGTTCAGTCGTTTTTAAATATTATATGTTCTTTCGCATCGTTCCCTTCGGTCACGATACTCAATCTTTTAACACAATTAGGCTAACAATACAATGACGGAAAAAGTAATTTGTCAATCCGTTCACTCACTTAACTCCCTTCGGTCGTTAAGTTCATTCACTGTAAACAATTATATGAATAAATGGTAAAGTATATAAAATAATATAAATGATATAATGGGTAAGATCATTGAAAATGGTCTTAATATTAAGGAAAACGGAGACTATTCATAGGCGTAGTTTTAATTCAAGATTTGTTGTCCCACCACTGACGGTCAGGAGGTTACGTTCAGAGTCGTTTTCCCGTCTCTTATCCAAACCGTCATAAAACAAAAAAACCTTGTATCCTATTTCTCTCAAACCGGATACAAGGCCGTGCATTTTTTTCTTTGAGCGTATGATGAAAAACCATATCTTTGCACTAAAACAACATTAATATGGACACAAAGTTAAAAGAAATAACAGATCCTCACAAGTTACACGACAAGCTCTTTAAGAAAGAGCAGGTCTCTCCGATAGAAGTTATATACAATAGCTTCAGCAACTTAGGGTACAACGTAGTACGCCGTCCAGCCGGTCAGTGTTTAGGCAATTTGAGATATTTTAATCTATTTTATGACAAACATACTCATCATTTTTATCAGAAAGACAGGAAGTTGAGATATTGTAGCAATTTTCTCATATCTGATTATTGGAAAGATAGAGTGCGATGTTTCATAGTTTGGAACTTTGGTTTTGGAAGATTCTTCCCATACAATGACTTCATAGAGGCTATGGTTTATGACTATCTTCGATATGGAAGAAAGTCAGTTCCTTATCTTAAAAGCGTGCAAGAAGCTGAAGAAAAGTGTGTAAGGTTCTATATCCGGTCTCAGATAGATATGCTTCGTAAGGAAGGATATGCTGCTTATAGGGCTAAGTTCAAGGAAGAACGTCCTCAGTATTTTATTGGAGACGATAGGACGGTGTTTAGATGCCTTGATAGCTCTTTGAAAAGAGAAGAAAAAATCGCTGCATGTGTAGCTCATAAAAGGGCTTTAAAAGAAGGGATAATGACTTCCTTCATCAATCACCTTAAGAAACATCCTACCACCTTGTATTCGTGGTTCTCGTCAGAGGTAGACAGCGAAGGAAAGAATAGGATTTGTCTATCTGAAAAAGCCATTAATTATCTTAATAAGAGACTGGTTCGCAATGGATTAAAGGCTCTTTCTGCATCATATCTTTTTAGAACGTTTAGAAAAATGGTGAAGACCTTGTTCGGTTTCAATGTCAGGTCGTTCTTGAATAGCTGTCTGATGTCTGTTTCAACAGAAGAGGTTTTAACCAAATCTATGAAGAAAGTAGTTTCCAAGACAGTGCTGTTTTTGTACAAGAGAGCGCTTAAGAACTATCGCCGGGCATGCGGTTTTAAGTACGACCCTGATTCGGGCGGTTTGTCTGTCATACGTCCCTGATTTTTAAACGTATCCCATAACGTTGGATTTTCTCGTTCGTTTCTCTTATCTTTGTGAAAAAAGATAGTATGAAATTACGAATCATAAAAAATCGTCCGATATTCGCTCCTGGCGGTAGTGTTCAGGATAAGAAACAGGATATTAATGTATCCTCTACTCAGCCTATTCTTGATTATGGAACGCCTGTTAATAAATGGGGTGAATCTGATATTCAGAATATATATATGCCTTCTGATGTGACTTTAGAAACAGAGGAGGGTGAGATAAATCCATTTAGCAGTATGCCTACATCCGATTCGTTTTTTGAAAACAATGATGCAGGGTATGCAGGATATCTCGCTGATAATAGGGGCATGGTTAAAAACGTAGAGAAATCAGTCGTTGATAATGCAATGAATGTAGGTGATGCGGATGCTGATTCCTCTAAAGAAAAACGTTCCCAAGATGGTAATCCTCTGGATCCTATGACTATGCCATATTACTCACCCGATCTAACCGGCAGAGCTCAAATGTTCGGTACAAGTCTTGGCCGGATAAGAGCCGGTAATAAGGTCGGTGCTAATGTGGCTCAAGCTGCCTTGTCTGGTGTTAGTTTAGGATTAGGTCTTACCCGTAATATCATGGGAGCTTCATCTGCTGCGTATGCAGCCAGCAGAGACGAGCAGGCAGCGAGGGAAAAACTTGCCAAGGAGCGTCGTCAGCAATTCATCAAGTGGGAACGTGAAGGTGGTGGCGTTAACCTTGGAAATGGACAGAGAATAGATACGTCTGATATGACAGGAGAATACATTTACCCTCTTCCTAAATCTATGGAGGGTAATGCTAATGTTGAGATAGAAAAAGGAGAATACGTGCTGACTCCTGACTCCGTAGGGCCTATGGAAGCCAAAGGGAACAGACATGAAAATGGTGGCACTCCGGTTGATTTGCCAGAGGCTTATATTGTTTCCGATTATCGTAAGATAGATGATGAGTTTGCCTCTTACGTTAGAGAAAATTATGGTATTAAGGCAACGTCAAAAGATACGTATGCTACACTCCTTGATCGATATAAGAAGAAGATAGGTTTGTCTGATAAGTACGAAGATCTGGAGCGTGTATATAAGAGATTAGAGAAAAATGAAGATGTAAAAGACAAAAACACATCTAATCTTAATGCTTCTATTCTTTCCAAGTACGTCAATGAAAACCAGAAAGAGATAGACGAGCTTGAAGCACAATTTCGTTCTTTCGCTGAAATCGTTTATGGCAAACAGGAAGAATCTAAGCGTAACGAGAAGATGGATGCTTTCTTCAGGGATGGCGGGGTTGTTGATCTGAATCAGGTAAAGAAACAAGCCAAGGCTTTTAATATTGCAGAATCAGATGCCAAGAACTGGATATATGACGAGTATGTTAAGCAAACCAGGAAAATGGCTGAAGGTGGACCTACTCAGAAGGAGCTGGAGGAACTTAGAAAGAATGCTATCGGCTACAATAAGCTTATCAATCAGTTATTTGGACGAACTCTTAATATGACTGTATCTGATGTTAGTGGTCGTGAGCAGATTCTTAATCCCGATTCCAGTGTCAATGCCAATCAGAATCTACAACATAGAAGCAATTTAGGATACGGAAGGGTAAATGATAAGGCGGTATCTAATTTGCTTGATGTAAACCGATGGGCTAACAAGTACAATACGGATGGTGATTTTGATACAGAAGGTTTCCAGAAAGGATACAACAGGCAATTAAATGCATTGTGGGCGTTAGCTGATGTAGGTGCTATCACGAATGCTGATGCAGCCAAGAAATTCAGAGATGAGTACGGATTCTGGGGCCAGGATGCCGGAAGCTACGGAGGTAATCAGGCTTATAATTCATTTGCCGTAGATGATAAGTTTGGTCAGACAACAGCCACCCGTTCTTATTATGGATTGGACGTTGTTTCGGCAGAGCAAAAAAGATTGTTAAACGAAAAAGGAATTAAGAATTATGTTGACTTATTTGGTGATAAATCTGATGCCGCTAAGAAGATTCTGGGCTCCGATTATAATAAGTTTGTTGCTTTAAAAGATAGCGGGTTAATGCCGGAAATGGACTTCGTTCTTGAGTCTGTTAAACCAGAAATGAAGCCTATTGAGGCCGGTCCTATAGCACCAGGTCTTACACCTCCTAAGATTGGATCTCCTGGAAGGATAGAGGTAAAACCGAAAGCTGGTACGCCTACGACTGTAACCGACACCGATACAGAGGAGGTGGTTGAAGACAACGGAACTAAAAGACAGGGGCAGCCGGCAGCGTTCGGTCCTATCTTCCCGGAAATGCTGAGAACCCTTGACACTGGCTTGGAAATAGAAGGTCTAGAGAGGCATCAAGCACCACGTATAGACCCGGTTCTCCAATCGGCAGATCAGTACATTAACGAGCTCAACCGTGCGACATCGGCTCAGTTAGACGCAGTAGGTGACGTACCCGACTCCCAGCGAGCTGCTATTCTGGCTAATATGAACGCCATAGCTGGAAGCAATATAGCCAAGTACGTTAATGAAGTAAATTTCAATAACGCAAGGCAAATAAACGAAGCTGATAGATTCAATGAAATGGCTTATGTTCAGACAGACGATAAGAACATAGCGGAAAGGCAACGTTATGAATCTGGATTATTGAAGGCTATGGCTATAAGGGATGAAAATCTTGCTCGTTATTATGATAGCATAAACAGCGAGATACAGAATAAGTTCAATGTTCGTACATCGTTGAATACCATAGCTTCCATAGCTCCGAATATGAGAATGCTTCCAAGTGGTCAAATTGTTTACGTTCAAGGTGATCAGGATGTGATGAATATGGGTGATTATTCCACTCCTTACTTGAGAAGTTTAAATGAAGAAGATGATGAAACTAAAAGAAGAAGGAGGACCAAATAGTGGCTTCACAATATAGTATTTTAAGGCAATATGCCCCGTATGTTAGTCCTTACAACATAGATCTTGTTAAGGACGTCATGATGTACAAACAGCAGAAGGTTGATGCTGCTCGTGAAAAGATCTATACCCAGGTAGATTACCTTATGGGTCAAGAGATAGATAAGCCTGAAGCCCGTGCTTATATGGAAGATAAGATGTCAGGTGTGATTGCTAACATCAATCAAAAATTCAAAGGCGTGGATCTTTCTTCTGATGGTGTTACGAGAGCCATACAAGGAGAGATTAGTTCGGTGTTGGATGATACGGTCATTAACGCGATTGCCGGCACAAAAGAAGGCAAGAGGGTCATGAAGGAAATAGAATCTATAAAACAGAATCATCCTGAACTTTATTCTCCTATTAATGAATGGCATGCTTTGGATCCTTATTACAAATGGAGGTCAGATGGTAAAGCAGGATCAAGGTTAGGGGGTCTTCATTATTCTCCTTATGTAGATTACACTAAGGAGATAAATAAGCTGGTTAGTGACTTTAGGAAAAATAACGAAGGCAAGAAGATTCAGACAACAGAATATGATGTTAAAGGTAATCCTACTGGTGGTATTATAGAAGTTAATGTAGATGAACTTACAGATTCCCAGATAAGGAATTTTGTGTCTGCTAACTTATCTGAAAACATGAGGAATCAGATGAGAATAGAAGCATCGTACATGGCAGCCACCAATCCGGTGTTCAGTAATCCGGATTTGGTTAGTCAATACATTGGGTCTTATGTCGAAAGATACGATAGACACATAGGAGCATTGGAAGCGAAAAAGAAATCAGTAGGTGATAATAAGAGTATTATTGATCGTATTGACAGTCAGATACAGGAAGCTAAAAATCAGAAAGCAGAAGCCAAGAGGGAGGCAGATATGATAATAGCTTCGTCTGATCCGGTAGCGGCTGCTAATTTTGTTGTTACCAATAATCTTTTCGATAAGATGACTGATGCATGGAGATACGACAATACAAGTTTTGAAAGGAAGAAAGATGATCTTTATTTTGCGAGGTTAGAAGAGGATAGGGCTCAGCAAAAGTTTTTGACTGATAATGCTAGGTCTATGGTTGAAATATCGTTGGCAAAAGAGCAACTTGCCCAGGCCAAGATTGAAACCGAGTACATGCGCACTTACGGATCCAAGATGGGAACTGAAAGCTCATCCGCAGGCGCAACAGGCGCAGGCGGCATGAGAGTGCCGATGGCTCCTATGGACGGGCCTACGGCCATTAACTCTGGCACAGGTAAGACAGGATCTGTTAATTTGGCCAATATTCCTTACGAGTTACTTAAATCTCATTCTATAGATCGTAAAGCCAATTTATTGAAATTATATAACTCGTTATCTCCTACAGATAGAAGCAATATCGTTGCAGCATCATACGAAGAAGAAAAAACTGATCCAGGATTGTATGCTAATATGACTCCTGAAGAGCGGATATATTCTTATTTAAAAAACAATGGAGGTCAGAAAAACGGATATTTCGGACAAGGAAATAACAGATTATCTGAAGCTTATGATGCTTTACTTCTTTCTGATTCTAAGGCAAACGGAGCCACAAAGGTTATAAATAACATAACTGATTATCAAATCGATAACATAGTTACTGAAAAAAATAAGGATATTATCAGGAAAGTTCGTAATGCTAAGTTTATGAAAGGAAATTCTTTTATAAATCTTACCGATACGGATGATAAGGCTGGAGCTTTCCTACTCGCCACGGCCATAACAACTGGCGTATCTGATGCCGTAGGGTTTAGAGAGTACATGATGGATCCTTCAAGAGGAATAGATATTCTTAGTGCTATATCTCCGTCATTAGGAGCTAAGGCGAGTGCCGGTAAGTTGGGGAAAAACATATCTGATGCTATTACAGGCGAGGATAATGGTTCTTCTACTGGCACGTTGGCTCTTATTAATGGAATGAAGAAACTCAATGGCGATCCTGATTTTAATATATCCGATTATATGACCATAGATAAGGATGGTGATATAGATTTAAAAGATTATCAGGAAGGGGAGCCTTTGACTATTACTCAGTTAAGATATGCTGAGAAAAATAGTAGGGTGTCTGACATGATAGCGGGTCAGATGCAGGATGAGATAAAAATGTCTGTATCTCCCGATCAGATTTCTGATAAGTTATCTCAGTATCATTACCTTGATTCTTACAAAAGATACAATTGGAATGCCGATTCACCAGAAAAGTCTTTGCAGAAGGCTCAGTTTAGAAGATTGTCTGGTTACATGGCAGGAAAGGTAAATAATCTGGATCCTACTGCTATTAATACCATCAATATGGACGCCGAGATAGATAATGGCACTGTCAGAAGATTCTTGACTGCTCAAGTAGGGTCCGGTGAAAACTCTTATGTTACAGAAAGGGTAGAGATCACGAATGATGAACTTCTTAAGGCGGGTATAGATCCTTCGGTTGAGGAGCGCAATTATCCAGTAGATGGTTACAAATCAAGTTTTGGAACCTGTGATTTTGTAGATACCGGAAAGAAGGAAGGCTATTCTTATGATAAGTATCTCATACGTAATGGTCTTCCCCGTTTGGCTTCTAAGGCTGATGTTAAGAATGATCTTTATGATATAGTAAAGGTTCATGGTTCTTACCTTAAGCCAGAAGAAATGAATGTTGTTAAAACCCTTGTTGATAATTTTATTGACATGTCTGATAACATATCAGTTCAGTTGGAAGGAATGGATGACAGGGGTTCGAGAGAGGTAGCGGTCAATTTCTATGACAAAAGGACTAAAAATTCTAAAAATCCTGCATTGTTGTTCTCGGATTTTGTTCCTTTGGATCCTGGTAATGATGAGTATGCGGATTACTGGAATAGCATTCACCAGAAGTGTCCTCAGTACTTCTTTGTAAAATACGTGAAGGAGGCTGTTCAAGAGCGTCTTGATCAGATGAGAGATCCGTATATGAGAGGAATAAATATCATGCCCAACATGAATGACAAGTTTAGTAAGTTGAACGATTTTTTGCAAAAAATTTATGGCTGATAATAATATAGATAGATATAATCCTGCTGCTAAAACCACTTACGAAGATGTGGCAAGGCAAAGGAAATTAGCCGAAGAAGAAAATTACACTCCGGCTACATTACCAGAGACGACAACGCCTCTGGTTCCTAATTATATGCCTGGTGAAGGTGTGTATGCCCAACCTAAATTTCCGGATTACGCATCAAGGATAGCTGCTGCCGAATACGAAGAACCGTATATAGCCAAGGAGATAAGCAACAGCTACTCGGAGGCACTGGCTCGTAACAGCTACAGGGGGGCTACACCTGCCCCGCCGCCTCTTAATCCTTATGGACCGAAGGTAAGTATCCGTGAAAGTCATCAGATGGGTAATGATGGGGTATGGCGTACAAAATATCCCAACTATATTCCGGGTATAAATAATGAGGATTATTATGCCAGAAGACAGAGCGGATGGAGTAAGTTTTGGAATGGTGTAGGTAAATTCGCTTTAAAGTCCGCATTGTACGGTGCGCAAGGAGTTGTGTCATTGCCTGACAAACTTATCAATATGGCATCTGAGGGAAGTTACAAAGCTGCGTTAAATACTAACATGGATAAGTTTGTAGGTGATCTTGACCAGCAAATAGACATGCTTCTTCCTCATTATTACAAGAAAGAGGTAGAAGATTATAATTTCGGTCAGAAGCTTTTTAAGGATACCGGTAATTTCTTATGGAATGATGTCCTTGGTAACGGTATGTCTTTTACCGTAGGAGCCATGATATCAGCGTACATGACCGGAGGACTTGGAGTTGGATCATTGGGTAATATAGGTGCCAAATTAGGTGGAAGAATCGGAGCTAAGTTAGCAGCAAGGCAAGCTGCTAATAGGGGCATAGGAAGCCTTAAAAGCGTGTTTAACGACTATGTGAGAAAAGGAGTTGCTACCGGAAGAAATGTAGGGGAGGCGGCTAAGACCATGACGTTGTTGGCTACCAGTGCTGGATTCGAGTCATCGGTCGAAGCAAATTCTTTTATGAAGCAATCCGAGTCTGATTTCAAGGATTATTATCGTAAGATTTATGGTCGTGATCCCAATGCAGAGGAAATGGCTGTTTTTCGTAATTCTAATGCTGATGTAGGTAGTGCTATATTTGCCGCCAATATGGGTATCGTAGGATTATCCAACTGGCTTCTTTTGGGTAAGTATATAGGGTTAGGAGGCAAGGCTATACCTGGGTTGGAAAAGAAGCTCAACAAGTATTTATTTGGATTAGGGACGGAAGTTGCGAAGCCGGGAGAGATGGCTATTAAAATAACCAATCCCAATATAGGACAGAAGATAGCAGGCAATGTTTTCAATATCATGAAAAGACCGGTATCTGAGGGTCTGTGGGAAGAAGGGTCTCAAGGTGCTGTCCAGAATACGGCTGAAGAATATGTTAAGTCAAGATATGATAATGTCGCCATGAACGGAGCCGTTGATGTTCTTGATGCTATTTCTGAAGGATTTAAAAAACAATATACGTCTAAAGAAGGATGGACTGAAATAGGAATCGGTGCTATTATCGGTTCTTTGTTCGGTATGAGGGAAGGCTTCTTTGGAGTGAAAGAGTATAGTAACAATCAGATATTGCTGGAAAGGCAAGTAAATGAATATAACAAAGCATCTTCTAATCTTAATACGGCGGCTTTGAATACGTTGAAAAAGTCAATGAGTTTAGGGCCTCAAGTTCGTTCCGATGCTCAGTCTATGACCGGCAAGGAGCTTGATGATGCAATGTTTGAAAAGATGTCTATTGACAACCAAATGGGAACCTTAGAGGATTCGGCTGAAAATTTCAGGCAGATGGTTGATATGATGCCTATTTCGGAAATAGCCGAAGCCAACGGAATGTCTTTGGAAGAGGCAAAGAAATACAAGGATTCTATTATTGATAATTATAATAATCGTCTTTCGGATTTCAGATCTGCCCAGAGTTTTGCCGAAGATCTTATAGGTGATGATTCTAAGATTGAGTTTAGAAAATACGTGGCTCGTAATGCTTTTCTTGGTCTTCAATCGGAATCAAGAATGAAAGACATAGCTTCTGTCATAGAAACGCTTTCGGGTCAGCCTCGCGTGGCATATGCACTAAGTACGTTCTCCCGGCTGTCGGACAGGGCAAGGGAGCGGGCGATGGCTATCCGTGGCATACGGTCAAGGATAGAAGAACTTGAATCCGAAATAGAAGATCTTGCTACTCGTCCTCGTAACGTAGATGGAAAAGATCCACAAGCTGAATCTATACAACGAAAAACCAAAGAATTGGAAGATCTTAGAACCAATTACAATAATTCGTTGTCTGAGTTATCAACGTTAATAGGAAAAGAGTTTTCGATAGAAGAGTTGGTAAGTAGAACCGAATCTGTTTTATCATCACCTCTTTCTCCTATAAGTTCACAAGATGTAATAGAGGCCTATGATACGCTTGTAGCTTTTGATGATTATTTCAATGTAAAATCAAGACAGGAAAAGAAGTTTACGGCCAAAGATAAAGCCATGAGATCCTTGGTAAATGAATACCGCAGGAGTTTGATGGATTATAGGAATATGAATAACTTCTTATCTAAGATGCTTGATAAAAGATTCTTAGCTGAGGAAAACAGGGGGTTTTCAAAAGCGCTGTCTTCTCTATGGTCTACTCCTTATAAGGGGGATGACAAGGTTCCTGATTTTGCAGAGCCTAATAAAGTTGGTGAATATGACACTGATGAGGTAGTAGATCAAGCTGTGTCAGAAGGTAAGATTTCGGAAGACGAAGCTTGGACTATCAAGGCTTTTATGCATGCTCTTGATAGAGTAAGGGAAGATAGGATGAAGGAGGCAGAAGATGATATAAAAGAGTCACCGCTTACGGGGTCTGTATCGGATGAAGATTATGAGGCTGCTATGGATAATCCTATTATGGTTCCGGTAGTAAGGCAGTCTATAATTGATAAACTATATACAGGTAATGCCGATCTTCTTACTGCGAGAGAAAAAGATGTGTATGATAAATACAAACAAGATTTTGATGATTATGTATCGTCTTTAGGTGATAGTCCTGTTAATCTCATTAAATCATTATCTGAAAAGGCTGACAGGCTTACAAGTCCGAGATCAGTATATGAGGAAAATAAAGCTATTATTGATATGGCTAAGTCTAATTTGGAGCCAGATCAAAGAAAGGAGCTTGATGATGCTATTTCTTCGTATGTTGATATAATGAACAGGCGGGACAAAGGAGAGAAAGTTGACGAAGATAAACTTGCAGATTCGGTATTTACCATAGAAGATCTTGGCCAGGTTGGAAATATCACGGACCTCCTTCCTTATATCGAGCAAAACAGGATTATTGATAAAGGTCGTATCTCTGAATCTACGTTAAGTAATTTCGGGGAGGATGATGCTAATATAGATTCTCTTGTAAATGAATTAGACGAATCTGATAATACGCCGGGAGCCAATATAGATAGCGCCCAGAATCCAGAGACGTTGATGGTAAGAAGAATATCCAACGATGGCAATGAAAGGTATGAAATTGCGGGTCTTAGAGCTGATAAATTTATATCTTCTATAAAATCATTGGTTCCTATTCAAATAAGCTCTGAAACGAACGCTAATGGCACTAAAAGGTATTCTCTTAACATAGGTGGAGAAACGGCTACCGTGATAGAACTGCCTTATCATGCAAGATGGTCTATAGACAAAGAATCGGCTCGTGTTCTTAATCGCTACACAGACGTGTCTATTCAGGACGTGGGTAATTCATATTCTTTGGTTTATAAGCGTCTTGATTCAGATGAGTTGGTTCCGTACAGAACGGGTGTCGGATTCGGAGAGAATGAAGTAGATAAAATAGATCAGGAAGCATTATCTTCTTTGAAAAAAGGAGATAAGGTTAATCTCGAAATAGATGTAAATGATACCTATAATCAGTCTCTTTTTACCGAATACAATAACGCTGTTCAGTCCGGCGATAGAAATAAAATAGAATCTGCTGAAAATAAGCTGGTATCCAATATGGTTATTAAGGTTATGAGTGGGAACAGATTCGTTTCTGTTGTAAAAGCTGATACAGGAGGCATAGATGGTATAAGTAAGATAAGGAGAACGGCTTTCAACAAGTGGAAGAAGGACGCCGGCCGGTCGGCTACCATCGGCGTCGGCACGCATGTTGTTGCCCAGACCCTTCCCGGAAGACCGGTATTTAACATTAAGGTAAACGGTCAAGGATATGGCCAGGTAGAAAATCTCTCTATTACCGAAAAAGGTGCTGAAAAAGTATCTGATGTAGGATATGTATTAAATGGCAAAGTCGTGCTTAAGAACGGATCTAAATACACAGGCTTCCCATTTGCTTATTCTATATTAAATGACAAGGGGAATAATTACAAAAATATAAGAGTTCCGGTAGTTGTTATCAAGGGTAAAAACGGTCTTAATTATCTTTTCCCGGTTAGTCTACGTTCTGTAGAATCAGAGGAAGGAAAGAAATGGATTTCTTTTATAGATATGCTGCTTGAATCCAGTGGCTCTGAATTGTTACAGATGGGTCAAGATGATATACAAGATCTTAATGCGTATCTAACCAAGTTAGGTCTTGATCCGGCTTCGTATCAAGTATCGTACTTGAATCCTATTTCAGGGCTTAGAAAAGCTCGTGAGGCTATAGAAAAATTATCTACGGTTCCTGATGTTGTTAAGTGGGTAGAAGATGGAAGTAGGAGTGTTAAAGACATTGTGACGTCTGAAGTAGAATCTGGAATAGATTTTGAAGGTGAGATGTTTGTTGCTCCTAAGATCAGGATCCAGTTTGGTAAATCATCTTCCAGACCTAAATCACTTATAGAGGACGATCTTCCTTTCTCTGATGAGGGTAAGACCGTGTTTTATAAGGAAGAAGATGCGGGGGTTTATGAAGAGGAAATGCCAGAGGAAGGGGTTGTCCGGGAGACTCAGCCGGCGCCACCGGCTCCTGCGGCACAAGCTACGCAGTCTTTACCTGGCAAGAAGCGTACCTCCAGGAAAAACTTCTCTCTTATGTTAAACGAAATAGAATCTCATATAGAAAAAGAAGGATTGCCGCCTTATGCTAATATTTTTGATTTTATAGCAAGGAAGATTGTAGGAGGTGACTTGAGGTTTCTTCGTGAGAGAGGTAATCCTAAAAGTCTTAAGGAGGAAATGGGATTAGAACCTAAAGGAACAGTAGGTGATAAGATATCTACCCCTTCTAAGAAAGGTGGTAAGACCTTAGATGAATACGTTTCTTGGCTTCGTTCTCAAACAGATCAGGTAGTAGCGGATTATGTTGGTTCAAGATCTGATGAGCAAATTATATCAGAGTTGAAAAACTTTTTGAAATATATTAATTTTGTTCCAAGCAAGGCTTTGAATTATTCCCTTAGAGTCAATGGCATGGAAGCCCTAAAAGAGTACGGAACCAAGGAAGAGATTGATGCTATGGAGTCTAATATCAATAGTCTGGTGTCCGTAGAAGTCCCGGCAGTTAATGACCAGGTTGTAGAAGAAGTAGCCACCGCCATCGAATCAGGTAATTTACCTGCTATATGGAAGCCGATGGAAAGCATTGATATGACCGATGAAGAGAAGGTTGAATTTTTAAACAATATAGCGGATTTCCTTGGCAGCATACCAGGATATGATGCTGTTGTGGAATCTATAGAATCAGAATCAGATAATATTTCAAACAATGGAAAAGAAGGAAGCACAGAAGGCGGTGCAGTACGCGCTGAGGAAGATGGCGATAAAGAGAGCGATGGAGAAGGAAAAGGACAACCCGGAACAAATGTCGAAGTTAAAGGAAATGTTGAATTACCTGGATCTCAAGAAGGAAAAGTAGATAACTATAGAAAGAACGGAGATAAGTTCTCTGACATTGCTGAAGTCACCTTATGGTTACTTAGAAGGGCTGCCGGCATAACCTCTATCCCAGAAGGAGAAGAGGTTTATGTAGAGGGAGACGAGGTTAATAGTATTATGACCGATATGGAGTCCAGGTATGGGATAGATACCATTAACCACGCGCATACGACTAAGGCTATAAGGGGTCTTAATGATGTGTCAGGTTATAAAGTAGAATACGGCTTAACCTTTTTAACACACGATCCTTTTATTAGGGTATCCAATCCAAGGAAAGAATCTAAGGCTGCAAAAGATGAGCCTCGTATATCCGAAGAACCGCTTACTTACATATCAAGGGTAACGACCCCTTATTTCTTGTACGGCGGTGATGAAGCATATACGTCTGTTCCAGCCAAGGTAGAACCTATACCAGAGAAGATAATGGCTCGTAATGGCATTAAATTTGGTATGAGTGTAACTGAGCTAACCAAATTAGGGTACAAAAAAGCTGGTGGAAACTGGATATACAAATTCTACATGAACTCAGGCGTGTATGATTTATATAATATCAGTACCGGAGAAGCGTTTAGGGCAAAACCGGATCTTGGAGTTAAGATAAGTTCCAGCGCATTCATCCGTTCTTTATCTCAATCTGGTAGGAAAATACAAAATATGATGAGTAACATGAGCCAGGAAGAGATAGATAGGAATAAGAATCTTGTAGAAGGTTCTGATAATTCGGATTCGATAAATGAGTTAAATAAAGAGTGTCGAGTATGAGAAGGAGATACGAAGATATTTCAGGTCTTGTTCAGTACCAGTTGAAGACCAATCAGCAGGGGAATATAGAGGTTTATGTTGATGACAGGTTTGTTGGAAACGTAAGTGAAGGAGTCTGTAATTGGAAGGATATTGAATACAAGAGTAAGGTTACTATATCTTTGAAAGGAGTCGAGGATAAGGCTAAAACCTCAAGTAAAAGAGTCGGTCCTTATTGTCACATTTATAGCATATTTGGAGGAAATGAATCTTATCATGCAGGTCCGGATAGTAATATAAAAAAGAGTCCGGTTACCACCTTTATAATGTATTGTTATAAAAATGGGGATATTACAACTACCACTACTTATACTAAAAATTTATCTGGAACTCTTCAGATAGGTAAAACACAATTGACTATCAATTACAAACAAAGTAAAAGTCAGTCTTTCTCCGGTGGTTCTGGAGATTATGTAACATCCGTATCTGATTTCCCTTTTGTTACTGGTCCAGGAAATGATAGCGTTGAGTTCGAAGGAGAGGGAAGATTGATAGTTGAGACAGAGGCTTCGCATTATGAAATAGAAGTTTCATAATTTCTATTTTTATACTATCTTTGTCTAAAATATTTATCACTATGGGTGTCAAATGTCAGATAGAAAAAAAGGAAAATGAAATAAAACGGGTTAAGGCTCCTAACGGGGAGCCTTCCGTCCTTTACGAAAGTGCTTTAAAAGTATTAGGAAACAGCGAGCGGGCTCTTCAGGTATGGGCTAAGGCTTACACTCCTGGTTTTTCGTCGTATTACGGTCATTGGAATAATCCGGCTCCAGGGGAGATATTTAATACCGATCCCAATGGCGAACCTCTTTTAGAAGACGTGCTGTCGTATATGAAGCGTCAGACTTATTTTGCTGATCCTTTAACGGCTCAGGACATTAAGGATGTAAGGGATTTCCTTTTGTCTACTCATTATTTTTTCAATGCGTCTTCATTGTCTAATGCTATTCTCTTCGATTTTTATGTAGATGGCAGTTTGATACTGAATGAGCAGAAATTAAGGAGATCCGGTTTGTATGATGAAACAGAGATAAGTCGTATTTTATCCGATCCTTCTGTTTTAAACGAGGTTTTGACTTCCATGAGAAAGTTAATAGATTCTTCTATTAACGAACATGATAGGGAAAAAGATAATTATTTTATGTCTATTGACTATCAGTATGGTCCTATTGTTTACAAGGAGGGAGTGTTTAACCAATTTGGTAAAAAGGTACCATATAATCCTTCTGAGCTTTATTATGCTATGCGTAAAACAGTAGCCGGCATAAAAAACTTTTCTGAATTTTCATCTGCTTTTGAATCGTTGAGAAATTCCTATCCTGAACTGGTTGAGAAATTCGTTTCTGATAAAGAATTTGCCGAATCTATGTTTGATGAGTTCTCATCTACGAATAAGATTCCGGTAATAAACATAGAAGGGGATGATGTGGTAGAAGGCAAGAGAAGATCCTTGTCTAAGTTACAAGATCTGTCTTATTACAATCCTGGCAAAATAGAGTTCCTAAGAGCTCGTATATCAGCTTATTTACATAGGGCTAATGCCGACACCGAATCCGATTTAAGAAGCATGATATGGGATATAGAAGAGGCTTGTACGTGGTTTGGCATAGATATAATAGGGACATCGGAAACTTATGATGGCACAGAAGAATCTTTGAATAAGATAGATAATTTGATGCTGGATCTTGATATTTATGTGGCCAGGCATAATGATGTAAATTATGCTCCAACGCTGGCATCTTCTATAGATGATGTTCTTGGTGATAGTACAGACTATTATTTTGGATTATTGCCGGAGTATATGGATAATTTGAATATCGTTTATTCTGAATCCGATATAGACCCAGTAGAGGCATTTGAGAAACATTCATTGCTTAAGGTAGGAGATAATCTATATCAAAGGATCAGCAAAGATGATCTTAACGAGATGTATCAAATATCAACAGTATTAGCCAAGCACAACCTAACTCATTTTTCTACTAAAATATATCCTGAATCTTGTTTTAAGAACGGCGTTTTGGATAAAGAGAAAGTACGGAACGTAGATAATAATACGCTCATGGCTTCCATTAAAAAATACGTCAGATCGTTCATGGATTCTCAGAACACGGAGGACATGATAATGACCAGGATGGCGTTTGGACACCCGGCGGTACTTGACGTTCCTTACGTGGATGTGGATCGGGAGTATAGTCGATACATGAACAAAAAACAAGATAGCGAAAACCCATTATCCTTATTCTATTTATACCAATCTTACCTTGACAACAAACTCCATAAAACAAAATTATATGATAATGCCTATAAGTATCTTGACTTCAAACCTGGTCCATCTTTGGGCCTTATTTCTGATGATCCTGATATTTTGAAATCAATAGAATTATCTTTATCTGGAAAAGACAGGTTGATGTTGTTTGATTATAGCATGACCAGTACCGACCCTTCTTTATCAGAATTGTTTTATTTGGAGAAGTATGACCCTTCGTATGCCGGGAATGATTTTGAACACTATTTTTACACCAGGCACCCGTATTTGTTAAAAGAAAAATCGGGCCCTAATATCGTAGAGCAAGATGGTGTTATAACAGCCGAAGGTATTTATGATAATTTTATAAGAGTAGGTAATAAGATATGGTCTAAAGTAAGCGAGAGTAGTTCCGGCTCTATCTACCAAAATCTGACAGGAACCGAATCAGAGGTGAAATACGATTCTACTCAGAAGGCTAAGACGGTAGAAACCGATTACGCTCCATACCAAAACAGATCTGGCTTGACGCAAGACATGACCGTAAGCAAGCCTGAATTGGATGATCTTAATAAATTGGAATGTAGGTAATTTTTGTGTACATATATATAGTTTTTTCATAGTTATAAGGTTAGGAGACTGCTTAAAGATAAAAAGGCAGTCGTTGTGAACCTATGTCCGTTTACCATCAAATTAATGTACGTCACATCCGATTACAAACAAGAAATTGTGTTAGGCGTTGATGCTGGAACTAAGCATGTTGGTCTATCAGCTACAACGAAAAGCAAAGAACTTTACAGTAGTGAAGTGATCCTTAGAAATGATATCGTAGATCTTTTGTCTACCAGAAGGGAGCTACGAAGAGCAAGACGGAACAGGTTAAGATATAGAAAACCTCGTTTTAATAATAGAATAAAAAGCAAGCGTCCAGGATGGACTGCACCTTCGGTGAAGTACAAAATAGACGCCCATATTCGTGTTATTGATAATGTATGCTCTATACTACCAATATTTCGTATTGTTATTGAAGTAGCTCAATTCGATACTCAAAAGATTAAGAATCCTAATATATCGGGTAAAGAATATCAGGAAGGTGATCAACTTGGGTTTTGGAACACAAGGGAGTATGTTTTAGCAAGGGATGGGCATAAATGTCAGTATTGTAAAGGAAAGTCAAAAGATAAGATCCTTAATGTCCATCATCTTGAATCCCGAAAAACGGGAGGTGATTCCCCTTCTAATCTTATTACCTTATGTGAAACTTGTCATAAGGAATACCATAAAGGTAATATAGATTTGAAGATCAAACGGGGATCGTCGCTCCGCGACGCGGCCGTAATGGGGATCATGAAATGGAAGTTGTATGAAGAACTGAGATCCAGATACGACAGAGTTTCTATGACGTTTGGTTACATTACGAAACATAATCGGATTAAATACGGGATTGAAAAATCCCATACATCCGACGCGTTTGTCATTTCTAAGAACATTAATGCGAAACGAATCGGATGTCAATATTTAAAACGTTTAATTCGTAGGCATAATAGGCAAATACATAAAATGAAAATTTTAAAAGGAGGAAAGAAGAAAAACAATCAAGCTCCTTTTGAGGTTTTTGGTTTTAGGTTGTTTGATAAAGTGTTGTATAATAATAAAATATGTTTTGTTTATGGAAGGAGAAAATCAGGGAGTTTCAATATCAGGGATTTCAACGGAGAAAATTCAAAAGATGTTTCACGCAAAAAGTTTAAACTCATTAGAGGGAAGAGGCATCCGATTATATTAAAGTGAATGAACGGATTTAATAAATTTAATAGAAAAACGTATCATGTGTAATAAAGAAATCGTGATATGCGCGGCCATCTGGGTGCAGGACGGCAAGAAGCGTCCCCATCAGCCCACCAACATACCATCCGGTACCGTGTTCTGTGGACTAAGACATTGTTCTATCATTTCTCAGTTTGCAGCTTATGGTATTGCTCATAAGAACCGTAGTGTGCAAGGATTTTTAACAAGCAAGAACCGGTTTTTAACAAGAGAGGAGGCATCTGAACTTGTTAAGAGCAATAATCAGGAAATGGTGGTAGATAGGAATGCCATTAGAGAACAGTTGTATTCAGAAGATTTGTATTAACTAAAAAATAAAACAATATGGGATTTATAATCAGAAAGTCAATATTTTATGATATGATGGACGGTAATCAATTAAAGTATGAATTTGACAACAGGGATTTAGATCATATCACATTTAAAGGTGATGGTAAAGAATCTTTTTCATTTAACAGAGCACTTGTTGAAAATTTAATTGAGACATTTGAAACCATGCAGAATATATACTCCGATAATTATAGGCTTAAGGTTTATACTGGTAATTGCATAATTCAATTGAACGTAAATCCAAAGGACCCCAGTGAATCCTTTTTTGACGTATATGATAGAGATGAGATGAAATTGATATATAGTATAAAAAATAGTATCTTGAAAGAAATGTTTATCATATGATTACCAAGCAGGACATACAAACAGCAGCATCGTATATTTTCCGAAGCAGTTTTGTCTCGGAGGACCAGGCAAGGAAAGCAATGGTAAAAGCCGGCAATAACGCTACCAAGATCCTCGTCAAGACCTTTAGAGGCAAGTTGTTCAAGAAAGCTTTTGAAAGAGCCCGTAGAGGAAAGGATATCAGTTCTTTTGAAAGACAGGAAAAAGAAAGTGGTTTCAATTTTCTACACAATCCTAATAATGGTCGTATGCAAAGCGGTCATATTATAATAGATGGAATTGGTCTTTTTAACAAATAATTCATGAAAGGTAAAAAAGTTGATATTCGTTTAGGCAGAGGTCTGGCGAATCAGATTAAGATAAACAAAACCATCCCAGTGTCTCATAAACCAAAAGAAGAACGTCGAATGATGTTTGTTTGTGGTGATGATATTGCTTCTCTTATAAAGCGGTTTGAAAACGAATCAAAGTAATATAAAGTCGGACATATATCTTGTCCGATTTTTTTTATATATTTGTGGCATGGCAAGAGGTTATTATTGGATACCACAAACAGATGAAACGTTAAATGGCAGAAGCTATTACGTGGCTAAGATAGTAGGAGATATCACGTTTGATACTAAACGAAAAAGAATCGTATTTCAAGCTGATAGGTATTTCCCTGTAGGATCTGTTTTCCATTTTACGCACAATTGCTTCAATTATATCATAACTTGCCTAATTCGTAAGCCGGGGCTTTGGTTTGAAGCCAGGAGAGAGGATTCGGGCTCTATTTGCCCTGAAGATATTGAGCGCTTTGAATCGGGAAGGTTTATACACCGAGATGGGTACATGCATTACATATAAGCTGAACTTGACGATTTTTCGTCAGATTATAATTTTTTTTCATATTATTTTTAAGCCATCAGACTGAGAAGTTAGATGGCTTTGTTTTATCATATGCTTGATTTTTAACTACCTTTGTCTCATAACAAAAATGTTTTATCATGGTATCAACGTGTATTATTAAAAGAGATAATAAAAAGAAAGTTGTTTCTGTCTCTACCAGATCAGGGGACAGGTCTATGTTATTTGATAAAATAGCATCTATTCCTCTTATGGAGAACAGGGAACGGGCTACTACTGTTTTTAAAACCGTATTTTCTAATAAGTTCTTAAAGGCTTTTGGCGACTGGAGAAAGAAAGTGCCTGTTAATAAACAGGCCTACAATAAGGTGAAATCCAACATCGATCTTATTCCGGAAGCTTATAGAGAAAGGGTGCTGGATAAGGCTTCTAAGATGAGTAATCCTGTTCTTGTATCAAAATCAGATGCACCTTATGAAATCCGAGAATCGGGCTTTGGATTTTACAGCCAAGATCTGGGTGATAATATTATGTTGGTAGATGCTATGGTCCCGTCAAGTATTTCCGTACCGGAAGGACCGGGAATAGACGCCGGGCAGTATTTACAAGATGCTATATCTTCGGACTTCACTCCCGTATCTATGGTACAGGATAAGGGTGTTGATTATATGGTCATAAAAGACGGTCTTAAGATATTTAGCCCAGAAGAGCTACCAGAGGCAGATTCTAATCCTGTGGGTGTAACGTATCAGACTGGAGAGCCTCGTTTGTTTTTCATGAACGATCGTAATCAATTATTTGAAGATTACGGAGAAGCTCTTCGCTCTGGAGGGAATGATATTAGAATAGGATTCTTATCAGGCATCGTTCAAGAATCTACCGTGGATGGAGTGGCAGACATTACTTACAAGGCTGGAAAGTATGTTCTTAATAATCCCAAGTCTTTTATACCGGTCATGACCGCTTCTGCTTCTACTTCTTTATCAACGAAAGGCGGGATAATTAACTACCTTATAAAGAAAGGTCTTTTGTCAGGATCCAAGATATTCGATCCTGAAACAAGGAGCTATTATCTTGCAGGAGAAGGACATACAGGACAAATTAGACTTTTCAATTCGGCATTATCCTACACCGAGCTCCGTAATCATTTTGGTTCCGATGTTTCCATGAACGACCAGGGTATGATAACCATAAGCTCGTTGGATAATAGTAAGGTGACTATGAGACTCGCCACCGGAGGAACGGAAAGGGTTAGCAAAGAGCAGATAAAGAACGATCTTAAGTCAGGAAGATACAATGAATTGGATGCTAAGTACGATCATTTTGATGCGCTTGTAGTTTCATTCATATTAGAAGACAACGATCTTTATGCTGATGCTAAAGCTAAGATCGTATCAGATTATAGCAGGCAGGAACGTGATCAACGAAATTCTATTGTCGAGATACTGAAAACGCTTGGCGTTAGTGTCATAGGTATGACCGATTATATAGAGAAGTACCAAACCAAATACGGGCATGAACCTTCTGCTAAGGCATTGGCGGATATTGCCAATAACGTAATAGCAGTTGGTGAAGATGCTACTTTATCTGATTTAGTAGAAGAAACATCCCACTTCCTTGTAGAGGCATACAGAGATCAGAATGCTGTTGAGGCTGTTCTGCAAGATGTAGAAGGTACGGAAGAGTGGAACCAGTATGCAGGTCAGTATTATAATACATACGGTAAAGTATATGAAGGAGCTGAGCTTGATAATGCTGTTAGGAGAGAAATTCTCGGAAAGATCCTCGCCAGGGAGATGCAGACCGGAACAGCACAGGCGCCGGTAGAGCCCACCTCCTTCCTGGGGCGCGTCCGGCAGCTTCTCTCTGGAATCGTAAGCTGGCTTAAATCAGCTTTATCAACCCAAAGACAAGATTTGAATAACGTTATTAAAAGCATTCGTGATCTTGCCATTACTGACATAGATAAAGGATTTGACACCTCTCTGTTAAAGGATAATGACTTTACATTATACTCCCTTTCTTCTATGAACAAGAACAAGTTTCTTGAGTCTAAGATCCGGGCATTGAGAAAAACGTTAAGAGACTTACGTCAGATAAGCTCTGATAGGGCTGTAACTACGTCTATGACTCTTGCTCAGCTTAAGACCATAGAAGATAAGATAAATAAGGTAGAGACCGAAATAGACAAGAATGAGATGGCGGCTGCCATGAACAGCATGATCTCCACAGCCGAAGCTCAGGTCAGATACTTAAGTAATGTGGTGAACACCATCCTTCATGGTGATACCAAAGACGGTAAGCTTCACTTCAATACCAATGATCGAAAGAACGTAGATATTATCAACAATCAGGTTCTTCCGATCATGAACGATCTTCGAGGATATATCCGTAACAGAAGTACCGAATTTGATGAACGTGAAAAGCAGGATTATACAAATAGGATCAATACCGTCATTGCCGACATCAATGGTATTCAGTCTGATATTAAATCAGTACAAGACCTTGATGAAAGTACGTTGCTTGATAAGTTAATGAACGAACTTCATGTGCCGGCAGATAAGGTAAAGAGAGTAAAAGAATTTTTTGACAAGGTTCAACACGATGTTTCTTGGATAAGTAGGTGGTTTGGTATATTAGAGCATTCTTCCAGCCCGTTCAATAACGCTCTTGGAGCTATGATTGCCAAAGACAATTACAATGCGATGGTGAATGCTCAGCCCGCCATATCCGACTTCCTGGCATATGCTAAAAAGCATGGTTTTAACAAATCTGAATTTGAAAAACTGCTTCAGAAAGTAGACGGCAAAACTTCTAATTACCTTCGTAGTGCTCTTGATATGGCTAAATACGATCGTAATAAGAAGCTGGCGCAGATGCGAGCGTTTGCGACTGCCATGAACATAGAGATATCAGAAGAAGAAATTGGTGATGTGGTTGACAATAATCGTAATTACGTATTTAAAAGAGAAGTAGTTGACAAGGACGGAAATACGGTTACTGAAAACGCTAAATTTAAACCATCGTCCGATAGGGTTAATACTGATATTTTCACCATCGAGCAGGAAAAGATCTATACAGAACAGATGGAAAAGTGGGATGCTGAAAATTCAGAATTGGAATTTAGTGAAAGTTATGCCACAAGAATGGAATCCATATACAAAAAGGCTGAAGAAGAATTAGGGCATCCAGTTTCTCAAACAACCAAAGAATACCTTAATGCTCTATCCAGGCAAAAACGGATATTGAGGCAGCCTTTTATTGATAGCGGTGGTAATTTTGATGAAGTTGCCTATTTTAAAAGCAGCAATTACGAAGAAGAAGGACTGCTTCGTAAACAACGTAAGGAAGCAGCTTCGGAATACATATATGTAGGGACCAGACGTGTTGAAAAAACCGGCGACCAACTTAAGATGGCTAAAGAAATACAAGCCATAAATGAAGTTTGGAGAAAAGAATCAGATAAGGTTTCCAATGCCGTATCAGAATCGTTTTTGCAAAAATTGAGAACGATTCAAAGCAAGTCGGGAGGAGAAGCTGCGCTGAAGACACTTATGCTAGGAGGGCACCTGTCATTTAACGATCGGTTTTGGAATGACATAGAATCGGAGCAGTCGGCACGTACCGAATCAAATAACAAAGCTTCGTATCTTAAAATGGCGCATGATATCATTAGTTCTACGACAAGTGATAGAGATGCGACTGACGTGGATTCGATTGTAAAAGATATAGAAAAAAATAAGGCCATTATCAAGGAAATAATCGGAAACAACCGAGATGTGGCTGATATCGGAGAGATTAACGAAGCGACATTTACCTCATCTGAAAGAGATGCTTTTAGGGCCGCATCTGAAGCTATTGAAGCCGATTACGCTATTTTGATAGATTATGCTAAGATGGTGGGTCTTGAAGATATTGATAAGTACCTTACTAAAAGCAGTAAGGCTGAAAACGAAGTAAATCAGTCTTATTTAAATGCTCTTGCTGACTCTAAGGAAATTGAATGGCAGTTTGCACAGCGTCATACTACTGCCAAAAAAGCCAAAAGGATTCAGGCTCTTAGAGATAAGTTATTCATGGCTCAAGATAACAGGTATATGTTTACCGTCTCTGAAACCAACTACTTGTCAGAAAAATTGGGAATAGATAAAAAGCTAGATCGTAGAGATTTTAGGAATGCGGTTAGAGCTAAGATGTCTGACATATTTGGACACGATAACGGAGTAGCTGAAGTGAACGATATCGTTAATGAATTTGCCAGGAGCCAAGTCTTTTCGTACTATAAACGCATGGCGCCTACCGGATATGCGGCTATGATCGACAAAATCGGTCGAGGTGAGATAGATGTGGCGCAGATGGTTAAGGACGTACAGAATGGGACTTCCACACAAGATTATGGTATGGACATATCATACCTGTCTTTCGACCCTGCAAGAGCGTGGGTGGCTGAATCTGAGGCTGAAAATAGCGGTCGTAACCCTGATTATGTAAAAGATCATGGGTATGGTCATCGTATGCCCAAGAAGAGCCTGTATCGTGATGAATCGTATTTCAACGACTTCGGCATCAAGTATGATGCTGATGGTAATGAGGTCGCTACTAAAAACGTAGAGCAGTGGAATATGATTCAAAAGCTCAAGGAAATAAAAAGACAATCACTTGATCTATACAAAGAGCAGAGCCCGAATCTATATGCTATTCCACAGATATCAAAACAAGATATAGAACGTATAGAAGGATTGGGTATTAACTTCAAAAATACGGTTCGTAATTTTGTATCAGATCTGTGCCTGGACAGAGTAGACGATTCTTTATACGGTAAAACCAGACAAGGGGAAGTATATGATCCGGAAGACAGACTTAGGTCTATACCTAAATACTACATATATGAATTGGAAAACCAAGATGATGTATCTCACGATTTTGGCTACTCTTATTCGATGCTTATGATGCAGTCATCGTTATACAACGAAAAGCAGAAGTCTATAGAGCTTGCCCAAGGACTGGAACAGATGTTGCTGAATAAGCAATTTGAAGGCGGGAAGAAAGCTGAAGCAACCCAAGCATATCAGATGTTCAGGGACTTCTTCAATGACCATTATTATGGCATTAGGATGAACACCAAAAAACTGACGGTAAACATCGGTGGATACACAGTAGACCTTACCAGGATAATGATGGCCGTTGAAAGATTTATGTCGGTCATGAACCTGGCGCTGTCCCCGTTTGTGGCAGCTACCGGCGCCTTAACAGGTCATATTAACCTCATCATGGAATCTGCCGTAGGACAGTATATAAGTAAAAATTCCCTTAAATACGCATCGGCTGAGTTTTCACGTCTTGCGCCATCTTGTATAGCAGAAACCGGAGACATAGATAGGAAAAGCAAATTATATGTCATAGGTGAGAGAATGGGGATATTCAATATCCGAAATCGTATGTATGGTGCCGGATATAATAGAGTGGCCAGGACCTTAATGCGTTCGCCTATGTATGCTTTTATGGAAATCCTGAACTACCCTCTTGATCCGCAGGTTATGATTGCTACTATGGACAATGTTCGTTATTACAAAGGCCGGTTCTACACGTTCCAAGATTTCAAGATGGAAAAAGAACGCAATAAAGAACAGAGTACCATAAAAAGAGAATGGAATGCATTAAAAGATCGTACTTTATGGAGTATGGTAGATGTCGTGGATGGGAAGGTGGTTGTAAAGCCCGGATCAGGTGTTACTGTTGAGGAAGTTGAAACCCAGATGGCTATAACTCGAAATCAAGTCCGTAGCTTGTCGCAAATATGTAACGGATCTTTGAATGAAGAAAATCGGACTGCCGCATCACGCAACTGGATAGCGAGGTTCATGACCGCCCACCGAGGATGGTTGGTGCTGGCTGCTCAGCGTCTATGGAAGAGTCGTGGCTTCAATTTCCAGACAATGCAAGAAGAGGAGGGACTGTCAATTACGTTAAAGAATATGATAGCCAAAACATTTAGCTTAGCTTCCGAGTCTGGTATGAAAAACATCATAGATGCCTGGAACGAAAATAAAGACAATATGAATGAGGTAGAAAAAACCAATCTCAAACGCCTCAGTGTCTATGCCGGCACGTTCCTTATCATGCAGGCCGTATCTATGCTTCTTGCCGGATGGCGTGATGATGATGAAAACGATGAAAGTTGGCTTACTCAATTCGGATCCTACGTCGGATTCAGAACCATAAATGAAATAGCTTCACAGATGCCGTTTATTATGGAGCTTAATGTGGTAGATATCATTAACGACCCGTTTGTTATGGGACGGAAACTTAAGGATCTTACCGATCTTAGGAACTACTCACTTGATAAGGTGACGTCCGGTACATACAAAGGAGAGTCTAAGTTATTTAGGCAACTCGCCAAACAGACGTTTATCAAACAATGGTATAATATCAAGACGCCGGAAGACGTAGCGCGCGCCTGTAATTGGTGGCAGCAGACGAACAACAAGTCAATGATGTTCTTCATTGGCGCCACTCCTGATTCGGAAGGAGACGATGATGTTAGTTACAAATAGACGAAGAATATCGGACTTGCATTGTTTTTGTATGATTCCAATATGCTATATTAGCATCGTCAAAGAGTAGATTGTACGTTTTTTGTTCTTACTTGAAAGATTATGTAGGTTTAATTTTTTCTGAAATTGTTTTCTTACCGGTCCTCAGTCAGAGATGATAGAGAACCGGTTTCTTTTGTTATGAAAAAAAGGTATATAATTACCTAAGTTTCTAAGCATTAACTTCATGACCTCCCCTATCTGTGAAAACCAAACCAACACCTTCTATAACGTATCCTACTACAGGAGCTTTGTCAAATTCCTCCTTCGTGGCCCAAGTGGCATTATCAGGCATCAGATCCTTAAATGCATCCGAAACATCACCTTGGCACCAGCAGTTATTTGATACAACAATGCCTTTCCCTTCGATATTGATATACATTTTTCTTCCACCGCATCCAAGGCTGTTCCATCCGTTTGGTACGTTTTTCACCATAGGCTTAAGCACCCAGCTTACACCGTCTATCCTAACCCATCCAGGATCGTCTTTGTGCTTGTCGTACAAGTTTTGCCAAAAAGAGCATTCGTAGCACCATCCCATGTCTTCCATGACAGTTCTTATCTCACTCCTTTCAAATCCATCTGCATCCATCGTGTGCGGAGAATGAGGCTGGTGAGGGGTGCCACATTTTGGACATACGAGTTTTAAATTATTTTCCATATTATTTTACTTTCACGATCTTAATAGAATCTCCGATATTGTATTCCCCTTGGTGTCCAACGAATTTTATGATTCTATTATGTTTAAATATTGAAATTCTTTCGTCTTCAGCATAATACATCACACGTCCACCCTGTAAAGGACGTAGATCATATATAACCCATCCGTCATTAACCTGATGATTATTTGAACATGATGATAATACTAATGTCATCAATAAAATAAAATACTTCATATTATTTTCAGCATAAAAATTTGTAACCTGGTTTTACAGCTTCCGCTTCTTCTCTCGTATCAAACATTAAGGTAGTGACAGCTCCTATTCCTTCACAAACGTAAGACACTTTCACCCACCACCTAAAAACCCCAGAGCCATAATCGTCATAGTACGGCTCAGAAAGAACTTCTTCTACATACCCATCCAAATAATTCACGATTGCTCCTCCTTATTTTTAGATTCTGCCTCTTCGAGTATGCTAATTACTTTATCGACAATATCTGAATCGGACATCTTCTCAATAAAAACATCCATCGCCTTAGTTATGTCATTGGCTTCTTTTTCCTCAAGAGCTATTTCTCCACCGGTAATAGCATCAGATAATGATGTAGATAAGTGTCTTATTTTATCAATGCTCATAAACGTAAATGGATTACCACCCCAGCCACCACCCATTTCTTTCATGATCTGATATCCACCTGAAATAAGTCTGCCTGATGTCATGGCCAAGGAGGATACGATTAGGGACAGTACCGCCGCTTCCGTCCGCTCCTCGGACACGCCCTTCGACCACACGGCTGCCCTTATAGCGCCGGCCAGGTCGTTTATGTATGGCATGAGGCAATCTTCCATCGCTTGTGTTATATCAGCTATAACCTCACTACGCTCTTTATTTATGTAGTAGATAGAAGCATTGTACCTCTTTATCTCTTTGTCCATGTCATTTAAAAGACGCTTGATATTGTGCTTATACATAGGACTGGTTTTAATTACTTCCTTTAGCTTAAGAATGTAATTATAAGCCTGGTCGTTTACAAATAATGTCATGGTCTCAACCGTCGAATGAAGCGTGTTAAGACTGTTAAGAATCTTATCGAAATTGTTTATCAAATAAGCTCTTCTGGCTTTTGCTGCGTAGTTAATGTTATTAAAATTATTCATTTTATTCATTAGATTCAACCTTATATCACAAAATATTTATTCTAACCGGATTAAACACAAATCCACTATCGATTATCTTTCCAATGAAAGAATCACCGACTACTTTTCTTGCTATTCCTATAGCTCCATTAATATCAGCATTAATTAGCTTTCCAACGGAACTTTGGAATAATCCACGTTTCTTTCTTTTCCCTAAATAGGATTCTTGTTTCTTTAGAGGTTCAAAAGCAAGATGGTCAATCTTTGATGTGTAAGATTCCTCATGAGTAATTACCTCTATCCCTAAAAGATTTGCTTTGTAAACAATCTTATCAATTACCGATATTTATCTCGTTTTTCCATTCTTTGTTTAATCCAATGATGATTGTTCCTATATTGTTAGATTTACAAAAGTCTACAATGTATCTACTGATTTTATGCAATTTGTCTTCTATCCAACAATTTCTAAACAAAGTAATTTTTCTTATTCTATTTGAAGTTCCCTTATTACCAACAAAAGACATCAACTTAGCTTTCTTCTTATTGTACCACTGATTTACTGATTTCATAACCCGTCCGTTTATAATGAAAGAATTAGTTTCTACATTACTAATACATGAACATAAATTATTCAATCCTAAATCAATCGAAAGAAAATTGTCTTTGTTTAAACCAAGATCAGTTTCCTTTCTTTCATAAACTACCTCTACTACATAACATGTAGCTTGAGGGATTATTCTAACTTGTTTTAGTTCGTCTTTCTTTACATTTGTTTTGATAGGTTTGATTATATCTTTAACAAAATAAATACAATTATCACCCTTTACCCTACAATTGCAGTTGGTGAAAACAACCATGTTTTGTTTCTTACCTTGTTTGTATGATGGAAGGTGAGGTCTATGATTTCCGTATTTAGAAGGATTCTTTTCAAAATCCTTCTTGAGTTTTATCCAGGATTTTATGTTTTTAAATACCTGTTTAATCACCTGTTGGGATACATGATTAGGTAAATTCCTGAAATCGAATTGGTTTTCTTTGCAAAGTTTGTTTGATAAATCAAATTCCTTTAAATAGTTACCTGAAAAGATTCCTTGACGAATGTTGTAAAGAACATAATTATATAACAAGCCGGATTTGAAGCAAATATCCTCAAACCGGTTGGCTTTAACTATATGCCTTTCAACTAATCTCATTTGAATGATTTATATCGTAAATGTAATCGTTATTTGTAAAATAATCAAATTATTCAATCATCGCATTTAAATTTTAGATTTTCAAGTTCGTGTATTTGTAACTTAAGAGACTTAATTAAATCCGTTCTCTGTCCCTCTGCATGTTTTAAAGCCTCTTCCTTGCTTTCAAAAGCACAATCCCCTATCTGATAAGGGGTGTAACGACCAGGAGTGTCGGCTAATAAAAGACCACCACAATCTTCTATTCTGGCTTTTACCTTTCTTATTTTCCCATCTTTTAGACACATGTCTGTAACCCATACGAATTTACCATATAATTTACCATACTCTTCTGATCTCTCTTCTTGCAATTCATACCATTTAGGCTTAGGAAATCTTAATGTGAATCTAATTTCGGTATCTTTCTCTAAGACATTAATATCATACGCCTCCGGCCACAGTTCTTTTATGCTGTCTTCATCTTCAGCATACGCCACCAATACAAATGAATTACTGGATTCTGCACTACACCAATATGGATATTTTATAGGCCATTTGACTGGACGGTAATCATTGTCACAGTCATCCTTTCTAATGTGAAATCTTGCTCTGATCATATTATTCTACTTTTTTGATTTCGCTCAAATCGTCTTCATACACCAAATAAGATCCTCTTCCAGGTCTTCCTTCTTTATTAACTTCCTGGATTGTAAATATAACTGTTCCAGTACTCATGATTTGAACGCTCTTGAAGAAACCAACAAGAGGTACTTTCGAACGTTTGTAAAGAACGCTTACCTTATCTCCCTTCTTGAATCCATAAACAGAATCGAAATATTCCTTTTTAATTCTTTCAATATTACTTCTATGTTTGTTCATTGCATCAAGCTCTGTGTCTAACAGTTGAATCATTTGTTCTTTTGTCATTTCTTTTCCTCCTTATTTAATGGTATTAATCCTTTCCCGTGCTTATCATACCACAGCATAGCTATACAATTCCATGCACATTGTGCAAGATGAAAAGCTCCTGTATCTGAGTCTATTCTTTCCCCTTTCATGTATTCCATTAGGTGTCTGGCAGCCGCAGCACGATACCGTTCAAACCCATTGTCAAGGTTCTGCCATTTATTGGGTCCGTACTTCTTGGCGCCAGCATGATAGACTCTTACAATGTCTTCAATCTCCTCCATTGGAAGCAAGTCCCATCGTAGTTTGTCGTCTATGATGTCATTCTTCACCGACTTACTTTCTTTATTTTCAAAAAGAGTATTATCACTCTTAGATATATATTCAACTGGTACATCGAACTCCATACGACCTTCGTATGACAGTGTAACTTCTGTATCTCCTTTTTTGATATCCTTTTCACATGCAACCTTAAGTCCTTTTCTGGCTACTGTTACTTCACGAACATTAAGATCTCTGTTAAGAACTACATCGGTTCCTTTTTTAATAATAATATCGTCCATCTTTTATTTTGTTTTATCGTTATTTTAATTAACTATGGTTATTATATACTATTTTACACCATATATGTTATAAAACACACGGATGTTATT